TTGGACAATCAGCAACCAAGCTCCGAATAGGAGAAGGCTCATCGACTATCGAAATTAATAGTAGAGTAGGGAATCCCCGAAGCGCAAGAAATTCAAGCTTAAATAATTATGGACAAAATAAAAATAAAATAAAGGAGGTGTAGTATGGCCGCTGAAAATACTCCAATTCTATATACAGATTTATCGTCACTTATTACTCGTTTACAAAACGTTTATACTACACATGGTTTAAGTTGGGATTGGAATGTATCTGGTAGCGAAGTAGGTGTTTACCCTCTTTCCACAGAAATAACAACACTTTATAATAAATTCGTTGCTGCTCAAACAGAAGAGCATTTGGCAACTTGTGTAAAATGGACTATTGTCAATGGGGAACTAAGTTCTGGCTCCCCTTTGAAAGATGAAACTTTGAATGCGGCAGCTGCATCTCTCTTATCTATGGAAGCGAAAACGCATTATTCAAGAGTGGTTAATACTGCTGGTGCATTATATACACAGACCTCTCATTCTAATCAAACCACTTATAGCGAATCTTCTAATACAGCTGGTACTTCTTATTCAAATACCAGTAATGGTCGTAATTGCACTCAAAACTCTTCAAGAAATGCTCAAAGTGGCAATAGTTCTAAATGCGGTTGCCATGTTGTATATAGTAGTGATTGTAGCCAATCCACCAATAGTGCAACAACCACGTATTCGGAAACTTCATATAAAGCCGGCACAACTTATAGTCAAACAACAAATTCAAATGAAACCACTTATACATTTTCAGAATAAAAAGGTGAATAAATGAATATTGATATAAATCAAGAGCCTATTGAAATTTTATTTAATATTAATAATATATTAAAACAAAATCAACTAGGGGAAGAAGAAAAACAGCAATTATCTGATATTTGTGACATTCTATTGGAAAAAATAATTACTCGTCAAGGAAAATATCAAGTTATTCCTGTTGTAAATGATAATAATTATGATAGTGGCTATTTTGTTTCTTCATTAGATTATCTTACAAAGCCATATCAAATACATGAACATAAATACATTGATAATGGCAATTTAAAATTGACTGAAGTATATTATACTGGCGCAAATGGTTTAAAATATCGAAAAGTTGCTTTTCCTGAAGTTTATAGAGACCCTGGTTTTTTATTGAATAATTCTTTGCTTGCCGAAAGACAAAAAAATATGGCATATCTTGCAAATAAACGTAATAAGGAGAATAAGAACATATGAAAATTGGTATTTCATGTGATACAAATAATCAAACCTATGATATTCCTGATTTTTGGAATATTGAATTTGGTGATAAAGAAGCTTTAGCCGAAACCCGTTTTTCATCTATTGGTCAAATTACTAATGCAAATCCTGCTGATCCAACACTTAAAAATATGAGCTTAAATTTTAAAGATTTAAATTCATTGGTGATTACCATTTATAATGATGATGGTGTTGCAATATATACTCAGATTTGTAATCGTTTAATTTATGCTATTCGTCGCGTAAATACAGAAAATAATTTTATAGAAAGTTTGTACTTCGTATCGTGAATGAATCTTTAATTAGTTTTACTTTATTTGGTCAAAAAATTGATATTTTAGAAAATATGGTAAAACAATGGGATTTAATTAATAGTGACGATGGTGTAGTTTTAACTCTTTTTAATTGTAAATTAACAGAATATCCGCATGAAATTTTTAATGTTATTCTTAAAGGTGTGGATTATTCTAATATTCCCGCTTCAATTAATCCAATAGGTAATGATACATAGATTATAATTTTAAGGAAACATTTTTAATATGGTAAAAGATAGAAGCACTGTAATTTTTTATCCTGCAACGGTTTGTAATTTAAACTGCCGCTATTGTAGTATAGATAAAAATCCTGCGCTTATTCAAATTGATAAAATATTAGAAGAATCATTTAAAGGTGATTATTACATTAATTTCACTAAAGAAATTTTTCCCGACCCTAATCAGCTTACTCGTGTTGAAACTTGGGGCGGTGAGCCCACATTAGGTTGGCATAGAATGCATAATTTAATGCATCAAATCATTGAAAATTATCCTAATTTTTATGAATTTTTTTCTTCGTCTAATATGGTGCAACCGCATTTTCTCACAGAACTCCAAGGTATGCTAAATATATTTAAAGAGTATCCTGAAAGAAAATTCACCTTTTATTTACAAATGTCTCTTGACGGCACTGAAAAAATTACTGATGAAAACCGCGGGAAAGGCGTTACTAAAAAACTGCGAGAAGTTTTTAAAAATATGGTTTCTATTTTACATCAAATAATACCTGAAAATGTAAAATTTGAATGTTTCTTTAAGCCAACTTTAGATATAGATAATATAAAAGAATTGCAAACTAAAGAAGCAATACTTAATTATTATCTTTTTTTTGAAGAATTTTATGATATTTTTTATGAATTAAATCAAAGTAAAAACGCAAAAATTCTTGTCACTTTGCCCAATACCGCAACTCCTGAGCAGAATACAACTGAAGACGGGAAAATTTTTGCTAATATGTGCCGCCTTTGTAAAGAGATTGAAAAAGAAGGCAATCATTTTAAATATTTTACAGATATTACTCCTTATAATGCTAATAGTGTTGTTTCTGTAAACAATGTGGGTTGTGATGGTTTTACTTGCGGGACTTGTAAACAAGTTATTGGCTTATTGCCTAATAATAAAATTTCGGGTTGCCATGCAGCTTTTGTAGATATGTTAGATGATTATAAGAAAAATATTGAAATAAATTCTTATGCTAATAAAGTTCTTGATGAAAAAGTTTTTGATAGTAATTTGCGCAGTTTCTTTTATTTTGATAAAAGTGAATTATCCAAAAGAGAAGAACAGATAGAATATTATTATAAAGAGAATACTACTGCGCGAGTTATTACTGTAAAGACTTTAATTCAGACTTTGGCGTATGCGGGGCAAGTAGATTTTAAATTTACCGATGACACTTTGGCTTTGCAAGCGGCAGATCTAATTTATCGAAATGCCAGTAATTGTATGAATGATAATCGTAATGCTACTGGTTCCTTAACTACGCCTTCAGTGAGCTTACTGAGACTTTTATTAAATGGGGCTTACGATTATATTTCTATAAAAGGATAAAAAATATGAAAACTTGTTATATTATTGATGGAGAAAAAGAACATCCTCATGAAAATATTCCAGAAAAATGTTTACAAACAATTGAGGATTCTAAAATAGTATTTTTTTATATAAAAAATGATAATAAAAGAAGTATTATTAATATTATGCGAGAAGAAGTATATGGGATTCATGACTTTATATTAATAATAGATGATATTCCTTATAATATTGACCATACTGTATATAATACTATAATTAAAAATGAAAATAATGCCGTTTATGAATTTTTAACATTTTATCGTAAAGAGGAGCAAGTTTAATACATGTCTTTTAAAAGTGAAAATAATGAACTCTTAAAATTTATTCTTGATACAGCTTTTTTCTCTGGATGGAGTGATAAAAATTGTTCATCAGATTTAAATGGCGGCTCTCGTGTTAGTTCTTTAGAATTATATGTAACTTCTGAGTGTAACCAAAAATGTGAATATTGCTATTTAAATCGATATGGCGACAAACTTTACCCTGCCGAATTACGCAATGAAAAAACTATTCTTAATAATCTTGATATATTATTAAAATATGCTGTAAAAAATTGGCCATATTTAAAACATATCGATATATTTAGTGGAGAAATTGTAGGCACTCAGATATTTTTTAATGTATTAGATATAATTAAAAAGTATAAAGAACAAGGATTAAATGAATTAGAAGAAATTATTGTTCCCACTAATTTTTCTTTCATTCATAGCCAAGAAATGACTGAAAAAGTGCAAAATTATATTGATGATTTTAATAAAAATTATAATATGCGATTAGTGCTAAGTGCATCTATCGACGGTTATATTATTGAAGATTTTTCTCGTCCTCAAAAAATATACCATAAACGAGATATGGATTTTTATCATAAATCATTTCAATTTATGAAAAAAAATGGATTTTGCGCTCATCCTATGATTGCCGCTTGTTCAATTGATAAATGGATTGAAAATTATAAGTGGTTTATTGATATGTGTGAGCAATATGATTTTAATGTATTGCAGCAAGTAATGACATTAGAAGTTAGAAATGATGATTGGACTGATGAAGCGATTTCGCATTATCAAGAATTTTTAAAGTTTTATTGTGATTATCATTTTGAACATCGATATGATAGCAATCCTAGAAAATTTGCAAAAATGTCTTTAGGCTTAAACGAAGAACGAAATGGATATACCAATTTTCTGCTTTTGGATGCAACTCAATTTCCCACTTGTAGTGTAGCCTATCAACTTACAGTAAGATTGGGAGATCTTTCTATTGCTCCTTGTCATCGTACTGCATATCCTGAATTTTTGTATGGGAAGTTTATCGTAGAAAATAATGAAATAATTGATATAGAAGCCAATAATCCAGTAATAGCAACTAAAATTTTACTTTCTAATCAAAGAAAAACTCATCATGGTTGCGATACTTGTTGGAATGTTAATAGTTGTATTAGAGGATGTTTTGGCGCTCAATATGAATATGGCGATGAGCTTTTCATGCCTTTACATTCAGTTTGTAAAATGTTTAAAGCTAAAACTCGTTGTTTAATACAGTGGTATAAAAACCATGGAATCATAGACGCTATAAAGCAAATTGCCCAAGAAGAGAAACAATCTCAAATAGAAATCCAAAAGTTTCTTGAAGTGTTTGAAGAAATTGATAAACGTTCACAAATAGAAGAATAAATAATATTTTTGTCCATATATTATTTAAGCTTGAATTAAGATATAGTCAGACTTGTGATGAAAGTCGCAAGAGTAATCGTTTATCCAGGTACTAGAGATGAAAAATTATTGGATTCTCAAATTGGTAATTTATTAAGTAGTAAATTAGGCAGTAAATTTGAAGTTGAAGAATTAATTGCTGAAGAAAGATTAGTTCTTTTGCCTCTTTCTGATATAAGAGGTTATGATACTAGCGGAATGCACGCGGGCATTTACATTTCAGAAGCTCAAAACTTAGATACTGAATTAATGAAACTTACACTTCAACGTATAGGTGAAGATAGTATTTGTATCATTGATGGCGATTATAATGCACAAGTAGATATGATAGAATATGCTGGTGCTAATAATGGTATGAAACGAGTTTCTAAATTATTTAAAGGACAAGATTTTTATGGAGAAATTGCACTCCAAAATATCTATCGTTCTAAAATTGCATTAATTGCTCAAAATTTATAATAAATAAAAGGGTAAGGAAAATTTTTCCTTACCCTTTTTTATAAAGGAGAATAATTATAATGAATTTCACAAGAATTTTAAAAATGGGTATGTCAGGCAACGACGTACTTTATATAAAAAAGAAATTATTTGATTTAGGTTATTTCGCAAAAAATGTTAAAAAAATAACAAGTAAAGCTTTTCGTAAAGACACTTATAATGCAGTAATATTTTTTCAAGGCCGCAATCAAGATAAATATGGCAGAGATTTAGAGGCTGATGGAATTATTGGCCAATTAACTTGGGATGCCATTGAAAAAGTACATGCACAAGAAATAACAGTAAAACCTGATAAACCAATAGATAATGAAATATTAAAGAAAATTGATTCTTATACACATATTTCAAAAGTTAAACGTGAAAAAATTAAAGCTGATCTGCGCGGCGTAAGTGAATTGCGCCAATAGATTTGTATAGAAATATTAAATTATGCGTATGATCAAGATGTACCCGGAAATGTCCGCGCACTTTACATGATTGGTGCTAATTTATATAATAAAGATTTAAAACTCAACATTCCAACAGAGTCTGATATAAAAAGGTAGGCAAAATCGCGCCCAACATATTATAATGGTGGACGTATGGAATGGATGATTGAACAAGTGCGACGCAATCCTAATATACCTTCTTCCGATTGTTCAGGCATGGAAGTGGGCTATATGCGTAAACATGGTTTAGTTTCTAATTCTTTTGATACTACTGCAAATAATCTCTGTTTAAAATCAGCTTATTCCACAAATATCACTCGCGCGCAACTATAGCCGGGCGATTGGGTCGGTAAAAATGGGCATATTGGGACCTATGTTGGTGGTGGTTATGTTGTAGAATTTTATGGTGGAGCTTTTGGATGCCAATTAACCAATGTAGATAATCGCATTGGTTGGAATTTTGTGACCAAAAAGAAAGAGCGCGGTGGGGTCTGGACTAGGTTCCGTCGTCCTAAAACATATTGATTATGAAACAAAAAAAGAAAAACACTGAGTTTTCAAAAAAACTTTTAATCCAAGAGTCCATATTAATATGGATCACCACCTTAACATTTTTAGTTCTCGCAGTTTTTTGTATTTTTCGCGATTATATTGGAGAATTACCTTGGCTCACCGCAATGATTGCTTTTCCTTGGGCGGCTTATGGCGTCAGCCAAGCTTGGTATTATAAGAAGAGTTTGGGTGAAAACACCAAAGATGGTATTACTTATGAGAGTATGCTCCAGGAGTGGAAAGATAAATAGGTGCGCGGTAAAGCAGAATTTGATGAGAGCGCAGAAGAGTCTGATGAATAATTGAACAATTTTGGCCAAGAACGTTTTTGTTCTTGGCTTTATTTTATTATATTTTTGCGGGAAAATCAACTGCAGGCGCTTCAAATCAGAATCACCATTTGCAAATATGAATAGAATATTATATAATATATATTAATATATATAATAATAATTATATTTTATATATAATTTGGTCAAAGAAAAATTAGTAGAGTTATAGAGAAAGTTATGAATATATATGAAAATTGACAATAAGAATAAAATTTGTTATAATTATTATAGAAAATAAAATAGAAAGGGAAATATATAAATGTCTAATATGGATTATGGCATAAAAGATGTTAAAACCCTTGAAGGCATAGAAGCTATTCGATTAAGAAGTGGTATGTATATTGGTAGTGTTGGACCGGAAGGCGTAAGACATATCACTCTTGAAATAATTTCTAATGCCATTGATGAATATCTTGCAGGAGCATGTTCAATTTGTAAAATTACTGTTTCTAATGATAATATTGTTACAGTAGAAGATAATGGACGTGGCATTCCCTTTGGTAAAGCTGAAGATGGTTCGGAAGTATTAGTAAATATTTTTACTAAACTTCATACTGGTGCAAAGTTTGATGCATCAGGTAAAACAGGCTATAATACTTCAGGCGGTCTTAATGGTGTGGGTGCTAAAGCAACGAACGCACTTAGCTCAATGTTTCAAGTGACCTCAGTTAGAGGCGGACGCCAAGCTCAAGCCACCTTTAAACAAGGAATACTTAAAAGTTATAAAGAATCTAATTATAAAAATAAATCAGATCATTTTACTATAATTAAGTTTAAGCCCGATGAAGAAATATTCAGAGAGGGGATAGAACTTGATTATAATCTTTTGAAAAAACAGCTTCAGGAATTGGCTTATTTGTCTCCTGGGTTGGTTTTTGAGTTTCAATATAAAGACAAAGAAAATGAGATAATAACTTCTCAAAAAGGCATTCTTGATTATATTGAAGCTTTGAATAAGAATAAAGAAGCTTTGACTTCGGTTTTTTATACTGAGACTATTGAAGATAGAATTGGCGTAAAGATTGCAATGTTGTATAATAATACTTATGCAGATACTTACAAACTTTATACTAATTCAATTCCTAATAGTGGCGGCACACATCTTACTGGCTTTAGAACAGCACTTACTCAGTCGATTAATGATTATGCTCGCTCCAACAATATTTTAAAAGAAAAAGACAGTAATATAACTGGTGATGAGTTAAAGGAAGGATTGGTTTTAGTTCTTTCTTTTATTATGCCAGATCCAGTATTCTCAGGACAGACAAAGGATGTGCTTAGTTCAACAGAAGCCCGCACGATTGTTCAACGCCTTGTAACAAAAGATTTGCGGACTTGGCTTGATAGTCACCCCAAGGATGCAAAGGCCATTATTGATAAGGCACTTTTGGCTCGTAAAGCCAGAGAAAATGCGAAAAAAGCTAAAGACGCAGCACGAAACATTGAAGGAAAAAAGAAAGGAAAAACTTTCTTAAACTTGCCTACTAAACTTGTTGACTGTTGGAGTAAAAGTCGCGCGGAATGTGAACTCTTTGTTGCAGAAGGTGATAGTGCTGCAAGTGGATTGGTTGGAGCAAGAAATGCTGAGTTCCAGGCCATATTCCCAATACGAGGTAAAATTATCAGCGCAAGAAAATGTACTTCTGAAAAGCTCTTGGCAAATCAGGAAGTTGTGAATATAATTAAAGCGTTGGGTTTAGATTTTGATGCAAAAAAAACTAAAATGATCTATGATAAGCGTAAGCTTAGGTATGGTAAGATCATGATGGCTGCGGATGCAGATCCTGATGGTGAGGCTATCAAGAATCTTCTACTTACGCTGTTCTGGGAGCTTTGCCCTGAACTTGTTATAAATGGTCATATATATGCAACAGTTCCTCCTCTTTTTAGAGTTACAACTAAAAAGAATGAATATATATATCTTCGAGATAACAACGAGTTAGAAGAATATAAAAAGAAACATGCAAATGAAAAATATTTGATTAATCGAAATAAAGGGTAAGAGATAGTCTGGCCCTTAACTACTTTTCCTAAGACCATGGGGGTTGCGAGTTTTGCTCGCAGCTAACGAGGGAGTCTAAATCTTAAAAGTTTTGGTGAACTTTGGTTAATTCATAAAATTTAATTTTTATATATAATAACAAAAGTTTTAAGACATGATAATCTCGTGGGAAAGGAAATATAATGAGCATAGGAATTTATAAATATTAGAATAAACTTAATAATAATATTTATATTGGTTAGAGTAGTAATATTGAAAAGCGATATTCATAGCATCTCTATGATTCTACTTATCGTCCAGAAAAAGGTACTGGGGTAGATATTGCTATTCATAAATATGGAATTGAAAATTTTACTTTTGAAATTATTGAAGAATGTTCTTTAGATGTTATCAATGAACGAGAAAAATATTGGATAAATTATTACGATTCATATAACAATGGCTATAACAGAACTATTGGAGGAGACTCTTTAAAAGGGGAAAATCATCCGCGGGCCATTTTAACTGAACAAGAAGTATGGCTATTGCGTGAAGCTTATGGACAAGGTTTATAGAGAAATAAAGCTTTTAAACCTTTTTTGGAGCGAGGAATTTCTGAACGATGCCTTATAAAAGTTTGGAATTGTGAAACTTGGCCTAATGTTCATACTGACGTCTATACTAAAGAAAATAAAATATTGCACAAAAAACAAGTTGGACATAGTGAAGATTAGGTTGGATTATCTTCATATGATAGAGCTATTAAACAAGAAGAAATTAATGCTTGGCTAAATGATTATAATCAAGGCATGACAATTAATGCGCTTTCAAAAAAATATAATCGTGATAATGGAACAATAGAAAAATATATTGCTAATCCATAGGCAATTACAAAAGTAAAATATAAAGGCAGAACAATAAAAAATATTGAAACAGGGAAAATATTTAAATCTATTAGTTCTGCTGCCAAATGGGCACAGTGTGGAGCAACAACATTAACGCGACATTTAGCTGGAGATAAAGTTGCTGGAATAGTGCCTGAATTATTAATTCCTGCTCATTGGGAAGAAATTTTCTAATCCTGTATCGACTATTCCCTTTGTAGGGAAGTACTGGTGTTATTGGTACACACTGGGAAACGGTAGTTTGCATTTTAATGCAAAAGAAATAGTCAGTACCATTAGAAATAATGGATTATACGTAGGTGAACAAGATTCGCATGAGTTGGGTGAATGTCTGCTTGAACCTGCAACCCGCAATGTTCAACAGATAACAGTAGAAGACGCTATTGAAACTGAAAAACTTTTTGAAGTTTTTATGGGGCCAAGCACCCAGCCGCGCAAAGAATATATATTAAAATATAGTGAGGAAGCAAACGATGTCTATTGATATTACAAAAGAGTTACATCAAAATTTTATAGATTTTGCATATGAAGCAAATAGTCAACGAGCTTTCCCCGATGCGCGAGATGGCTTAAAACCAGGACAACGGGCGTGTCTTTGGGAATTTTATTCTAAAGGCTATTCTTCGACAAAACCTCACGTAAAAAGTGCTAAAGTTGCTGGGGGTGTAATAGCTGACTGGTGGCCGCACGGAGACCAGGCTATATACGACACATTTGTAAGAATGAGTCAGTCGTGGATTAATAACATTCCAGAAGTAGATTTTCATGGATCAAATGGTAATCAAGTCATTGGCCCTGAAGCTGCTTCTTCACGATACACAGAGGCTAGACTTAATGCCGCAATTGAGCAAGGCATGTTTGAGGGCATTAAAAAGAAGAATGTCCCCATGATACTCAACTTTTCAGAAGATAAAGAATGGCCTGAAGTGCTTCCCGCAGTATTGCCCCGACTGTTAATTAATGGCTCTCAAGGTATTGGAGTGGCAGTAGCTAATCATTGGTCATTATTTAATCTTAAAGAAACCGCTGAACTTATTAATAAATATGTTTCTTCTGGAATATTGGATACTGAAAATTATTATCCTGATTATCCAACAGGTGGAATAATAATTAATAAGAAAGAAATTTCAGCAATTTACTCAACTGGCAAAGGTAAAGTTATTATTCGCGCAAAAACTGAAATTAAAGATAATAATATTTTTGTTTCAGAACTTCCTTATCAAACCTATGTTGAACCTTTGATTACAAAAATTAAAGAGCTGGTTGAAAAAGAAGAAATAACTGGTATAGAAGATATTATTAATAAGAGTGATAAAAAACATTTGCTTATAGAAATACAATGTTCTAAAGCGCCTTTAACGGTTTTGAATAAACTTTTTGCAGCAACTGATTTACAAAAAAGTTTTAGTATTAATCAATGCGCTCTTGTAAGTAAAACACCTAAGCTTTTGAATCTTAAACAATATCTTGATTTATATATAGAACATAATCTGCTTTGTATAAAACGAGAGAATGAATTTGAAATCGCAAAAGCTAAAGAACGCAAAGAAATTGTCGAAGGCCTTGTCAAAGCACTTGAAGATATAGATAACATAATTGCACTTATTAAGAAATCTGATAGTAGCACCGATGTACAAAGTAAACTTGAACAAAAATATCAGTTCACGCCTAATCAAAGTAAAGCCATTGTTTCTATGCGTCTTGGCACTCTTGCACGACTTGAAGCAATAGAGCTTAATCAAGAACTTAAAAATTTAATTAGTAATATTGAAAAATATGAAAATATTATTCAAAATACTAATGAACAAAAAACAATTTTTTTAACTCGACTTCAAAAATTAGCTGATAAATTTGGCTCTCCAAGAAAAACTAAAGTTGAACAAATAGAAACTCCAGTAGAAGAAAAAGAAATAGCTTATGTTGAACCAGAAAAATGTGTTGTTGTAATGACTGAAGCTGGAACTATTAAGCGCATTCCTACATCTTCTTTTAAAGCGCAACGCCGCAATGGTAAAGGCATAAAAACACAAGCTGAAATAACTAGCGCAGTAATTAGAACTAATACAATTGATTCTCTTATGATTTTTACTAACCAAGGCAGAATGTATCGTTTGTTGGTAAATGATATTCCAGTAGGGACAAATACCTCAGCAGGACAAGCTATAAAATCTCTTGTAGCAATGGAACCGAATGAAGAGCCTGCAACAATGTATTCAATTTATCGCGATACTGAAGCTAAATATGTTTTCTTTACAACTAAAAATGGTACAGTAAAGAAAACTGAATTGGATGAGTATATAAAAACAAAGAAGAAAAGTGGTATTGGTGCAATTAGTTTGCGCGAAGGCGATGAATTAGTATCTGTAACCTTGATTAAGGATGAACCAATTAGTCTTATTACTGCTAATGGATATATGCTTAATTTTAAATCTAAAGAAGTTGCTCCCACATCTCGAATGACCATTGGCGTTAAAGGTATTAATTTGTCGGCAGGAGATTATGTCATTGCAGGAATGGCGATTCGCGATATAAATGATAATATTGCGGTATTTGCTGAACATGGAGTTGGCAAACGTATGCCTAAAGAGGTCATAATTCTTGGTACACGTGGAACTAAAGGGTTAATTTGTTATAAACCCACCGTCTCTTCAGGAAGATTGGTTGCCGCAGCACTTATTTCTGATGAAGATAATGTATTAATTATAGGAGATAAAACTTCAATATGTATTGCAGGAAATGAGATTCCTATTGTAAGTAAAACTTCTATCGGCAATATATTAATCAAAGGAAAAATAATATCAGTTACAAAAGTATAAAATATTGCTTTTGTGTGAAAAATATTATATAATATTATTGTAATAAAAAAGAGGGGGCTGAAAATATAAAAAATGCAAGATTTAATTAATCGATTAAATGAAGCTACTAAAGCTTATGATAAAGGCCATCCTATTATGTCTGATGTAGAATGGGATGAACTATATTTTCAACTTCAAAAAATGGAAAATGAGTCAGGTATAATTTTACCTGACTCACCTACTCATTCTATATATTATCAAAATATAACTCCTCTTAAAAAAGTAACTCATAATCATCCTATGCTTTCTTTGGAAAAAACTAAAAGCACGGATGAAATAATAAAATTTTGTGGTAAAAAAGATATGTTAATAATGAATAAGTTAGATGGGTTAACTTGTTCATTAAGGTATCTTAATGGTAGGCTTGTTTCCGCAGAAACAAGAGGCAATGGATTGGTTGGAGAAGATATTCTTCATAATGCTTTAGTTATCTCGTCAATTCCAAAATCTATAAATTATACAGAAGAGCTTATCGTTGATGGAGAAATCATTATTAAGTATGATGATTTTGTGAATTTTCAAGACGACTATAAAAATCCACGAAATTTTGCCGCAGGTAGTATTAGGTTACTTGATAGTCAAGAATGCGCAAAACGCAAATTGACTTTTATCGTTTGGGAAGTTATAAAAGGTTTCGAAGATATTAATAGCTTATCTAAAAGATTAGTAGCTGTTAAAAATTTAGGTTTTACAATTGTTCCTAATGTATTAATGGCTGGCGAACTTAATATGTATGATGAGTGTTCTGCTTTATTACAGAAAATGGCAAAAGCCAAATCATATCCAACAGATGGATTAGTATTCAAGTTTGATGATATATCTTATGGGCGATCTTTAGGCTTTACGGCGCATCATAATAATAATGCAATGGCATTTAAATTTTATGATGATGTTTATCCTACTACTTTAATCGATATAGACTGGACAATGGGGCGATCGGGCCAACTTACACCGGTTGCAGTATTTGAACCTGTGGAAATTGAAGGAACTGAGGTTACACGCGCAAGTCTTCATAATCTTAGCGTAATGATTGATACTTTAGGTGGAGCATGGAGAGGTAGGCCTATACAAGTTTATAAGGCAAATCTAATTATACCCCAAATTATAAAAGACAATTTAAATATTAAGAAGCCTGCCGAAATTCCTTTTATTGAATTACCAACTATTTGCCCCATTTGCGGCGAGTTACTTAAAAATACTGGCGATAATTTGATTTGTGAAAATCCTAATTGTGAGGGCCAGTTAATTAATAGACTTGATCATTTTTGTGGCAAAAAAGGCTTAGATATAAAAGGTCTATCAAAGGCAACTCTGGATAAATTGCTTAATTGGAATTGGGTTAATTCATTTGTAGATATTTTTAATTTAAAGGAACATCGGAATGAATGGATAAAAAAGCCTGGATTTGGTGAAAAATCCGTTGATAATATACTTGCCGCAATAGATCAAGCAAAAACTACTTCTTTGGAAAAGTTTATTGCTGCTATTGGAATACCTCTTATTGGACACACTGTATCAAAAGAATTAGTTAAGTATATAGAGTCATATTCTGATTTTAGAAATAAAGTACAGAGTCATTTTGATTTTTCTGTAATTAATGGATTTGCAGAAAATAAAACTGCTAATTTATTAAATTTCGATTACGAAGAAGCTGATAAAGTTGCTGCTTTATTGATTTTTAGTAATCAAGAAGTTCAAAAAGAAAATAATGATTTATTAAAAGATATGGTAATAGTTATTACTGGTTCTTTAGAGACTTTTAAAAACCGCAATGAGCTTCAACAAATTATTGAAGAACATGGTGGTAAAGTAACTGGAAGTATCAGTAAAAAAACTTCCATATTAATTAATAATGATATAAATTCTACATCAAGTAAAAATAATACTGCAAAGAAACTTGGAGTTCCTATTTTAACGGAAAAAGAATTTATTGAAAAATATTTGAATTTTTGAAAAAAATAAGATATAATTATACTTGTAAAAATTAAGGAAAAAGAATTTAATGAAGCGAAAAGAACTCAAGAATTTTGCTAAACAAATTGTTGAAGCGGAAAAAATTATTGAGGCTAATGAAGATAAATAGAAAGTTTATCAAGCATAGCAAAAAGTAATGGATATTACTAATCGCCTTGACTCTTTAGACGATATATTACTTCTTGATGAATTGGTTCAAGAAATAATGAATAAAAATTCTTGACAAATCAAAATTTTTTTGATATAATTATTACACAAGCTAAAAAGTGCTTAACAAAAAATAAAAAATAAAACTTATATATTTAGGAGATTTTAATTATTATGGCAATGAAAGAGAACAGCATCAAGGTTCTTAATTATCTTAAGAGTATAAATGGTCAGAATGTAACTTCTGCTGATGTAGCTGAGGCTCTCGGCTTTGAGAAGCGTTCTGTTGATGGTATTTTTACCAGCGCTATACAGCGCAAGGGTCTGGGCGTTCGCACTCCTGCTGAAGTTGAGCTTGAAGACGGCACACATAAGAGTGTGAAGTTTCTTAGTCTGACTGCAGCGGGCATGGCTTTTGATCCCACTGCGGAAGATGCTGAGTAATTAGTAATATAAATAAAAAGGGGTAATTTTTACCCCTTTTTCTTTTATATGCCTTTTTTATTTTGTATATTAGGACTATTTCTTGGCGGTTTAATTATTTACCTTATACTGTCACCAAAAGTTCAAAAGACTTAGCAGTATAATTCAGATATTGAAAAACTAAATAATAGCTTATCAACTAAGAAATAGGATTTAGAAAATAATATAAAAGAGCTTCAGATTGGCGTATCTTCACTCCAAACAAAGAAAAAAGAAATTGAATCAAGCATTTCTTCTTTGGAGCAACAAGCTACTCAATCTGGAGAAGTATTTTTAAAACAACAATTACAACTTGCGAAAGAAAAATTAGATAATACTACTCGAATTTTAGAAAAAGCTTATCAAGATGCTGAAGAAGAGTACAAAGAAGAATATTTAGAAACTTTAAAGAATTATTCTAAAGAATTTTTAAATCTTGAAGAAAGCAATCAAAAAAAGCTTTTAGAGTTACAGACTCAAGTTGCAGAATATCAGGCTAAGGCGACTGCAGCTGCTGAGGCCGCAAAGCGCGAAGAAGAGAAACGATTAAATATAGATTTTTATCGTTGTATGCTTACTCCAGTAGACATAGAAGAAATTGCGGCAATACGTTCAGTAGCGCATTTATTGCGCGACCCCGAACCTATTAATAAAGTGATTTGGAAAGTTTATTATGAAAAACCTTATACTGATTTAATAGGGCGAGTAATTGGCTCAGGTGTTCATTGCGGCATTTATAAAATTACTAATATTGAAAATCAGAAGTGTTATATCGGCCAAGCGGCTAACCTAGCCGATCGATGGCGTTAGCACATTAAACGCGGCATAGGGGCTGAGCCCGCCACGCGCAATAAGCTGTACCCCGCAATGCAAGAAATTGGAGTAGAAAATTTTACTTTTGAAGTAATAGAAGAGTGTGATCGTTCGCTTTTGGACGAACGAGAAGATTATTGGCAAGATTTTTATAAAGCAAAAGAATTTGGATATAGTATAAAATAATATGAAATTTGAAAATATACATGTATATAATTTCCGAGACGCTTTACGCGGAATGAGAAACCCTAAGAATTCATGGGATAGAAGTGACAGCGAATGGGGTATATGTTATGATAGCGGACGTGATTGCATTTTAGATAAAATGATTAAATTATATCACGCTCCCGAACTTCTTTTAGCTAATCAAGAAGTTATTAATCAATGGCGAAAAGATTATGCCCATGATGTTTTTATTGATAAGAATGAAATAAACGGAGCATATCTTTATCAAATCATTGGTCCTAATGATATGAAATTAGCACAAACTCTTATACAAGCTGGTCCTGAACATCGTAAATTTTTGAGGCAAATAATGGTATCGGTTGACATTACAGCGCCATTATACTGGCTAAAAGAATTTGATACTTATCGTGTAGGCGTTACTGCAAATTCAACTTCAACAATGCACAAGCTTACAAGTAAGCCTATTACTTTAGATTGTTTTGAGATTGATGATTATAATTCCGAAGTAATGAATGAAATTGAAACTGGTTTGAATGAGTCTGCAACAAAGACTATTATTGATATTTGTGAATCATTGCGCCAAAAATATCTTGAGACAAAAGATAAGAGGTATTGGAAAGAGCTTGTACGTTGGTTGCCAGAGGGTTGGTTGCAAACGCGCACTGTCACTATGTCTTATGAAAATTTGATAAATATTTATCATCAAAGAAAAAATCATAAACTTAATGAATGGTCTGGCGCCGACGATCCTAATAATGATAATTTTATACAGTTTATACGTCAATTGCCTTATGCTTCTGACTTAATTCTTTTGGAGAGTTGATTTTTTTATTAAAATAAAGTATAATATATATATCAAATGTGAAAAGGAAAAATAAAAATGTCTAAAAAGAGTGAATTTCTAAAATTTTTAAATGAACTATTGGTAACTGCTCCAGAAGAAACAATAAATAAAATGAGTGATGATGTAAAAAATTATATTGAGTTTTTGACTAAAGAAAACGATATTGAAAAACCTCTTTTCACAGAAAATGGAAAAAAGATTCTTGTTTATATGCGAGAAAATCAAAACGTACCTCTTATGAAGGCGCGCGATATTGCGGAAGGTATGGAAATTTCTTCTAAAACAGTGTCGGGCGCAATTCGTAAGTTGGTTAGCGATGGATATGTAGAAAAGGTAGGCCAAGACCCTACAGTTTATACTTTGACAGAAAATGGAAAGAATATTGAAATAGGAGAATAAAAACTAAATTATGGCTAAGAAAATGACTAATGTATCACATATTGAGGGCTACCTTTATCAGCATGATCTTGCACTCAAGACTGTCGCTAATAAGGAATCAAAGAATTATGGTACAGAATTTATTTCTGGTACAATAGATATAGCTACAAATGATGCAATGACTAATATAGTCCAGATTCATTTTACCTTTGTAACTCCTACTACTTCTACTGGTAAGTCTAATGCCACTTATAATATGTTGAAAAATATTTTGGATGGTAAGATTGGTACTTATATGCAGGATGGTAAAGATGGCGCTGGTAAGCTGAGTGTGGATTCTGCTATTGCGCTTAATGAGTTCTATACTGATAGAAATGGTAAAGAAGAGCTTGTTAGCGTAAAGCGCAATGAAGGCGGTTTTGTTCATAATGCTGATTTTCTGAATGATAATGAGGAAAAGCGTGCAACTTTCAGAGAGGATATGGTAATTACTAATGTTACTCATGTTGATCCTGACGAAGAGCGCCAGATTCCTGAGCATTGTCTTGTAAAGGGTTACATATTTAACTTTAGGAACTCTATTATGCCCGTTGAGTTTACTTGTAAGCATCCGGAGGGTATAAAGTATTTTGAGGGACTTGATCTTCCTATGTTTACTCTGGTGGAAGGCAAGCAAGTATCTGAGGTTATAGTGCGCACCATAGTTGAGCAGAGTGCCTTTGGTGAAGATAGTGTGCGTGAGGTTAGGTCTTCTCGTAAGGGTTTTGAAATAACTCGTGCAAATCCTCAGCCTTATGATTGGGATAGTGAGGAAACTGTTACTGTTGCTGAAATTAAGGAGTTTTTGGCTCAGCGTGAAACTGACCTTGCAACCATGAAGCGTCGTAGTGATGAATGGAAGGCTCAGCAGAATGCCAATAAAGCTCCTGTAACTAATAATGGTGGATTTAATTTCTAATAAGGAGATAAAATAATTATGGGACTGAAAGATATTAAGCCGCATCAGGTTAGTCGAAACTTGAAGGGATATTCTGTATTCTTTTATGGAGAGAAGTAAAAAGGCTCTCCCTATATAGTAATATATAGTAAAAAACTCTTGGAAAAACAGGAAGGCTGTAAAATGCTAACCCGAGCGGAAGTTATTGAGTAACGTTGATAACACGCGCAACGCATAGGTTTGAAACTTAATCTTAATTAAGAATATAAATTTAACCCACGAGCCAAGGGCGCCTATCTTGTTAAAGATAGGATGAAGAGATATGCTGAACCAGATTGGAATTGACTAATCAATATTTAAAGATTATACCACGTCTTTAGAGAATGAAGGAAACTTCTGGAATTAAAGGATAAAAAGCCTTTAAGATAACAAATATGCCAAAAAGTGGTAAAACAACTATTGCAACCCGCTTCCCGCGGGCATTGCTTCTAGCCTTTGAAAAAGGATATAATGCACTCCCTGGGGTCATGGCTCAGCCCATAAATAGCTGGGGTGACTTCAAGAAAGCTCTCACAGAGTTGAGAGACCCGGACGTACAGTCCATGTTCGAGACCGTGATTCTCGACACCGCGGACATCGCATACAGCTACTGCGAGAAGTACATCTGCAGTCGTGAAAGCGATCAGAAGAATACTTACGAAACTGTTGCTGATATACCTTACGGTAAAATCTTTGCCGCTTATTAATGGTAACATTAATCAGAAAATCGTAGTAAAAAACTGGAACTCTGAAATGGGAATCAGAGCGGAAGGTCAGGTTTAAAAGCCTTACCACGCACAACGCATAGAAAAATTAAACATTAGAGGAGGATTGCCTCGGCATGGGGAAATCAATAAAATTAACATTAGAGCAGGAACAACAGATAATTTATAATTATACTGTTTTAAAACAGGGCCAAAAAAAAGCGGGAGCTTTTATTCCGGTAAGTGATCATATTGTTAAAAAAGTTTTAAATAAACACAATATTCCTATTAAAACTCTTCAAGAAACTAATGCCAATAAATATTATATTAATCATGATTTTTTTAAGGTACAAAATGAAGATATGGCTTATTGGTTAGGAATTTTAGGTTCTGATGGTTGTATTAGTTCTATGGAAAATCAAATTTATATAGAATTGCAACGACAAGATAAAGAACTTTTAGAAAAATTAAATGCAATTATAGAGAATCAGCGCCCCGTTAAAGATTATGAAACCGCTCGAGGTTATGAAAACAGTAAATTATATTTTTATTCTAAAGAAATAAAAAATGATTTAGCTCAATATCATATAATACCTAATAAAACTTATAATCCAGAGTATCGTTTTCCAGAAAAATTAAAGTCTCAATATATTAAAGATTATATTAGAGGATTGTTTGATGGAGATGGAAGTATTAAACAAGGGACTTCAATTACTTGGCAAGTTGATACAGGTTCTTATGATATTGCAAAAAAAATTGTTGAATTTTTTGCAAAATATGATATTGAATTACAAATTTCTTTTTTACCCAAAAAAAATGTAACTATATATAGGGTATATGGTTATACTAAACAAAAAGTTCAAAAAATTTATAATTTACTTTATAATACACAGTCAACACTTTATCTAAGACGTAAAAAAGAAAAATTTGAAGAACTCCTTAAATGATATAGTTTTCCACGAGACTACGACATCTTATGCATTAAGATGAAAAGATATGCTGAACTTATACGAATAAAAAGTATAAGAACTAAAAGATAAAAAGCTTTTAGGATAACAAAATTGAAAGGTTATACAATGGCGCAGGATGAGTTTGACACATGCATCCGTAAAATTCTCCAGTTGAATTATGGTCTTGTTCTTATTAGCCATTCGACTGAAAAGACTTTTACTAATGAAAAGGGCCAAGAGGTATCAAAGATAGTGCCTACTCTTGATAAGCGCGCTCGCCTTGTCTGCGAGAGAACTTGTGATATAATAGGTTATTCTCGTTCTATCGATACCGATGATGGTAATAAGACTATTTTGTTTATGCGTGGCACCCCTCGCTTTGTTGCAGGCAGCCGCTTCCGCTTCACTCCTGATTTTATTGAGTTTTCTTATGATAACTTGGTAAATGCAATTGCGGAGGCCATAGACAAGGAAGCCGCAGCTTCAAACGGTACTCTTGTTACTGATGAAAAGACTCAGGTAGTAAGTCAGGAAGAGACTTATGATTTTGAAGCTCTTATGAAAGAGTTCCAAGATCTGGTTGGTATTCTGATGCAGAAAGATCAGGGCAATGCTATAAAGATTACTCAAATTGTTGATAAACATTTGGGTAAGGGCAAGAAGGTTGGCGATTGTACTGCCGAACAGGCTGCAATTATTGATCTTATAGTTCATGATATAAAGGCTCTGAATAAGTAAATAAATATAAACCCGAAGTATCTTGTACTTCGGGTTGATTTTTATTTAAAAATATAGTATAATATATATAGAAAAAATGTCGAAAGGGAGGGAGAAGAAAATCGCACATCAAGTTCTTTGTTTTTATTGTAATAAAAACTTTGATAGAGATAAAGAAGAATATGTTCAAATTCGTTCGCGAAGATATGCTCATGCAGCCTGCTATTTAAGAGAGCGAGAAAAAAAACAAGATAAAACCCCCCCATTAGAAATTATTGACCCATTAGATAAAGTTGAATGTGCTTATTGCCATCAACAAATGTCCAAAAGCAAAGATGATGTAATTAAAATTTCTGAGCGCAAATACGCGCATAAACATTGTGCGGAAATTGAGTCAAAGCGAGAATTAACTGATAAAGAAAAATTAGAGCGATATATAATGCAAATGTTTAATACTGACTATGTGCCGCCGCGTATTAGAAAGCAAATTGACAAATATATAGCAGAATTTAATTATACTTATTCTGGCATTTTAAAATCTTTGCAGTATTTTTATGAAGTTAAAAATGGCGATATAACAAAAGCAGGAGAAAGTATTGGTATTGTTCCATATGTTTATCAACGAGCTTATGAATATTATTACAATATTTGGCTCGCGCATCAAAAGAATGAAACAAAAACAATTGAAGTTTATCAGCCAAAAGTGATAGAAGTAGTAATTGAAAGACCTAAGCGAAAAATTAAAAGAAGAAAATTATTTTCTTTTTTAGATGAGGAAAAAGAATAATGGCAAGTAAATATATTGATGCAGTAAGCATTATGCAAGTTATTGGTTGTGTTTTTAATAATCCTGCGCTTTTGGATTTCACTGATAAATACACAATTACTGACAATGATTTTCCCGATGATTTTCATAAAACAGTTTTTGGCGCAATATATAAACTTCATGAGTCTGGCGTTAATACAATTTCTCTGGAAACAATTAATGACTTTCTTGCGGGACGACCTAAAAGTGAAGGCATTTTTAAACAGCAAAAAGGCGAAGAATGGCTTCTAAGAGTTTCTGATACTTGCACTCCCGCAGCTTTTGATTATTATTATAATAAACTTAAAAAAATGTCATTATTGCGGGCATATGATAATTATGGTATTGATGTAAAATTTATCTATGACCCAACTAATGTTTTAGATATAAAAAAGAAACAAGCTCAAGAAGAAAAACTTGATAATCTAACTTTGGAAGATATTGCCAATGAAGTTGATAAACGAATAGACAATATTCGTATGGAATATGTTGATGATGAATTTGGTGAAGCTTCTCAGGCTGGAGATAATATTTTTGATTTAATTAATAATCTTAAAGAGCATCCTGAAGTAGGCGTGCCACTTTACGGCCCTCTGATTAATACTGTTACTCGTGGAGCTAGGTTAAAGAAGTTCTATTTGCGGAGTGCTCCAACTGGCGTAGGCAAAACCCGAAGTATGATTGCAGATGCGTGTTATATTTCTTGTAATAAAATTTATGATGAAAATTTTGGATGGATTCGGTGTGGTTCCTCTGAGCCAACTTTATTTATTACCACTGAGCAAGAATTAGAAGAAATACAAACTATGATGTTGGCATTTATTTCTAATGTTAATGAAGAACACATACTTAATGGTAAATATGATGGTAATGAAGAAGAGCGAGTTTTTGAAGCTGCAAAAATACTTCAAAATGCTCCATTATATATAGAAGAACTTCCAGATTTTTCATTGCAGGATATTGAAGATCGCATACGTCGAAATATACGCGACCATGATGTTAAGTATATTTTTCATGATTATGTGCATACAAGTATTAAAATTCTTGAAGAAATAACTCGTCGCAGTGGAGGGGTTAAACTTCGAGAAGATAATATTTTATTTATGCTTTCAATTCGGCTCAAAGACTTGTGTAATGAATATGGAGTGTTTATTATGTCAGCAACCCAGCTCAACTCGGATTATACAGAGTCGCGAACACCAGACCAGAACCTTCTTCGTGGTGCTAAGTCAATTGCAGATAAGGTAGACTATGGTGCTGTTATACTTGGGGTTAAAGAAGAAGACCTCACCGCATTAGAGCCTGTTCTTGCATCAAATCTTTTTGAACGTCCCACAATAAAAATTTCAATTTATAAAAATCGCCGTGGTCGATATAAAGGAATATATTTGTGGTGTAAAGCAGATTTAGGTTGTTGTCGCATTCAGCCCATGTTCGCAACCGGATATGATTATGAAATAATTAATATAGATGATACAAAAATAATAATAGATGAGCCAAGTGCTTTTTAAAGAAAGGAAATAAAAACAATGAGTGGTTATATGACAACCGGCAAGCCTTTTGAATATATTATGTCTACTGAGATGGCGAAAGGAATTCTGAAGGGTCGCCAAGGTGATGACAAGCGAGTTCCTAATCAGAAGTTTCTTTGTGATTATGTAAACCGTGAATGTGGTCTTATGGGAGTTTGTGTAAAAGTTATAGTGAAGTAAAATGTTAGTCTTTGATAAACATGAAATAAAAAATTCTTTATCAACTGAAGACATTTTTAACTTATTACAAGAGTGGGGGGGAGAGCCGGAGTATACCTCTTTCGGCATTATCTCCTCTACTATTTGTCATAATTTGCCCGGTGAAGGCAGTCGAAAATTATATTTTTATGAGAATAGTGGATTATTTAAATGTTATACTGAATGCGATTCCACTTTTGATATATTTGAATTAACGATTAAAGTTGCATCAATTCAAGCAAGCAAAGTTTTTGATCTAAATGATGCTGTTCGCTATATAGCTTATAAAATGGGTTTAAGCGGACGTGAAGAATCTTCTGAGCAAACTGAAATTCCAGAAGATTGGAAATTTTTGGCCAATTATGATAGAATTAATGCAATTAAAATTAATAATAAAACTACAATTGAATTAAAACCTTATAATGAAAATATTTTAACACATTTTAACTATGACGTTAAATTAACGCCTTGGTTAAAAGAAAATATTTCGCAAAAAGTATTAAAGGAATGCCACATTGGTTTTTATCCAGGAGGAGATCAAATAACCATTCCTCATTATAATATTAATGGGGAGTTTGTCGGTTTGCGCGGTCGCGCAATGTGTAAAGATGAATGCGAAAGATATGGAAAATATCGTCCATTAAATATAAACGGTACTCTTTACACTCATCCTCTTGGAATGAACCTTTATAATTTAAATTTAAGCAAAGAAAATATTCAAAATAGCAAAACCGCAATTATATTTGAATCTGAAAAGTCTTGTTTAAAAATGCGATCTTATTTTGGGCCTGAAAGCGATATTTCTGTAGCATGTTGTGGCAGTAGCCTTTCAGTTCATCAGATGGATTTACTTTTGGACTTAGGTGTTAATGAAGTTATCATTGCATTTGATAGACAATTTCAAACAATTGGAGACAAAGAATTTAAGCATTTGACTACGAATTTAACCAAGCTATATAATAAATATAAAAATTTAACTTCTATTTCTTTTATTTTTGATAAGGAAATGATAACAAATTATAAAGATAGCCCAATTGATTGCGGCAAAGATATATTTTTACATTTATTAGATGAAAGGATTAGTTTATGAAGTAATGGAATATCAATTAATAGCACCAAGAAATAAATAGTATGCCGCGATTGAACAAGTTTTAATTAATCGAGGCATTTCTCCTTAGAATATATCTCATTATTTACGAACCAGTGAAGAAGATAATTTAAACCCTTCATCTATAATGAATATGCATGAAGGTGCAGTTATGTTAATTCAACATGTTATAAATAATGACCCCATCTTTGTGACCGTAGACTCAGATTGTGACGGCTATACATCTGCGGCTACATTAATGAATTATTTAAACATGGCTTTTCCTTATTATACTGCACATTATGTTTCATATGCAATGCATAAAGGGAAACAGCATGGCGTTAATTTAGATTATGTTCCAAAAGGAACTAAATTAGCAATAATACCTGATGCTGGCAGTAACCAATATGAAGAGCATAAAATATTAAAAGAACAGGGTATTGATGTTTTAGTTATTGACCATCATATTGCTGAAAAAGTATCTGAATATGCTTGTGTAATTAATAATCAACTTTGCGATTATCCAACAAAATCATTATCCGGCGTTGGTATGGTTTATAAGTTTTGTTCTTATATTGATAGTTTAATGGGGCAGCATTTTGCAGAAGAGCTTGCCGATTTAGTGGCTTTAGGTTTAGTGGCAGATATGATGGATTTGCGCGATCTTGAAACGCGCTATCTTATTACAAAAGGAATCCAAAATGTAAAAAACCCTTTTATGAAAGCTATGACTGAAAAGCAAGAATATTCAATTTCTAAAGCTGGTGGTCTTTGCCCTTTTTCAATAGCTTTTTATATTGCACCTTTAGTAAATGCAGTAACTCGCACTGGCACTCAAGAAGATAAAGAGCTTTTATTTAAAAGCATGTTAGATGCTTATGCTTATAAAAAAGTTCCTTCTACTAAGCGAGGTTGCAAGGGGCAAGAGGAAACAATAGTTGAACAAGCTGTACGAATGTGCGGTAATGTTAAAAATCATCAAACTAAAATACAAGATGAATGTGTTGCGTTAATTGAAGATATTATTCAAGAAGAACAATTATTAAATAATAAACTTTTAATTATCCCTTTAGATAAAGAAAGCACAATGGATTCTAATTTAACGGGCTTAATTGCAAATAAATTAATGGCTAAATATCAACGTCCAGTTGCTATTTTAAATGAAAGAATTTCTCCAGAAGGAAAAATAACTTATGAAGGCAGCGGTCGTGGCTATGATAAATCTAAATTAAAAGATTTCAGAGGGTTTGTGCGGGATTCAGGTCTTGCGCTTTATGCAGAGGGACATGAAAATGCTTTCGGACTAGGGTTCACGCGAGAAAGCCTACCGTAGTTTATTCAATATTCTAACGATGTTTTAAAAGATTTCGATTTTTCACCATGTTATCTTGTTGATTTTATTTACAATGAAAATTTTATTAATTGTGAAGAAATTTTAGACATAGCTCGTTGGTATGATTTATGGGGTCAAAAAATGGATGAGCCATTAATTTGTTTGCAAAGAATAAAAGTTAATAAAAATAATGTTGATTTAATGGCTAAAGGCACATTAAAAATAACTATAAATGATGACTTAACAGTTATTAAATTTGGTTCTAATGAAGAAGAATATGCTAATCTTTGTCCTGAAGTTGGCTATCAAATAATTAATATTATCGGAAAATGTAGTTTTAATAATTATACTGATAAAGCGCAAATTAAATTAGTTGATTATGAAATTGTTGATAATATGAGGTATTATTTTTAAAATGGATACAAATAAAACTTTAACAGATTATATTTGGAAAGATGTAGTTCCAATGGATATAGAAACTTTAATTAATAAAAGTGCTGAATATTTGGTGGCTTTTGGTGCAAATGCAAATGCTGCAACAGAAGCAATTTCAAAAATGTGTAGTAAAATGCAGGGCATCACTTCCGATGAAGTTGCTGAAATAACTAATAAAACTTTGTTAAAGATGAATGAAGAGACTGACTTCATTGGGGCGCAGACGGCAGATTGGGAAGACCTCGCGGAAATTTTTAATGGAATTGATTCAATATCAGATAAAGATATAATTTTAAATGATAAGATTTTTACAGTAGATTTAAAGGATTTAATATAAATGATATTAACAAAAAAACAAGAGGAAGGATTGAAGATTGCCGTAGCCCGATATAAGAGTAATGAATCTTACACTTGTATCGCTGGCTACGCCTAACTGGAAGTGGCAAATCTACACTTGTGACTTTCATTATTGCAGCGCTTGGGGTTGATCCTCATGAAGATGTGGCTTATGTCGCATTTACTGGTAAAGCCGCAACGGTACTTGCACAAAAAGGTTGCCCAAATGCCATTACTGCTCATAAACTCTTATATGATGCTTGTCAGCAACCCGATGGGAGCTATATCTTTATTCCAAAAGAGGAATTGGACAAAGATTTTAAAGTAATCGTAGTTGATGAAGTTTCAATGTTGCCTGTTGGAATGTGGGAACAATTACTAAGTCATCATGTATATATTTTGGCTCTTGGAGATCCATTTCAGCTCCCGCCAATTTTAAAAAACGATGATAACCATGTCTTAGAGCATCCTCATGTTTTTCTTGATGAAATAATGCGGCAAGCGCAAGAAAGTGAAATTATTCGCTTTTCAATGCATATTCGAGATGGTAAAAGCATTTCAAGCTATCACGCTGATAATAAAGAGGTAATGATTTTATCGCCTAAAGACTTATATAAAGACGTTTATTTATGGGCTGACCAAGTACTATGTGCAACAAATGATAAACGTATTGAAGTAAATAATTTATTTAGAGAATATAAAGGTTTTGGGGCAGAACCAGAAATTGGAGACAAAATTATTGGTTTACATAATCGTTGGGAGTTTTGTTCCAGAGATGGTAGAGATATGCCATTAACTAATGGAACTATTGGTACTATTACTTCTTTTAGAAAAAAATCAATTTGGTTGCCACGATATGTTAGCTCCTTTCCTTATTTATATATGTATACTAATATGGATGCTGAAGATGGTTCTATATTTAAAAATATACCAATAGATTATCTCTGTTTAAAAGAGGGCAAGCGCACTTTAACTGAAAAACAATTAATGATGATGAAGAGAAGCAAGAGATTTCCTTACGGCCCTCCTTATGATTTTGCTTATGCCTACGCGATTACTTATTGGAAAGCGCAAGGAAGTCAGTGGGATAAAGTTTTAGCTCTTGAAGAAGGGCATCCTTTTGATAGGGAAACACACGTTAAAGCTATATACACAGCAGTTACACGAGCTTCCAAAAAATTAGTATGGGTTAAAAGGTATTAAATTGATATATAAAATATTATATGGTATAATATATATAGAAAAAAATGGAAGGAGGGAGAATGGTGAGTTCATATTTTAATTGTCATAATCATACCTGGTACTCTAATATTCGCTTACTTTGACTGTATAAACAATCCCAAAAAGCTCATTGATAAAGCTATTGAATTAGGTCTTGAAGGTATAGCGATTACTGATCATGAGTGTTTAAGTGCGCATATGGAAGTAAATCAATATGCAAAAAAGATTCGTGAAAAATATCCTAATTTTAAAATTGCATTAGGAAATGAGATATACTTAGTTGATGAAAGAAAATCTGGACAAAAATATTATCATTTTATATTGATTGCTAAAGATTTATGTGGTCATCAAGGTTTGCATGAGCTTAGTTCAGCAGCTTGGTATGGTATGTATAATGATCGTAATATGGATAGAGTTCCTTTATTAAAAAGTGAACTTAAAGACATTATGCAAAAATATAAAGGTCATATAATTGCAACTACAGCTTGTATTGGTGGTGAATTATCGACTAAAGCTTTGGCTATGGTAAATGCCCAAAAGAAAGATGATATAGAAACCGCAACTCTTGCTTACCAAGATATATGTACTTTTATTCAATATTGTAAAGATGTTTTTGGCGATGATTTTTATATTGAATGCGCTCCTTCTACACAGCAAGACCAAATAACAGTAAATCAAAAACTATTTAAGATTGCGCAAGCTTATCATATTCCTATGGTTGTAGCTACGGACTCACATTATCTAACTCGTGCCGATCGACCCATTCATAAAGCCTATCTTAATTCAAAAGATGGTGATAGAGAGGTTGATTTATTTTATGAGTTTACCTACTTAATGGATGAAAAAGAGTGCCGAGAGCTACTAAATAAATCGTTTAATAATGATAAAATAATCGACTGGATTTTTCAAAATACTTTAAAAATTAAAGATAAAATTCAAGATTATTCATTAGAAAAAACTCAAAGCATTCCAAAAGTAGAAGTAACATTTTATCCTCAAAAAAATCAATGTGAAGAGTATCCTATTTTACATCAACTCTTTATGAGTGAAAACCCGCAAGAAAGAGCCTGGGTAAATGAATGTATTGCGGCAATGCATGAAAAGAACTTGACCGATAAGATTTATTATGAAAGACTTGAAACAGAAGCCAATGTAATTTTGACTATTGGAAACAAATTACACGATTGCCTTTTTGCATATTTTAATACTTTTAAACATTATATTGATTTGTTTTGGGAGTGCGGGTCAATTGTTGGTCCCGGTCGAGGTAGTGCCACGGGCTTTTTATCGAATTATTTACTTGGTATTACTCAGCTTGAGCCCGTAAGATGGGGCTTACAATATTGGCGGTTCCTGAACCTCGAGAGAGTCGAACTTCCGGATATCGACGTGGACTTGGCTCCCTCGCGCCGACCAGCTATTTTCGAAGCGATTCGTAAAGAGCGTGGAGAATATGGCTTAGTTCAAGTTGCGGCCTTTGGTACTGAAGGTACGAAGTCTGCAATCTTAACCGCATGTTTTGCAGAAAATACTAAAGTTAAAACTTTTACAGGAGAAAAGAATATCCAAGATATTACTAATCAAGATTATGTTTTAACAACTAACGGTTGGGAAAAAGTTATTACTCCAACTGAATATATATGGAATGGTAATTTTGTAAAAATTAACGGAAATTATGGTTTTGAAGATACTGTTATCGCTACAGATAATCATGAATTTTTAATACTACCTAAAACCAATGAACATAGACTAGATGGAGATATAAATTATCAAGTCATTAATTCTTTGGTTCCCGCTTATGCAGAATTATCTGATGGTAAAAAATCTAAATATCGTAATTATATTAGAAATATTTCTCCTATTTGGGTTAAAGGAAAAGATTTAAAAGAAAAAGATTACTTATTAAATAAAATTGATGGCTGCATTAAAGACATTGATTTTATAAATTGGACAAAAAAAACTAAATCTAATAATTGTAATTTAATTAAAAATAAAATTGCAATTAATAATAATTTTTGTGAATTATTAGGGATTTGGTTAGCTGAAGGTAGCTTGAACAGAAATATGTACTCTTTTACAATTTCTTCTCAAGAAGAAGAGTTAAAAGAGCGAATTATATATTTAGTAAATGATGTTTTTGGACTAACTAATCCCTATATTAGTTATAGAAAAAATAATTCAATCTTAATACAATATACTTCTGCTGACCTACGAGATTTTTTATACAATTTATTTGAAATTCATAATTTTTCTGAAATCAATCAATATAACAAATATATTCCCAAAAAATTATTATATATTCTTCCTCAAAAACAGTTACAAATTTTTAAAGGCTGGGTCATGGGAGATGGTTATTATCGAGAAAGGATTTCTCAAAAGTGGAGCGGCTCTAAAGAAGCAAAAGGAACAACGGTATCTCGTCAACTGTTTTTAGATATGAAACATATTTTGTATCGGAATTTTTTAAATCCTTCTGTTACAAAAGAGTGTCGAGAAGGAAAAGTAGATGTTTATAATATTTGCTTTAGCGGAAAAGTCGCTCAGAAAATAGGACAAATTAAATATAGTAATTATTCAACTGAGTTAAATATTGAGTGGGAAGATCGTTTAGGAAAGGATTTGCCCTGTGTTTATAATAATAATTTATACATGAGGTGTCAAATTACTGAGGTTCAAACAATTAAAAACCGACAAAATAAAAAAGTCTATTGTCTTATGGTTCCTTCTCAAAATTTTTCTGTTTCAGGAGTAATCGTTCATAATTGTCGTGGCTATCGTACTGAAGATTTTCCTGAAGGTATTGATGTTGACACAGCCCAGTATATGAGTTCACTTATACCTCAGCATCGAGGATTTTTATGGCCTCTAAAAGATGTCATTTATGGCAATCCTGAAGAAGATAGAACTCCAGTAAAACCCTTCATTCATGAAGTAGAACAATACCCAGGTCTTTTAGATATTATGTTGAATATAGAAGGCGTAGTAAATAAAAGAACTATTCATGCTTCTGGTGTTATTCTTTATGATAAAGATCATATTTTTGAAACTGCAAGTGTAATGCGCGCACCTAGTGGTGAATTAATTACATGTTATGATTTGCATAAGGCAGAAAGCGCCGGTGATGTAAAATACGACTTCCTCGTGACTGAAGCTTGTGATAAAATTATTCAGTGCTACAATCTTTTAAGTAAGTACAATGAAATTCCACAAATGGGGTTAAGAGATTTTTATAATCAATATCTCCATCCAGAGGTACTTGATACGAAAGATCAACGTATTTGGGATCATTTGAGCGCAGGAGATGTTCTTGATGTTTTTCAGTTTTCAACTGGTGTAGGCTTAGCAGTTGCGAAAAGACTTAAACCTCAAGACCCCATTGAGATGACTGCCGCAAACGCATTAATGAGGCTAATGAGCGAGAAGGGTCAGGAAAGTCAACAAGATAGATATTGTCGTATTCAAAAAGCTGGCATTAAAGCTTTTGATGATGAAATGCGACAACATAATCTTCCTGAAGATATAATTCAAAAACTTCATAAACATTGTGATAGATATTATGGTTGCTGTGCTTTGCAGGAACAAATGATGGAAATTTTGATGGATGTCGCTGGATTCTCGTTGGCTGAGTCCAATGCTGCTAGGAAGGTTGTTGCCAAAAAACAAATGGATAAAATTCCTGCTCTTAAAGAGCAACTTTTTTCACGATTCGATGATGTTAAGGTTGCCGAATACGTGTGGGAAGTTGTGGTAGCGCCGTCCCTAGGTTATGCGTTCTCACTGAATCATTCTCTTCCTTATTCATTCGTCGGTATACAAATGATTTATCTTGCCATTAACTTTAATCCCATTTATTGGGATACTGCATGTTTAATAGTTAATAGTGGTAGCTTGGAACAACTTCCAGAAGAAGAAGAAATTGTAAGTATATATGAACCTGAAGATTTTTCAGAATATGAATACGAAGATTTGCCTGACCGCAGTGGCAAAAAGAAACGTCGCAGAGCCGCAACTGATTATGGAAAAATAGCTCGCGCAATTGGTGACATTCAAAGTGCGGGAATTAAAGTAAGTCTCGCTGATATTAATCGCTCAGCTTTTGGATTTGCGCCAGATGTTGAAAATAATCAAATTCTTTTCGGTCTTAAAGGCATTCTAAATGTTGGTGATGATATAGTACAAGATATAATTAATAACCGTCCCTATGTTTCAATAAAAGATTTTCTTGCGAAAATAAAAATTGGCCGTCGCGCCATGGTTTCATTAATCAAAAGTGGCGCTTTTGACTCAATGGAAGATAGAAAATTCGCAATGGCTTGGTATATTTGGCAAACTTGTGATAAGAAAAATCGCGTTACTTTGCAAAATATGGCCAGTTTAATTAAATATGATATACTTCCAAAAGATGAATCAATATCTTTGGCTTGCCGCGCTTATGAATTTACAAGATATTTGAAAAAAATTTGTAAAAAAATAACATTGCAAGTTGTTAATAGGACTGCTGAATTTTATATTTTAGATGAAAGAGCAGTTAATTTTATTAATGGATTATATGATGCAAATATTATATCTTATCGAGCCGTTGAATATAATGAACAATTTGTTTTAAATGTTAAACTTTGGGATCGTTTTTATCAATCTGAAATGAATATAATTAGAGATTATATAACTAAAAATCAAAATGAAGTTTTAGAGTCTCTTAATAAAATTATTTTTACTGAAGATTGGAATAATTATGCAAAAGGCACAATTTCTGCATGGGAAATGGAAGTTTTGTGTTTTTATTATCATGAACATGAATTAGCACATTTACCTATCGCCAAATATGGAATTAGCGACTTTTCAAAAATGCCTACTACTCCAATAGTAGATAAAACATTTAAGCGCAATGGGCGTGAAATTCCTTTGTTTAAATTAACTCGTATTTGCGGCACTTGTATTGCAAAGAACAAAACTAAATCAACCGTTACACTGCTTACTACTTCTGGAGTCGTTGAATTAAAATTCCGCAAAGAATTTTTTGCGTTATTTGATAAACAAATTTCTGAACGTGGAGCTGATGGCTGTAAACATGTTAAAGAAAAGGGTTGGTTTAATCGCGGCAGTATGATTGTCGTTACTGGTGTGCGTGTTGATGATATATTTTTAGTTAAAAAATATAATTCAACTCCTGGCCATACACTTTATAAGATTGATTCAATTAATGATAAAGGAGAAATTAGTTTGATAAGTGAGAGATATAGTAGTGAAACTGCCTAAATATAAAATTGTTGCTTTTTGTGGCGAAGCAGGAAGTGGAAAAGACTTCCTGCTTCATAGGTTTATAGAAAATAATCCTTCTTATCATGAAATTATAAGAACAACTACTCGGCCTAAAAGAGAAAAAGAAGTGGATGGATTGAATTATTATTTTATTACACCTGAATTATTTGCAGAAAAACTTTTGAGTGATGAATTTATTGAGGCAACTGTCTTTAATAATTGGTGTTATGGTACTAGTTATGATAGCTTGCGTGTAACTGATATCAATATTGGAGTATTTGATCCTGATGCGATTCGCGCGATTCTTTCTCATCCCAATGCCGATTTGTTGATTTTTTATGTTAAAACCAGCACTGATAAAATTCGTTTATTGCGGCAATTAAATCGAGAAATTGATCCAGATGTTAATGAAATTATGCGACGTTATCAAAGCGATAAATTAGATTTTGCTTCTTTTGAAGATGAATTTTTAGACCAATGTATAATACTTAAAAATGATACCACTGAAGATTATAAACAAGCCCTTGTATTAATGAAGCAAAAGATTTCTGAGTTTGGCATGAAAGAAGATTAAGGGCAAAATTTGTTTATAATTATATAAGAATTTCTAAATATAGTAGAAATCTTTATATACTAGTAAAGGAGAAATACAATTTTTATGGATGTTATAAAAAGAAATGGCGTTCAAGTCCCTTTTGATAAAACTAAAATTGTTGAAGCAATTTTAAAAGCTTTTTTAGAAGTTGATGGCCAAATTTATGAAACCGATACCGCAATTGATATTGCTAATGACATTGAAAAAAAGTTAAAAAAAGAAAGCCAAAAAAGTAATGTTTCAGTAGAAGAAATTCAAGATTTAGTCGAAGAGTATTTAATGCGCTCGGAAAGATTAGATGTGGCCAAGTCTTATATTCGTTATCGCTATAAAAAAGAGATGGTCCGACAATCTAATACAACCGATCAATCAATTAAAGAATTGTTGGAAGGTAATAGTGATTATTGGAATAATGAAAATTCTAATAAAAATGCTAAACGCACCACTGTCCAACGAGATTATATGGCAGGTATAGTAAGTACAGACATTACTCGACGTTTTCTATTAGATCAAGATATAGTAAAGGCCCATGATGAAGGAATAATTCATTTTCATGATGCTGATTATTTTGCACAAAATGCTTTACATAATTGTGAATTAATTAATCTTGAAGATATGCTTCAAAATGGTACAATAGTAAATGGGGTGATGATTGAAAAACCTCATCGTTTACTTACTGCAACTACTATTGCTACCCAAATTATTGCGGCAGTAACATCTTCTTCTTATGGTGGAGCAACAATTTCTTTAACTCATCTCGCACCTTTTGTTAGAAGTAGCCGAGAGAAGTATATTGAAAAATATGCTCAACGCAGTCTAACAAAAGAGCAGATTATGCAATTTGCCGAAGAGGATTTACATAAGGAAATTGTTGATGCAGTGCAAACTTTTAATTATCAAACTAATTCAATGACTAATACAAATGGTCAAGCTCCTTTTCTTTCTGTTTATATGTATTTAAATGAGACAGAAGAATATAAAGATGAATTAGCTATGTTAATTGAAGAGTTTTTAAAACAGCGAATTTTAGGTTTTAAAAATGAAAAAGGAGTATATATTACTCCTGCATTTCCTAAATTGCTTTATGTTCTTGAAGAAGACAATATCGCTCCTGATACTAAATATTGGTATTTAACAGAATTGGCTGCAAAATGTACTGCAAAACGTTTAGTGCCTGATTACATTTCAGAAAAAATTATGAAGTCTCTCAAGGGTGATGTTTACCCTTGCATGGGTTTGTAATTCTACTAGCTCATGTAAAATCTTTTGAACTGCGCTCGCAGGTGTGGCATTAATAATGCTGCTAACGGTTAGGTCTAGAACAGATGAGACCGTGGAAAGTTTAAATATTATGATAAAAGTTTACAGATATGAAAGAGAAGATGGCGGAGGACCTTGGTTTACTCGACAAGGCATTTGTAGGTTTGACCCTGAGTATTCAATAAAAAATCCTGCTAATACTTTGTATGGCTGTATTTCTCTTGAATATTTAGAAAAATATTTTTCTAAAGAGCTTGGCGCAAATGAAAATTGCACAATTAAAGAATATACAATTCCTGAAGAGAATATTGTTCAATATTGTGCTGGTGATTATGGAGAAGTAGAATTTCATTTATAATATTTAAAAATCTGTATCGACTATCCCTGATGAATGTAAGGGAGTAGGGTGAGAGATAAGCACTCACTCGAAGCGGAAGACAATTCAAAAAAGAATTGAAGATATAGTCAGTACCAATAGGGATATTGGAATTATACGTGTAGAAGTTTCTTAACTCCAGACCCCGTAAATCATAAATATTACGGACGTTTTAACCAAGGAGTTGTTACGATATCATTAGCTGATATCGCTTTTTCTTCAGAGGGAGATTTTGATAAATTCTGGAAAATTTTTGACGAGCGTCTTGAATTATGCCATCGTGCATTACAAGCAAGGCACGAAAGATTAAGTCACGCTATAGCAGATGTTTCACCTATTCTATGGCGATATGGCGCATTAGCAAGATTAAATCAAGGTGAAAGCATTCATAGTTTACTGCATAATAATTATTCTACTCTATCTCTTGGATATGCTGCTTTATATGAGTGTGTTAAATATATGACTGGAGAAAGCCATACTAAAGGTGGCAAAGAATTTGGTTTACAAGTAATGCAGCATTTAAATGATGCATGTAATAAATGGAAACAAGAAGAAAATATTTCTTATAGTGTATATGGTACGCCTATCGAATCAACAACTTATAAATTTGCCACTTGTTTAAAGAAACGTTTTGGCAAAGATATTTTTATTAAGCTTGATGGTAAAGATAGAGATTACATAACAAATAGTTACCATTAACTGAAATAGTGGCTTAATATAGTAATATATTAAGAAAAAACCTCGTGAACCCTTATTAAAGGGGTGTCCTTATTAAAAAGGGCTAACGGTTCAGAAGTAAGTGATTACATTATGAGTAAGGAAGCCTAAGTCTTATGAGATATGGTAATACCGTGCTAAGTTTGTTTGTTTAATAAAAAAATATTTAAGAAAGGAGGGAAATATTTAAAGTGGGAAGACCACCAAAATATATCATTAATATTGGTGATATTTATGATGATTATAAATGTATAAATATTACACAAGAAAATGATGGCCAAAGAAGAAAAAAATATATTATGAAATGCCAAAAATGTGGAAAAGAAAAAGAAATGCTTGGTTCCACTGTAAATGCTCATAAAGGTACAAGTCATAAAAGCTGCGGGAAGGGTTTAGGAATAACTCATGATAAATACTTTTATCAAAGATGGCAATCTATGAGAGAAAGAACCTCTCCAAATTTTTGGAATAGAGAAAATTACTATGATAGAGGTATTAATAGCGATGCCTTTGAAAGTTTTATTGATTTTTATAATGCTATGTATGACTCTTGGAAAAAACATGTTGCCATATATGGAGTCCATGACACTTCGTTAGAACGAATTGATGTTGATAAATCATATACTCCAGAAAATTGTTGCTGGATTTGTTTAGATGAACAAAAAGGAAACTTACAAAAAACAAATTATTTTATAGTGCAAGATGTAAAAACCGGAGAAAAAATATATTGTAAAAATGCTTTACAATACACCTATGATAATCCTGAAATCCCTCATAAATACATATATGATTTATTAAAATATAATAGAACTTATAAAGGCAAAAAATTTATAAAAATTACTAAACAAGAATTTGAAGATTATAAAAAATCTTCTTTAAACATTAAACAAACTTAAAAGTGTAACGACTATCGAAAGCATTTTATAAAAGAAATATTTATAAAATAAGTGAGTAGAGTAATTTAAATAAAATTAAATGAAGTGCGAGGGTTCTATATTTTGGTAATAGAAATATAGAATATGAGATAGTCTATTCCCTTAATAAATATCAGGAAACTGAGGGTATAAAAGGTTCCAGTATTTGAAGAAATAGATGCTTTCACTAAATTAGCTCTTGAGTCAGAATTTCAAGCATTAAGTCCAGGAGGTGCAATTAGCTATATTGAAACTCCTAATCTTCAAAATAATATTGAAGCAGTAGAAACGGTTATGCAATTTATCTATAATCATATAATGTATGCAGAATTAAATACCAAATCAGATTATTGTCAAAAATGTGGTTACGATGGAGAAATTTTAATTGATGATAATTTAGAATGGTATTGTCCTAATTGCGGTAATCGTGATCATGAAACTTTAAATGTCGCGCGTAGAACTTGCGGCTATATAGGCTCACAATTTTGGAATCATGGACGTACCAATGAAATACGAGATAGAGTTTGTCATTTATGAGATATGCTGATTTAAAACTTAATGATGTGGCTAATGCGCCAGGAGTATGTGTATCTTTCTGGGTTCAAGGCTGTCCACATCATTGTCCTAAGTGTCACAACCCTGAGACTTGGGATTTTAATGGAGGCAAAGAATTTACTCCAGAAGTAATAGATGATATATGTAAAGGCTTAATTGCAAGAGGCATTCATCGTGATTTATGCATTCTTGGTGGTGAACCTCTTTGCTCAGAAAATCTTTTTTTAACTACTTTAGTTATTAAAGAGGTTAAAAAGCGTATGCCTTATATAAAAATCTATGTTTGGACTGGATATACATATGAAGAGTTGAAAAATTTTTCTGATTATAAAATAAAATATATATTGAACACTATAGATTATTTAATAGATGGCCCTTATATAGATGAATTGCGCGATATCACTCTTCCTATGCGCGGAAGCTCTAATCAAAGAATAATAGATTTGACTTAGAAAGAAAAATATGCTATTATGTCTATAGAAAATAATGAAAAGGAGTAAACTTCAATATGGTGCCGCAAATTGACACTTTAAAAGAATTAGAAACTGCTGATAAATCATATCAAGTTTATTGTAAAGAAACTGATGCTTATTATATTTGGGATGAACAAAATAATAACTGGGTAGAAATAGATAATGATGCGACACTTTCCTTTTTAGTATATGATATGAATAAGCAAATAATTTCACAATTACCCTCGCTTACTCCAGAAGAAATAAAAGAGAAACTGGCTGATGCTGTTGCAAAACTTAATGAAAAAGATAAAGCCTATATGCTTTTATTTAAAGATATGGAATATTATACACTTTTTATAAGTGATTTTATTTTTGCGCGACGGAAAGATACTTTTTATTATGATGAGAATCTTTCTGATTCAATTGCAGAATGTCTTGCCGATCTTGCTCAAGAAGTAAAGGTAATAGATGAATGTACTGTACCTGGTCTTCTTGAAATTTGGATTAAAAATTATAATGATGAAATTGTTTGCGGCTATTTCTTCCCGTATGATAGAGGTATTATTGCGTTTGGAGGTTTAAAGTAATATGATAGTTTGTACTATGGATTTATTCACTTATAATCATCATATTCTTCATGTTAATGAAGATAAGCAAGACCCTATCGCTACTTCTTCAACAGATGATTGCATGGCCGCAATTATGTATGCAGTTAATAAATATAATGATAATAAAGTACATCTCATTGGCGCAGAATCTTATTGTGAAACATTTGCTGAAGGCTTAATAGATTTGGCAAAAACAGAATATAATTATAATAATTTAGAGGTTAAAATAAATTAACATGAAATATCTTATATCAAGTACCGATGTTTATAGAATAGATACAGTAGATGAAGTAGAAGCCTTCCATGAAGAACTTAAAAACGATTCCAGTTTTACTTTAAGCTCTTTTGGATATAAGACTAAGCCAATTAAAGATCATGGCGAAATTATTGATGAATATCAATTAGTAACTGTAAAGAAAACCTTTAATCTTGAGAAAGAGCCTGAAACTACAGTTCATATAATTTATGAGGTAGAATAATGACCTCAAAAGTAAGATTTGAAACCGTAAAAAAATATTAGGGTCAAGATGATCTAATCCCTAAGCGCGCAACTACTCAAAGTGCAGGCTATGATATGATTGCGGCGGAGGATTATACCATTCAGCCCTATATAGATATGATTCGTGGGTATAAAGATTTCCCACAATCAAAAGTTCTTAGCCTAGATAATATGGCCTGTTGGACTAAACAAAGTGGGCTTAAACCCACTTTAATTTCCACAGGTGTAAAAATATATTTAAATTCTAATCAATATCTAAAATTAGTATCACGCAGTTCTTCTCCTCTCAAATATTGGCTTGTCTGTGCCAATTCAGTCGGTAGATAAAAAATCTTCTTAACTAGAAAAGTTTGGTGAATTTTGTTAAATTGCTTTATTTTAATTTTTATATATAATAGATAAAAATTAAAAAGGAGAATAATTTAATGATTAACTTTGGTAGTGATATTGAATTTATTTAGAATTACGAGAAATTAAAAAGCTCTCGAAAAATGGGAGAATTATACCATTGTGATAAAAAAAGTATTACCACTCATGCCAAAAAACTTGGATATGATTATAGTAAACATAAGGTAAAAAAAATTACTACCGTTCCTTTAGATGAAGTTATTGCAGCATATGAAGAATTACGAAGTACAAATAAAGTTGGAGAACTCTATAATTGTAGTGGAAATGCAGTAAGAACTTATCTTAAAAATAATGGATATACTTTTCCTTCTCAAGGAAAATTAATTAATATTCCTGATGATGAATTTATTGCCAATTATGAAAAATTACAAAGCGCTGACAAAATGGGAAATTATTATAATTGCAGCGGAACGGCAATTTTAAAACATGCTAAAAAAATTGGCTATAATGTTGAAACAAGTCACAGTTATAAATTAAGTCCAGAAGACAAGAAAAGCATTCTTGATGCATATTATACCACAACTTCCACTGAATTAGCTAAAAAATATAATGTAAGTCGTGGCATGATTACTAAAGTTTGGTATAACAATGGCTTAATTGGTAAGCAAGAAGCTCCTCCGGTTACTACAATGATTGATTTAACAGGACAAAAATTTGGTTTATGGACTGTCCTTTATCCTACTGAGCGCCGCAACAGCAATGGCGGTATATATTGGATGTGTCAATGTGAATGTAGAACACAAAGAGAGGTTGGTAGTTCAGAATTGCGATAGGGCCGTAGTCGTTCTTGCGGATGCAAACCGCAAACATCTAAAGGTACAATAAGAATTACTGAACTATTAACAAATGCAGGGATTCCTTTTGAGCGAGAAAAAAGATTTGATTCTTGTAGAGACCGGATCACAATGCCTTTTGATTTTTTCGTAAATAATTAGTATTTAATTGAATATGATGGAAGATAGCATTATGGATATCATAGTATATATGATTATGAATATATTCATAAACATGATATTATGAAAACCTAGTGGTGTCATGAAAATAATATTCCTTTAATACGTATTCCTTATACTCAATTAGATAAATTATGTTTAAATGATTTAATGTTAGAAACTACAACTTTTTTAGATTAATATAATGCCGACGTTAAATTGGGCAAAATCGGTGAAACCCTTCATAATATTAGGACAATACCGAGGTAAACTCTTAAATAGCGCAAGGTTAAGAGTCACCGTAGAGCATAGATAGTGAATAAATATAATCTATCCACGAGTGCCCAACTATATAGTTATTATATAGAAAATATATGCCGAACTTATATGATGATAAAATATAAGAACTAAGAGATAAAAAGCTCTTAGGGTAACAAGTTTGATTATTGATGCCGATTATGTAGACAACGAGAGTAATGAGGGCGAGATATTTTTCCAAGTGATTAATTTTAGTCCTTTTCCTATTCAAATAAAACGCGGAGATAAAATTTGTCAAGGCATTATTTGCACCTATGATACTATTACTGATGACAATGTAATGACTTCACGAACTGGTGGCTTTGGCAGTACTTCGATGAATGGGTAATCTTTTAGCATTAGATTAGGCTACACGAACTACAGGTTATGCGGTCTTTAAAGATTAGCAATTGTATAAAGTCGGTACTTTTACATTTGCTGATAATGAAATAGGAGACCGTTTGGTTAAAATTAGAAAAAAAATTCTTTCATTAATTGAAGAATATGAAATTAATGAAATAGCTTTTGAAGATATACAATTATAGGAAAATCACGAAACAAAAATCGCAAATGTTGATACCTTCCAAAAACTGGCAGAAGTTTTTGGTGTATTAGAAGAATTATGCACTGAAATTGATATGCCTTATCAAATAATTTCTGCTAGCTCCTGGAAGTCTCTTTGCGGTATTAAAGGGCGTGATCGTGCGACTCAAAAGAAAAATACTTAGTTGTATATATAGAATAAATATAATATAAAAGTTGCACAAGATGCTTGCGATGCTATTTGTATTGGAGAATATGGCCTTAAACATAGTAAACAAATGCTAATTTGGGAATAAATTTGGCCGATATATATTAATTAAACACTTCAAACTTTAAAAGTAAATGACGGAGAACTTTTAAAGAAAGGAGTGCTACCCTTGATTGATTTTATAGTAAAATATTGGCTAGAGGTAGTATTTGGCTTAATTACATTAGGGGTTAGTAGTTTAGCTAAACATTATTATAGTTTATATAAAGCTGAAAAATAGCGTTAGCATAAAGTTGAATTAGCTGATATCGATGAAAAAATAGCAAATGCAGTTACTGTTGGTAATAAGGATCTTCTAGAAGAATTACAAAAAAGTATTGAAGCTTCTAATACTAAAAGAAAACTTTTAGATGAAAAAGTTGAAATTACTATTAAAGAATTAAGCAAAATAAAGTCTGGTTTGTTAAGTATGTATAAAAAAGATTTTATAAATGACTGCCGCACCTTATTAGAACCAAGTCATATTATAACTTATGATGAATTTTAGAATATTTCTAAAGAGCATGAAATTTATAATGGCCTTGGTGGAAACCATGATGGCGATAGAAATTTTGAAATAGTAAAAGAAAAATATTAGGATTAGACTTCTTCAATTTTATTTTTAAAATAAAAAAAAGGGTATAGCAATTATACTATACCCTCTTCTTTTAATAACTAATTTAGTTTTTCTGTTATAACATCATTATAAGTCGCTATAAAATCAGCAACTTCTTCTTTTATTTTTGGTTCTAGTCGAATATTATAGCTTTTAAATACCGCATGTGTGAGTTCGTGACGGAGAACTTTTATTATTTGGTCAGGAGCTATATATTCATTAATATAAATGGTCTATGTAATATTATCACAAGATCCAAGAGTGTAAGAATGATTGGGAGTTTTTAATTTTGGATGGTAAGGAGAGACGAATTTAATCATCCATCTCTCCCCATTTATTTCAATCATTAATTAGATTTGTTCAATCTTGGAAGTTAACATCTACATTTTTTTATGCAATAATTGCTTTTCTTCTGGAGAAGCATCTTGAATCATTTCTACTATGTCGCTAGTGAGTTCATTCATATATTTTTCCAATTCTTTTACTTGCGTAGCTTTATCGGCATTTGTAGATTTTACTTCAAGATAATGTTTGCGGGACAAGGGACTAGCTCCTTCACGTTTATCCCTTTGAGTTCGTAGATGTTCATGTTCAGTGTAATAATACATTTCATTTCCGGTTTTTTCCTGCATTGCTTCAGTAATAGTACAATAATAAATAGCTTCTTCTAAATCTTTTATAATGTCTATTACTTCACCCATCTCTTTAGTATCAACGCATTCTAAATGCCCGAGTTGTGCTTGAACCTATTCTATAAAGGCGTCTCTCATTTTTTCTAAACAATCCACAAATAAGACCTCCTTTATTAAGCAACACGCTCAACAATTAAATTTGCATTTTGAACAGAGATTGTTCCGGTGCTAGTATTTTCTATACTAATTTGAGTGCAACATCCACTTAACACATCTAAAAACAAGGTGCGTGATACGTTACTAAATTCAGCAACTGCCGCAGGGGTTTGAATCATTTGAGTGACCTAAACAGGCTCACCATTAATTGCAAGAGCTAATGAAATAGCACCAACTGTTCCACCAGTAGGAATTGCAATGTTAGCGCCAAAAGAAATTTTAAAACGAGCGCGTCTTTGATTGGTCGCGCCTTTTAAAGTAACTAGCCCACTACCTTCGCGATAGATTATTGAGCAATTACCAGATACAGCAGTATCAGTAAATACTACATTAGAGCCAGAATTAACTGACTATAAAGCATTCGCTGTTATCTCCATAATTTTTTAACCTCTTTCTTTAATTATTATTGCAACCACAGCCATACCCACAACCATAAGTTGTATAAGTATTGCCAGTATAAGGATTAGCGACGATATAGGCAGGAGTTGCAGAAGGAGAAAGTTTAGAAATCAAATAAGCATTCTGTTCGCTCTGAGAGATCTGACCTTTCAGAGAAGTATTTTCTGCTGTTAAAGAGCTAATCTTATCATTGACTAAGAAGTCAAGTATCTGACGAGTGTTATTATTGTTCGCATCAATAATGTCACGAGTACTATCAGAAACAACTTGACGATTTTGACAAGCTTGAGTCGCAAGATTGTAGTTAAGATCCGCAAAATTTGAGGACACAAGCATTTTGTTATCACAACAGCACTGCGCATTGACTGCGGCCATGTTCTGTAACTGATTGGACAATGAGAACGTGCCGTTAGTAATTGCAGAAGTGATTGCATTTGTGTTCTATAAATTAGTCATGCCAATACCACAGAGGTCATTTTGTAAGACTCTTACGCCATTATTTGTGGCTTCTGTGGAATTGGTTACTGCACTATGAGTGTTAGCAATCTGATTACTTAAACCATTCATATCAAAACCATAAGTTATAGCGTTGCGGGTTAAAGCGCCGTTTGTGCCAGCGCCGGAATCATTTCCGCCCCAGCCATTACAATTATTACCCCAACCGCCCATAAAACAGAACAGGAAGAGTATTATAATCCCAAATTTGTTATCGGATAAACTTTTTATTTTATCCTTCTATCACTTCATTTTGTGATAGTTCAGCATATCTTTTCAATTGCTTGCGCAATTGTCGCGGCCTCGTGGAAATTCTTAAAAGAATTGAAATATTAACAATTTCTACATTATATCTTATATAAAATAGAATTTATAATTGTGAGTTTGATTCCTTCGACCATTTAATACTTTAGAAATAGTGCCTTTATTTATTCCTAATATAGCTCCAGCTTCAGTAACAGATTTAAAAACCAATTCTTCATTTGTTATTATATTTTTTGCCACTACTGGTTTTTCCTAATTTTTTAATCCAGTTCTTCTCGCATGATGATCATTTTCTTGAGCTGTACACCATTCTAAATTCTCTACACTATTATTGGTTTTATTGCCATCTTTATGATTTACATATGGTAAATTATTAGGATTGTCAATAAAATATAAAGCTACTAATCGATGTATTCTAAAAGTCTTCTTTATTCCATTTTGACAAAAAGTATAAGTTAAATAGCCATTAACATTTAAATAAGGCGTAAGTATTTTATTTTTTTTAACATTTTTTACATTACCAAAATTAGAAATGGCATAATTATTAAACTCATTAATTATTATATATTTTTCCATTTTGTATCCTCCTTATTATGACTTATTAAGTCTTTAAAGAGATATAATATTCAGTTTATCTATGCGTTGCCCCTGACTGCAGTTTCTGCAGCCTTCGGTTCGGATTAGCATCTCAGCCTTCCCGCTTAATTCCGCGATTTACCCTTGGCAGATTATTCCTACCAAGCGCCGTTGCCTTCACCAAATCCATCACCATTGCGATTACCACTCGCAGCAGCGATATCAGACAGACTATAACCATTACCATAATTGAACATATTAAATGTTCCTCCTTTAATATTATATTATTTAAAGCCCTAAACTTTGTTTAAAGGCATTAAATTCACTATCAAAGTCTACTCCTTTTTGTGCGGCCAAGTTACGCACAATTTGTTCAATTTGCTATGTATTACCACTTTGTGCAAGTTGTAATAAATTTTGGCCCATAGGAGTATTCCCTATTTCCGACTACATGTAATTTATCATTAATTGTTGTGGATTCTGGCCGCTCTTTATCATTTGAATAAATTGCATAGGATTTACTTGCATGATCTTTATCTCCTTTCTTAAAATTTAAATTCTTCTTCAGTTTGTTCCACTACTGGAGTTAAAGATGATTTTAGTGAATCGATAGCTTTTTCAAATTCTTCCCTAGTAACATAGTTTGCTGGAGTTTCAGAAGGTATCTATTGTAATACATACATATTAAATAATGGAGTACCATCTAAACCAATCTATTTAGTATAGATTCGCTCATGTGCTAAATCGGGGAAAAAGAATACTGTTCCATCAAAATCAATTGGTAACGCCCGCACTTCTTCTAACGAAGCGACAGGACGTCCCTTTAAAAATAATGGTTGATTTTGTTGAATTGGTATTGCTGTTGGCTATGGTCGCATAGTTGGCGACTAGGGGTAATAAGTATATTGAGTTTGCATACCATTAATCCTTTCTTTTTATTTTTTAAAATGAAAAGTCCCCATACTTTTCATTAATATCTGAAAATTAAGATTAATATCTTAATTATCGTTGTCCAAGCATTTCTTTGTAAAATTTTTTAAGTATACTCTATCCAATAGCGAATAAAGTATACAAAATAAAGGGGAAACACCTATTTGCTAGGTAGTTTCCCCTTTTTGTTTTTATTACTGTTTATTTAATTTAACTTCTGCTTCAACTCTATTAGCAATATAAGTTTGTAAATCTCCAAGAGCAACAGATAAATACTCTTTTGCATCATCACTTAATATAGCTAATACATTGTTACAAGTATCTTCAAAAGCTTTTTTCTGCGCGGCTGCATCAAAAGAGCCGGAAGCCTTTAAAGAATCAACATAAGTCTAATTAGTTGCTATTACACAATCTGTAATAGTTTGACTTAAAAGATCAATATATTTATGATATAAAGTATTGTCAACTTGTGTTTTCAGACTTTCTTTTTTCTTATTAATATAAGTAATTAAGAAAGTTGTCAATACCCCTAATAAAGGTATTATACATACTTGAAATATTTCATTTAATAATTTTAACCAATCCATGTTTATTATTACCTCACTTTGATCCAAACGCGACCATCAACAGAAACATTATTGCTGCCCCAAGTATCATAATTAGGTACAGCACTAATTGAGCCTATTACAGCTTGTGGATGATTTTGAATTTCTTCTTTAGTCATAATAGACACTGTGCCATTAGGACCTGAACAAACAAAATCACCAATATGCGTTCTATATTCGTCACGATTCTCATAAGTATAAGCTAACACTCGGCCAGAAACAGCCAAGGGTGTTTTTGCCTTTTCAGTTTCACCAATTGCAAAGCCATAAGTATCAGAAACAATAGAACAACCATACATAAGTCTTGCTTTACTGGGTTCTACTGCATCATTGCCCAATTCATACACAACTCGGCCAGGGTTTATTTGCTTATTACTTATGCGATATTCAGCATAGTCATTCCAAACGGCGCCATAAACCTTCGCAGCATATATATTGCCTTGAACGCCTACGCCGCCAGCTACAGTAAGCGCGCCAGTGGTTGTGCTTGAGGCAGCGGTAGTGTTTGTAATACTGACTTTATTTGCGCCAATACCAATTGAACCATCGCTACCAACAACAAGACCGCCACTTGCAGGAACCATAACTATACCCGCTTTAGAGGTAGTTGCAATATCAACGGCTGCACTGCCGCCGCCTAAAGAACTACCACCGCCAACGCCACCTTCAACTATAAATATGCGACTTAAATCATCATCAAAACCCTGTTGTTGGGAGCGCTGCGCATAATCAATTGCATTTAATTTTACTATTGTTAAACTGGTAACAGCACCAGTAGTATTAATTGTATAAGGCATTAATCTTACATTCTCCTTTCTTAGCGTTTAAACATCTACTTTAATAAATACTATAATGTCTGTTCCTATAGTAAACGAACATTCAGTTTCATTAGTACTTAATGCTATTGGAGGAGGATTGCTGGCACTGTAACTACCAAAGATTTCACTTGCTGAAGAAACGCCTCCAGTATAAGTAAAAATCCTAAAACCCTTTGCGTCATTATATCGAAGTGTTATTTGCCGACCTTGCAAAACAAAACAGTCATTATCTGTTTGTTGATCATCGCTTGGAGCTGAAGAAGCAGTACCAAAACCTGAGCCACCACACAAGAAATAACTAGACTTGCCATTTGGGTCAGTAAAAGCAGCAGGGGTTAAATCTAAAAACTGACTAACAAGCTAAGTATCTGTCGTGGTGCTAGGTACCATAATAATGCTTACTCGGCAATAAACTTGGCATTTTTCAACATTAACATTTAAATCAGATACATCATCAGGCACTAAATATAGTTCATTTGCATTTAATTCAGAACCTTCACTCAGCTCAGTATATTTAGATTTATTTAATATATTAAGAACTAATTGTGCCTATTGATCAGTATATTCATTTGCCATAAAAAGTTTATTCCCCCTTTTCTCTCTGTATTATATAATTTTTATTCATTTGAAATGAATCAAATATGGCCAAAAAGAAAAGGTTTTTTCTTCTTTCTTTCTCTATTCTATAAGAAAGTTCTTATAAAAGTATAAATTTCTTTTGCCCATAAAGATTCTGTTAATTTATATAAAAAAATGTTAAGATTCTGTTAAGATAGCGCCGAGAATCCAAGCTTAAAAATCCTAATAGGTAATTAAATTTCTGTAAATACGCCATTAGAACTATATTCTCTTTTAGGTATTGGCAATTTATTTCCTTCACCTTTATCAACAACTGTAACATCCAATTGTGGAATAGTTAAATCGTCTATTGGTGCAATAGTTCCATTGCCTATTGCTCCTTTATGAATACGGAAGTTTTGCATATAGCCTCGGAAGTAAGAACCAGCATTTGTACTATTTTCCGCCTAATGTCCAATAGCCATTGGGTATGTTGAAGAATACCAAAATCCATAGTTATTACAAGTATACACATTAGTTTTTGTACCATTAATATATTCATACATAACAGTGCCTATACGTTCATAGCGACGATGTGTCCAGGTATTTATAGTATTCGCTGTCATAGCTTTCTAAGACCAAATTGTCCAGTTAGAACCATTCGAAACCCCATAACTACCATATAATTGAATATTAGGAGCTGTACTTACAGGGCCTAATAATAGACCTCCACTGCCATTATTATAAACACTAGGAAAAATTGATGTAAATCTTGTGCCGCAAGTATTAACAATAGGATATTCCCACCATTCAATACTAAAGTCTTGAGCACATAAATCATAAGGTTCTAATGTTATATAATTTCTATTATCAATATAATAAACTGAATTATGATTTTTTGGAAATGCTGTCGCAACATTGGCCACATTAGGTTCAACAAATTTCTGTGTAACAATATCAAAAAGTCCAATTACGCCATCAGATATTCTTTGTACAGGGAAGAAATCAGCAACTTTGTTATCATCATTATAGAAAGTATAACGATAGATAATTTCTTTATGATAAATAATAGTGTTGGCAGTTCTATAATAACCACCCGCATAAAATACACCAGTATCACTTCCTGCAGAAGCAAAAGTAAAAGAGGAGTTTACTAAAGAATCATCAACAGTATATTTGCCATTTTTTAAATCTAATACATGATGATGCATACCATAATCTGCAGTTGCTGTATCTCTAGAAATATCATATCTGCCATCTCCAAATACATAATTACCATTACTTGCAATACCAAACCAAACAGTATAATTAGAACCGCTCAACTAAATACCGCTGCATTTCATTAAATCACTTGTTGCATCAGGAATTGCAATATCAGCTTCAATTTTATAAGTTGAATACGCGCTCGAAAGGACTGCATTTTTTAATTTAAAAGCGCATTTTCCTTGTGTATCTATCGCCGGAATTTTTTTATATCCTTCTGGTATATTTGCAGTTACTGCCTAAGTGGGCGCCATAATACTACAACCAACATTAGTTACTGCATGACTATGTAAACTCTCATCTTTAAATTCTTTGCCTAATAAAACAAATTCATCATCAGCATCGCCACGAGGTAAAGAATCATATTCCTCGCCATTATTTAAATAACGAGTTGTTTTAGGTGTAAAATTAGAAGTCCAAACTGCAAAATCAGAAATGCGAAATTCATCCATATTACCAGTTATAGAAGGCGTAGAGCTAGTGCTACTTATGGTAAAATATGACGCAGCAATAAAATCACTAACTTCTTTAAGAGTTTTAACCAGTGTGCCGTTTTTAAAAACTAAAAGATTTGATTTATGCCTAACAATAGCGTGATGCACCCAAGTATTACGAATTACAGCACTTCCTACTGTTCCATTTAATACATCCCAAGAAGAGCCTTTGCGAGTTGCATAAAAGCATAAATTGGTACCAACTTGATAACACCCCATAAAACTAGTGCCTCCAGTTGGCCCCATTTTAAAAGAACAGCTTGTTGTACTATCTTGTCTATATTCCCACCAATCAATCGTCCAATCATCTGTTGCAAATTTAGGTAAAGTAGAAACATTATTTATTGTTATTGCATTATTTGTTGAAGTAAACGCTAATGTTTTATTGCCATTACTAAGTGGCGATGCAAATGTAGAAATAAAAGGCGTTGTTATTGATAATGTTTGATTATATTTAGAAACATCAACTGGTGAAGTACCCGCAGTATTAGGTCTAATTAAAGCACGGCAGTGCCCTAAAAAAGTATCGTTTTGTTTCTTTTCATGATAATCAACATCAATATGTTTAGTTTTTGAAAATAAATCATTAATTACATATTTATTAGTTATTTCAGACCAACCACTTGACGCTTTTTGATAAACTTTTTTGGCTTTTACCCATTCGCCCTAATGATTTTTTACAACTATAGAACCTTCCGCAAGAGTATAAGAATCTTCAAAGAAGGGAATATTTTCATCACACCATTCTCTTGTAGGCTCATTTCCAGCACCAAAAGATTCGGTTAAGTCGATTAACATTATATCATCTAAGTATATGATACTTGATGTAGCTGCATTTATCGAAATGCGCAATTTTATTGTAGTGTTTGTAGATATAGTGGCTATACGTGAATGCCGATACCAAATTTTCTCTTTTAAAATATTTTTATACCAAGCATTATTAATATTGTAATTAATATTTGTGTCACCGCTCAAATACCAACTTCCTGTAGAATAACTTAAACTTACACTTGACGCAAAATTTGGACTATGACAAGCAATGTAAAAAACATGGTCATCAACAACTGGTGTAATAATATAATCATTTGATGGAGGAAAATCAAAAACATTATTGGTAGTTGCTTTTTTAGTTGCTAATGATACATTTCCGCCCAAACTTATATCTGTATTATAGATATAATTTGTTGAAAAAGTAAAGCTTTTATTTTCAAATGAAGAGTCTTGACAAAGATTAATCAATTTAATTGCTGCCATTATTCAGTAGCTTCAGTAACAATAAAAATGTCACCTACTTCTCCTATATCTGTTGGAGGCTCTGCAACATTACCAAAATAAACATTTCTAAATGTTATAGAGCCATCTACTTTAGCACCTTTAACATAAGCCACTTTCCCTATCCTTAAATCACTTGCTGTTGCATTTGAATCACTATAATCAAATAAAACAGTACCATCCATTATCGCTTTTTTATAATTTTTAGCCATAATTTCACTCCTTTATCACTTTGTAGTAATAGTTAATATTGTATAACCATCACTATCTGTTGTTTCAGTTACTCCATAAACTTTAGTACCTTTAATACCCAAGAGTGTAACAGTTGAGGGCATAGACGCCGGATCTAGTCCATCCACAAGAGAGTTTACAGTTATAGGAGAACCATCATAATATCCAGCAGGCATAGTAATATTAAAAACCGCATAATAATTGTTTCCATTTTTTACTGCGGTTGGCAATAATACGGCCGTGATCTCACTTGCTTGAATATTATGTGCAGTGCCTATTACTTTACCATTTGGGCCATACGCACTATAACCTTCGGGCAACATATTTGAATTAGTTAAATTAACATCTTGAGTATTAGTAGGGCCTGCAAGTATATGCATTCCACTAATATTTTGATTACCTAAATAAACTTTACCCATAGATTATGACCACCTTCTGAATATAGCTTTGCCACCAGCATTATCGCGCATATAAGCTAAAGTTACAAAATCATAATCTGTCGTTGGAATATAGGATGAAGATGCAGCTGCGCCAAATTTAAATAAACTTTTTTGACGATTTTTGATAAGTACAGTATTCTCTAATTTACTATTATCCGCATCATATCTTGCTAATACAATTTTTTGATCATATTCAATATTATCATTGTTAGCAGGAGCTAATTTAATATCATCTTCAGTCTAAAAAGTTGCATATCGTTCTAAATAAAATGAAGGGCTAAGTAATCCCAAATCTTTAAAAGTATTAGTGTTTCCTGTGGCAGGATCTACTGCTAATGCAAATTTATTGCCTATAGTGACTTTATTATAAAAAGTTGTTGGCTGCTTAGTAGATTGTTCGGCTTGCGCTACATAATTTATAAAAATATTGTCTGTACCAGTTACTTGCTCTTCATCAACCGCATTATCAGTTTTAATTATTTGACGATATATTTTATTATCTGTTAATATATATTCATCATTAGTATGTAAAAATGAATCGTTAATAGAATGTTTCCAACTTTTTTCTGCATCATTATCCAGCTATGTATAATTAGCCATATTCGCTTGAGTAGCACGATCTGCATAAGTTGCATAGAAAGCACCACTCGCTAATAAAGGCAAACGCATTATATTATTATTATCATTAGAATTTAATATTTTAAAACTATCAGTGCTAGAAAGACTTTCATTCATAAAGTCTACAGTGTCTTTTAATAAAGCCTTTGCCGCATCTGAAACATTAGCTTTACTAGTATTTACGTCTAATGTAAAAAAACCAAGACCTTCATTAAAAATTAGAGTACCAGCCTATAATGCTGGCACAGAACCACTTGATGTATTAGTACCATTAGTACCTCGATAAATTTTTAATGGAGTTTTTTCTGTTGCCATTTTTAAAAGACTCCTTTCTCGTCAAATTCACTATTATTATATAAATTTTTAATTAATTCCATTATTTTAATTCGGCCGTATATAAAAAGAAAAAGGGAAGTTAAAAACTTCCCCTATAAATATATATTAAGTCCAAGCAACTGGTACAGCTGCCCAACCCGTTCCTGTCCAATAGCGCAAAAAGTTATTCTTCTTGCCGCCAGTGTCAATCCAAAGTGCACCAACCTAGAAATTACTGCCCACAGGCTAAGTCGCAGAAACAGTAATTAATTTACTAACAGACTCTTTTACTGTTGCTGTTGTAACAAGTTTAGATTTAGGTGCTGGCAAAAGTGGTGTAGGAGTATTTTGCGGATAAAACTCGAAGCCCAAATCCCCTTCAACATAATTTTTTAATAAATTATTAACAATATTAAAATCTAAATATTCTTTATTTACCACATGAGCTGCATTAGTAATAGGTGCGGAAATGCTAATGGTTGCGTCATCACGCATTTTACCGCCATCAAGTGACAAATAATTTTTCATGCCGCTAGCTTCAAGTAAATTACGCACTGTGGTATAGTATAAAACATCATTATTATCTAATACTAAAATTTTAGTATTTTTAAGACCACTACCAGTTAGAGGCCCAACTTTACCAGCCCGATTATTATATAAATGTTCATTGGTAATTATTTTTACTGCGCCAGTAATAGTTATATTTTCAGTAGTTAAAGTGCCTGAAAAAGAGGCTTTAGACCACATGTTTTCTAATTCTTCAAGTTTCTCTTGGACGGTTTTATTTTTATTTATACCCTCACGAATGACAACGCCTTTGCCCTATTCGCTATTGTTAGGGTCAACATAAAACACGCCACTCGCCATTGTTTCAGGATAAATAATAATTGCACCGTCAGAGGTCTTGAGTGTTTTTACATATTCATTTGCCAAAACTCATTTTCCTCCTTTTTATCTTCTATAAATATCTCTTTTTTCATTAAAACATATTAATAAAAAATGTCCATAGAATAAAAAAGAGGGAGAAAGCTATTCTCCCTTATTTTTATTATAAATCAATCCAACTTAAACTCTCAAGCGCAGCTATACGAGCATAGATTTCTTCTTCTTTATCAGCTAAATAATTACTAGCTTCTAAATCTTTAATATCTAACCCATATAATACTTTACCTTTTGTTGGCCGAGTGCTTAAATTGTAAGTAAAATATCTTGGATTTTTTTCATCTAAAACCTTATTAAGTTTATAAAATCTAAATGAAAAAGTAACATCGCCGGCATACTTAGTTGCTTCGCCTCCAATAGCCCAAGGAATAAGCATTTTTGGCGAGTCAGGGTCATTATAAGTGGTTACGTCATAATATGGAACGGCATATACCCGCGATTCCCCACCAGCATTTATATATTGTATTACACAAGTTGTAGTAGCTAAATCGATATTATCAAAAAATCTATCTACAATAAAATATAAACATTCTGCCCTATGATCTTTCTCCACACTTAAAAAATCTGGCACTTCAACAATTCTTTTGTTTAAGTCGATTTTATAAATGGGTTCACTACTAGGGAGTAAAACTGCCAAGGTGGGAGGATTTACATCATAAATCTATGATAAATATTTTTCATATTCCGCGGCAGTTGTTATCATTGTTAGTTACCTCTTTAATTAGATTTGTGCAACTTTGAAGAGTAAGCTATAAGTAGGTTCAGATTGGCTGCCATTAAGATTATTAATAATTTTAACATAATAATAACCCGACACTTTAGCATTATAACGAATCGCGAGATCGGTAGTTTGAACAGCTTCAGGCAATAAAGCTTCATCATTCTCATGGGGATGTTGTTTGCCAGTTTCTGCATAATCATTTTTATAATCACATTTATACCACTGGTAAGTATATCCATCAGTTACAACACCTGAACTTAACGTTACTTCTAAGGTAGCTGAACCATTTTCCATTTCAATTTCGGCCATACCGCCCTCAGAAGCAGGCAAAGGCTTCACGATAACGGGTTTTGCAGCTGGCTTGGTAACACGGCAAACCTCAGACTGTGTAGTTAATTTACTATTATTTAAATGATTAGTAACAATTACACTATAGCTACCTTCTTCATTTGCAGTATATTCATTTTTAATAGCGTTTTCAATAAGATTTTCTTTAGAATACCATTGATAACTAAGTTCACCACCGTCAGGACTTTCTGCAAGACAAATTAATGATATAGGAGTCATGTCTGCATCAAATAATGAACTTGTGGGGAAGCTCTTTATTACTGGTTTGCTTGCGGCAGGAACTACGCATTTAGTGGTATCTATCGTATCAGAGCTAATCTGTACACGATTAGTAACAGTGGCAAAATAAGTACCAGTCTCAGAAATGGTACAAGCATAGAACCTTTCATAATAAGTATTTTCAGGAATCGGATCACCATCAGTAACTTCTGCGATTTGATAACCTGAAATATTCTCATTATTTTCAGCTTTAATATAATAAGCTTTACCCTAAGCAAAAGTACCATCATTACTCAGTACATATTCATCAGGCAGAACCGTAAGCTTGCTATCAGCACTGGGTACAATATGACCATTTTGCATATGAGTCCAAGAGATGGAGATAACTCCCGCGTCTTGGCTTTCAGCTTGTATCCTGAGTGTTTGAGATTGATGATCTCTTTCGCCTTCAAGATTGATTGTTTCAGGCAAATCTTCAAATAATACAGGTTTTTCCGCGGTTTGACCACCAACAGGATTAGTATCAACAAAGCGGCTAAGGATTAAATCATTACGATCAATAATCTCTATTGCGCTATCATCTTCTATATCTAAGTCAAGAGCAGGATTAATTACTGCACTTGCAGTCAAAGTACTAAAACTATAAGTAATTTTAGGCTTTTCTTCATTGGTTTTACTAATAAAACGCACAGAAAATTTAATTGTGCCTGCGCGATCAGTAATTTCAGAAGAAATAGGCCAACCAAAAATAATCTTACCAGGCTTGCTTATAATATCGCGCACCCAAGGAATAGAAACGTTCTTTTCAGTAATACCTTTAGCATCAGGCGCAGTTTCCCACTATATATAAATTTCTTTAGTATTTAAGTCAGTAGCATCAAAATAGCGATCAATTTCAAAATAAAGTATTTCGGCAATTTCATCGCCTTTTACTGATATACCATTCTTTTTAAAACTGGGAGGTACAGTAATAGTTCTTGTATTTGCATCAATCAAAAATACTTCTTCGTCTACTGGTAAAATAGTATATTTAAATTGTCTATTTTTTGAAGGGTCATAAGCTGGCGAATTATTAGAAGTATCATCATGGTCATATTTAGCTAATTTAGTAATATAACCAAAATAATCTTCTAAAGTAGTGATTTCCGCACCATCTTGCATTTCATTATGTTTTTTCAAGATTTTATTGGCCTCTTCAAATAACTTACGATATTTAACAGTATTTTCACTATTTACATAAGTAATCATTAGCTTTTAACTTCCTTTCTATTAAAATTGTGAGTTAGGAAACGAATTTCCTAACTCACTTTATTTTAATGTTTTTTATTGTTCTTTATCTACTTCTACCCATAAGTTTAAATCTGCTTCTGGTACAGTCACCATTTCAACAAATCTTTTATGGTCTTTAGTAAGAACTTTTCCTTCATCAGCAACTAAGGAATAATAGCGAACCGAATAAGCACCTTCTATATGAATGGGGCTATCAATTATTCCATTAGTGCCTAAATATCTATAAATTGTAGATTTGTTCATATTTATTCTCCTTATATTACTTTAAAGTTATATGTAACTCCAACACTTGCAGTGGTAAGACCAGTAAGATTCGGCAAATAATCATCTGATTCTGGCGCACTATACTTATTAATATGCTCCTAATCAGAATACATATTTACTGTTGTAATTGTGCGGTTAGGAGGATTCTAGAAAAGCACTCTATAGTTAGTAGAGCCAGAGCGCATACTAGTAATATAACATCCTTTTTCAGAATCGCCAAAATTAAATGTTGATATCTTGGTTTGGAAAGCAAATGCCGATTGACCTATAAATTCAAAATGTCCAGTAATAGTAAATGAATCATTATCAATGGGTGAACCACTAAGTGCGTAGTTATCAAAGCGACACACCTTATCTGGATTAATATCAATACGACTTAATCTTAATATTGGTATATCAACGGCATTATTTTTACGTATTGAAGCCATACAATACGCACCAAAGCGCTCTATAGTGCCAGGAACTTCAATATACTATAACTAGCCCATACCCTCAAGACAACGAGGCATAAAATCAATGACGTTTGTTCCAGCAGGGTCTTTATACCAGAAAATATGTGTGATATTGTTATTGTTTCTAAAACCATTAACAAGACTTGAATTAGTATCACCATAAATACCAATAATGGGCTAATTGTTATGACGAGTTGGCAAAGTTATTTTACCAGATAATGAATATTCAGATTTAATGCTGATGTAATAACCATTTTGTTCACGATATGTTCCAGAAGTGAAATCAAAAAATTTCTCATCAAAAGGCGCATCATAGACATTTGCTATTTCATAAACCGCATAGAATTTATAATCTTTAATAGATCTCATAGCCTCTAAATCAACCTTGCGGCCGCCCTTACTGGTTGAATAGCCGACGTGTTTATAAGTGCTTTCAAGGGGTAGAGTTGATTCGTCTTTATGAGGAATAATTGTGGGAGGATAAAGCTTTTCATTATAAGTGACTTCTATCTCATCGATTAATGAATCATCATCATTATAAAAAGACATTTTATACTTATGCTTAATATAAATAGCATAGAAAGTATAATCTATCACACCCTATGTGCAAGACCATTCTTCCCATTGTTCATTAGTGATAATATTATTACCTGCTGCATCAGTTGCCCAACCGAGGAAATCATAATTGGGCTTTGGCTTTGGTGTATAAGTGGTATAAGGATTAGAGAACCGCACAATTGTACCACTTTCAAAATCATCAGCCGCAATTTTCTATATGCCAATAATATTTTTCTTACCATCTTCATCAATCTATACAAATATACCAGAATAACCTTGCTTTACATTTGTAAAGAAGAAATTAAGATTGGGATAATAATCATTGCTCTATAAAGTATTGCGAATATATCCTTCATCAATTACGTCATTATTCTCAATATAAATATAACCAGTAATTTCAGGCATTGAAGTCGCAGTACCTTTGAATATATTGCTATACTTTTCGATGTAATCTTTTAACATATCTACATTGGCAATAGTCTCATATTTATTGGTAACTTTCTTAAATAATTTTCCATCAATAAGTAAGTTATTCCATTCAGAAGCATCCCAAGTCCAAGTTTCTAATCCATAATGGCCATTATCTTTGTAGTATTCCTCAGAAACATTATAAGTATAACCCTCAGTTAATTTTTCATAAGGCATCCAATTAACTCCACGCAATGAAATTTGCAACTAACCTTGATTAGGAAGAAGCTTGATACGAGTTAAAGACTTTAATAATTTATAACTATCATAACCAAAATAATCACCATTAATGCTTAATACATTTAAACCAGTTTCAGTCGCAGTATCTAAATTATTAGTTAAATCTTCAATATATAATCCCGTTGGAGGAGTCCAAGTAGAGAAATTCTCTTCTGTTGGAGGCTCATAAGAAACAATCAAATCTTTTAACTAAGAAGCTTCAACCAAATTAAGATTCGTTAAAGTCTTAGGAATATGTAAAGTATTAAGAGCAACACCTTCTGCAAATACAATATTCTAAATATTAGAGCGTACTGCACGGAAAGATTGTAATTTCTCACTGCTGGAAAAATCTAATGTTTGTACATTTTCAATAAATACACCAGTAAGATTTACCTCTTTTAACATTGGTTTACCTTTTGCACTGCTCTTAGAAGCATCAAAACTGGGTGGATTCGTTTTTAAGAAATAGCCCGGATACTCTGAACCAAGTAAAAGTCTCTATAAACGAGAAGCTCCTAACGCTCTAAACTCTCGCCAATATAAAGTGCTCATATCACCAACATCTTGTAAGAAGCTTGCGCCATAAATATAGAATAACTGTTCACCATAATTGGCACCACTACGACGTCCTATAGGCATGTTACCCGGTAATTGCATATAAACAGCTTTGTCACCTTTATATAATTGCGGTTCCATTGAGCTATTATCGCCACCAATAGTAACATATTGCCGTTGATAAGGAATAATCTTTACTGCTAAATCAGCATCCAAATAATTAGTTTTTATTGGGTTGCCATCGGCATCTTTTTTCTCTGTGCCATTTTCTATAACATAATATGGCGAATATTCAAAACCGGCTGGTAATGTCGTAGTATTATTATCGATCCATTTATCTGAAGTTTGATTTATATCGTTAGCAATAATACGACCTTGAATTGAGGCACCCGCACGTGCATATTCGCCCCAGCCCTAAAATGAATCATAAAAATTAATACGATTCATTAAGAATTGCTGACGAGATAAACTACGATCACCTTGTAATGCATAGAAATAAGTACCATCACCATCAATCGCAATATCACCATCTTGATTCTAATAACCATCTCCATCGGGATTGGTAATAGAAATATATTTCCAATATTCATCCAAATTCAATGCCATTAAAGGACGAATACCTCTCATAGCAATAGAATTACATTCAACAGGGTCGGCTAAGTACCATTTTTCAATATGATCAACATCTCGCTATAAAGCAGAACGATTATCATTATCTCCAGTAGATGAGCCAAGCAAAGGGGTTGTAGTTTTTTTAGTATTAATATTAACAATGCCGTTACCGTCTCCACGCATCTAGAAATACTTAGCCTTTAAAGCATCTTTATAGCAAGTATAAAGGTTTGCCCATAATACGCTATCATTAGTAGAGAAGCAACCATCTTCTTGCGCATTCACGTAATATTCAAAAGAAGGAATACCAGTATTATTAATACCTAATTGAGTATCCATATCATAGAAAATAGGATACCAAATATAATCTCCGCCTTCTTTTTGCGGACCCCAAGACGCCATCATACAATTCTTTCCACGGCTATCATAGCAAAGGAAAATTTCTGTTATTAAGAAATATACTAAACAATATTCTAAATCAAAATGTTCAGGTAATTCTTTCTTAAATTTAGCCAAACGATATTCTTGAGTATCAAAATAATAATTAACGCCATTAATTGTTACCGCAGAATCAAGCACTTCAATATTATCAGTTGCATAATCTGCAGGAGTTAATTGTATAATATTAAATACTTCAGCATAAGTTTCAACTGTACCAGTCTAATAAGTACCAACTTTATCAAGGTCTTGTACATAAACATAGCCAGTAATCTTAGCATAGGCGCGGAAAACATCACTATCTGTAAAGGTATAAATAGGATTACCATTATTATCTGTACTATCAGTAGTTCCCCATTCAGCACTCTTTAAAATATCATCAGTCAAACCAGCTTGAGTTAAATTGTTTTTAACATCATCATAACTCATTGTTGTTTCTACTGGATTAAATAAAATGGTTTCTTGTATTGTTGGTATTTTTGCTACGGAGTATTTTTTAGTATGAACAAATGTTGCATTTTCTCCATACTTTTTTATTGCATATTTATTAATTAAGTCATCTTCTTTACCGACATAATCAACACAAGTACTCCATACCCACTTACAAGCGCGTTCCCAATTTTTCATCTTCTTAAATAAAGAAGCATTTCGATTTTCAGGAGTTGTATATTCTTCTGGACTATAATCAGCAGCCAAATCTTCTGCTGTTACACCACCACCGGTTATATCATAAATATAATCCAATAAATCGGAATCAGTATGATATCGATATTCATAGCTATCTGTAACTATTGGCCCGCATCCTTTAGAATTTGCGCGCTCATTACCATTAAATGCAAGTCCTTCAGTATTCATCCCCGCACGACGCATTTCTTCTTGAGTCATGCTAAAGCTAAATTCTTTGCGTTTTAATGGATCTCTAAATGAACAGAATGTGCGGCCATTGTCTGAAAATTCCCAACATTCAGCCATTTTGCGAACAGCTTTATTACCTAAGAACTTTTGACTTATTTTTTTACCAGGCTTAAAGCCATATACTTCATCAGAACCTTTATCCAAAAGCATATTGAAACGGCCTAAGAATGTATAAGTATCTCCATTTTTGCGGAAACCCAATACAGGGAAACCTTGGACGCTAGTACGATAATCTTTTATGTTTGGCCAATCATAAGATTTATATGTTGTTACTGCAATGTAATAATTGCTAACATTATCAGCATTTACAATTGTTTGATCAGCTAATTTTTTATATTTACCAGCGTCATTTAATTCATAATAAGTAGTATTTTCATCATAAGAAGTTGCGGTTTCGTAATTTTCTTTAGATTCAGTAAAAGCACCAATACTATTATAATCATTAATAGGATGTTTAGTATAAGCATTAGCAACAAAGTTTGCCATACCCATATTATAAGTGCCAGAAGATTCCATATAATCAATTTTTACAGTGAATTTGGTAGTACCTACTGTATAATTATCATAATAGAATGCATCAAGATGGCATTTATCTTCTTTATTTTTATAAGCACTTGCAAAAGGCCCAGCATTCATATACATATTAATATTACCATCTGAACCTTTAGTTTTTATCTTATAATTGCGGCGAGGATAAAATTCTGAAGAAGTGCCTTGAACTTGAATCGTTACACCAGTGTTATTTAAATCTTCATAAGCCGTTGATGTAAAGCTTGGGCAATGATGTTTATAATATTCTTCAATGGCTGCAATTTCACCTTGCTCAGCCAAAATATTAGCTATTTCTTTATCTTCTTTAATCTTAGTTAATAATTCACCATTTTCATAAGCTCTATCTAAGCCAGTATTAACAAAAGTAACGGTAGCGCCATTAACTTTAACCGCTTTTTTATAAGGCATATTTTTTAATGAAGTATTAGTAACATCAAAAATTAAATAAGGCATTAAATAATCGTCAGGATGGCTTTGATTATAAAGAATCATATCTTCATAACGCAATCTAGGCTCATTACCAATACCAAGAGAAGCAATACTGTTTTGGTCATAAATTAAAACATCTTTAAAATCAACAGCATAATTCTTCAAAATGTTTAATAAATCTAAACTTTCAGAATAAATACGCATCTTATATAAATCAATATCACAATTACTTGAATTAAATTCAATGGCTGAGCTTGTAATATTAACTGCACTACTTACTGTAATCTTGTTAACGCCAGTTAAAACACCATTAATATAAATTAAAATTAAATTAGAATCTGGTGAAAATACAATACTTAAATTTACTAATTGATTTTCTACATAAGACACATTAACCGTATCAGTACCATCACTAAAGAAAGCGTCCTATGGGCCTAAGCATAATCCAGTAGTGCCTGTAATATATTTGCAGAAAGCATTTGCGGTTGATATCTATTTATAAACCTAACTAAAAATTAAATCGTCATATTCTTTTCCCAATAGTTCTAAAGCCTTATCATGCAAAAAAGCATCATAGTTATCGTACTTGTCTTGCGCGATAAAAGCATCATAAGCCACTTGGTCATTTTGATAACGAGTAATTTCTTTAATTAACTTATTATAATTACTAATATTTTTAACTTTAAACTAAAATTCAAATGTACATTTCTTAATGCCACTTACGCTAGAATTTAAGGTCATTGGGCCAATAGGGATAGAAAATTTCGCGCCATTACTTATACGCAAACAGGTATCATTGTTTTCATCTAAAAGCCATCCATTATTATACCAATTAAAGTTTTCAAATGTTGCTTTATAATCACCTTGTTGCCATTTTTCACGGTTCGCCGCAGACTCACTATTAGAACGTCCAGCAGCGTCAAATGAAAGCATTAAATTTTCAGTGATAATATTCATATCACGATTGGGGTCAGTTTTTACATTAAATGCAATTTCGCGGCGTACTTCACGTTCGCCTTCACCGCAAGATATGTAATAAAGATTTTCTTCATTAGTAGTGATATCGGTAATTTCAAAAATCTTATATTCTGATGCCGCAGTGAAATTTATAACCTATTGTTTAGATTCAAGTATTCTTGCATCTTTATAAAAATTAACAATAGTGTTAGTTGGAGCTTTTGGATCATAGGCTAAGAAAGGGATTTGAATTTTATCATAGTTATAATACTCATTTTTATAAGCACCTATCCAAATAATCGGTAAATTACTTGAACCACTATTATAAGCAAATTCAAATTCAATAGGTTCTGGGCCAGCACCCTGTTTGTTATTTTCGTAAGAATATAATTCAAAACGTGCAGTATGAGTGCCATGTTCTAAAGCCGCAGTATTTATTATATAAGATTTTTCACCATTATTATTATAATCTAATATCTATTCGCTTACTAATTCATTATCTACATAAAATAATAACTATTTAGTAATTGCGCCAGATACGTTACAATACATAATTGGCTTAACAGTAGAACTATATAAAGTTAAAGGTGAAAACTTTGAACTGCGGCTAAGGGTTAAATTAACAGTAGTAACTTGTATATTACGCTTTACAGAAATACCACTATTAACGCCGGAAGCAGTCATCCACAAAGAACTTGTAGTATTTTCTTTTAAGCGTTTACCAAATTCAAACTAAGTCCTTTCACCATTATTAACCTCAAAAGTACCGCGCATATAAGGAGTGCCTTCATCTTTAGTGCCTTCATATAAAGCCCAATTAACGGTTAATATATCATCTTCATAATCACCATTTGCATCTTGTTTTGCGGTTGCGGTAACATAAGTAGATACTTCTGTACCATTAACAATTGTAGAGTGCGTTAAACCTTCAACTTTAAAGGTCATATTGCGGCCTCCACTGGGGTTATCGCCGCTTCCACCACCGCCACCACTTATAGACAATCGTGCGCAATATATCTAATCATTGGGTTCATCAATAGTTAAAATCTAATAAAAAGCGCCATCATTTTTATTTAATATTAAATCGCCTTCATGACAATTTTCATAATTTTCTATTTTACTTAGCACTAAGATATAGCCAGTTTCTAAATCTGGATCTTCTACCGGTTTTTCATCAGCACCATAAAATAATGACACACCATTATTACCTAATAGTATACGTTTCCCATCAGCATCCATAAAGATTTGACCACTGTCTTTTACCATATAAATATAACCTTCATTATATTTTTCAGCTTCTAATCTATCTTTAGTCGTGCGAACGGGTCTAAATGCAGTTGCCATTATATTTTTTAACTCCTTTCTATCATTTCGTAACATAATAAAAAAAGGGAAAGGAACAAAAAGCCCCTTTCCCTTTTTATTATTCCTCTAAGGAAATTAAAAATTATATCTATTTATTTATTGAATTTCGTCCAATTAATTAAAACGTACCCCAAACCAGATCAAATGTTACGGTAGCAACACCTTCAGCAGCAGTTGTAGTCTTAATAGAAATATTCTGATTACCAGTTGCCGCAACATAATTGACTTGAGCAGTCTTTGCGTTAGTGGCATCTTTAGTTTTTACAGAATGAACTACGCCTTGGCCATTTTCAGAAGCTGCAACAGTGAAAGTATCAATATCATTATGAGTATCTTTCAGAGTGTATTCCTTAGCGGTTACGCTAGTAACATGACCATTCTTATCATAAGCTACTTCATGAGCAGTAACAACAACGGCCTCATCAGTCTTCTGACTTACCTTGGAAGCAGTAGGTGCGGCAACAGCAGCGCCAGGAGCAGCATGGCTGACCTTTATGTTCTGATATTTGCCATCAGCTTCAGTATTATTAACGGCAACAGCAATATTGTCACCAGCTTCTAAGGTAAGCTGACCAACAACATTAGCAGCCATACCATCAGGAGCAAGCTTAATACCAACTTTGCCTTCATCTTCTACACGAGAGAAGCTATAAGTAGTATTTTCTTCATCGCCAGAAGGTACAACATACCATTTTAATCCGCTAGTAATAACGCCACCGACTTCATCGCCAGTAGCAACGATTAAGTCGCCAGTCTTTACATTGGCGGCCGCGGCACTGCCTTCAACACTACCCGCAGGAATGGTGAAGTCACCAGTGGCTTTATAAGTCCAGCCAATTTCTTGAGCGCCAGTAGGAACAGCAGTAGCGACTCCCTTGAATACCATGGCGTCCATGCTCTGCTTAGCAGCAGTAATCTTATCGTCGATAACCTTTGTAGAAATAGTGGCTACACCATTTACAAAGGAAACAGACTCGCCGCCTTCAAGCTTAACTTTAGGATCAAATGTATTGGTTACACCAACATCACTGGAAGTATCTTTAACAGTTACCTTAAAACCAGTGGCCTGACTATCTACAGCAACGCTATCAAGCTTTGTATCAGCAGCAGAAACGGTGATGGCAGTACCATCTTGAGCCACTGTTACATTGTCACCACCAGCAATACTAAGTTCAGAGCTAGCACTATTAGCAAGGTCAGACTTTAAAGTAATCTTAGCAGTATTTTCAGTAGCTGCGGTTTCACCATTTAAAGAGAAATGGCTACCCTTAATCTTAACAGTTTTAGCAGCAGTATCAGTGCTAATGTTAATATCATTACCATCAGCAGCAATCTTAAAGCTATCCTTTACAGGATCAGTCTGAAGGCTATCTTTAACCGCGCTTTCAATAGTAGCAGTTTGACCCTCTTGAGAAACTGTAAAAGTAGTGGACTCAACAGAACCAACTTCAGTAGTAGCATTAACAGTAATATCACCATTAGTACCACGCACTAAACTAATTGCATTACCAGCTTTTAAATTAACAGAACCAATCTTACCCTTACGAGTGGTATCTGCAGCGTTATCACGATTTAAATCAATCGCTACACCACCAGTAATAGCACTAGAACCGATTGAATAAGTATCACCAGTTAATTTAATACCATCAGTGCCATTAGCGGTCAGAACAAGATCTGCACCAACAAACTTCAGAGCAGCAGACTTATTATTAGTAGCATCAAGATCTTTACCATCACGAACAAAAGCAAGGGTTGTAGTTGCAGTAGCCGCATTATCAGCAACAGCAACAGCAGTACTTACAGAAGAAACCTGAGTATCAGTATCAGGATTAATCTGCACCCATTGCTGACCATTATAAACACAAAGAATGTTTTCAGCAGTAGCATAATAGAAATGACCAATCTCATTAGAGAGATCGGCGCCCGAAGGCAGATTGGCTATAGCCGCAACAGTTGTTACGCCTTCATTAAGAGCAACCAGCTCAGTTGCAGATTTACCAAAATATAAACGATTAGTATCATTAGTTAAATAGAAAGAGCCCTCTTTAATACCAGTTTTACCGGCCATTAAGGTATTTAAACCACTTTGAGAACCCCTCAAAAATCCAACATTAGCCATTGATTAAATATCTCCTTTTAGTTAGATTATTCACCAGCAGGAATATCAGCCCACTGTAAAGCAGTTTCTATAGTAGTAATACGAGTTTCGTGATCTTCTACAGAAACTTTTAAATTAGATACTACAGTTTTTAAGCCAGGAACAGTAACTTGCTCTTCGCCTTCACCAGTAGTAGTGTCATTAATAATGTCTTCAAGAGCTTTTACGCGAGTGTCTAATTCTAACGTAGGATGCTCTTGAATTTTATCGACCGTATCTTGTAAATTGCCGACAGTAGTATTCATGGTGGTTAAGCGCTCTTCAAGAGCATCTAACATACCATCAATTTCACCAACATCAACAGTTACCCATGTACCATCGCCACGCAAGAACTTAGTCTGATCGCCAATCGCGGGAGCAGGAACATAACCAGCTTTACCAGCCGCATCAGGCTTAGCACCAACCATTGTTTCGATTTTAACAAGGTCAGATATAGGTTTATTTATCCATTTTTCGCTTGTTGAATCATAAACCAGAACATCATTAGTGCCAAGGGTTTCAGAAAGATTAATATTACCTAATTCACCAAGAGAAATTTCGCTGGGGACTACTCCACCAGAGCTGGTAGAACCAGTAATTTCAATATCACCCAAGAACAAACGACCAGTTTGAGAATCAGCCGCCGCCGTAGTGAAATATAAGGTATCCTTATCTTTTACTGCCAACTTGACATAATTATCGTATAGACCGCGCAAGAATTTTACATACTGAGTCAATGAAATTCACTCCTTTTCTTTTTAAATTCTTCACCTAATAGTCAAATTTACTGTTTATTAATTAAAACGACTTGGCCTTATTAAGGCCAAGTCGTTCTTATAAAAATTAAGCTTTGTTTTCTAAAGCGGCAATCCTTTGTTCTAAACTATTTATTTTATTCCACAAACGTTTAATATAATTGTTTAAAGTAGCTTCGCCAGTAGGCTCAATAATACTATCAGTAGTTTCATTGGCGTAGCCTTTAACTACACTTGAACCAATATCAGCGCTTATACCTTTAGTATACTTATGCTTGCCAATAATATGACCAGCTTCATCATATTCTATATCATATAATACAGGTTCTTCTGTATTGGGCTTATCACTTGTATCAACTACAGAAATCTTATGTGCAACCTATAATTGATCATTAACTGTTCGTGGTAATGTCCAATCGCTTTGATACTCTTGTATACGACTTAACCACATTGTTTTTTCTGGGTCAGCTAAAGCATTTGCTTTAGTTTTTAATTCTGCCGCATTAGTTAACTCTAAAGTACCTTCAGCAAATGTTGCACCGAAGCCTAATAATTCATTATAATAGTGCGGTTCGCGCTTGCCGCCATCAGGAACAAACACACCTCTTAATTGAATCCACTTATTAACTGAAGTTATTTCTAAAGGTTTCTATGTTGAGGTAGTCTTAAGTAAACCGCCTGAAACCATACTGCCACGCACCGGCACTTCCTCAGCAATTGGCGAGCTATATATCGCGCTATTCTCTGGAATCGCAGTAAATATATCGCGTGGATGACTGGTCTCATAAGGATTATTATCTCCGCGTGCAGTCACACTATTTTCGAATTCAGCTATCCAAGATAAATATAAATTATATTCAGTCTCAGTAAGATTGCCATTATTTTTCTCTTCAAGCCAAGCCGCAAGTAAAGCGTCTTTATTTTCTATTACTTTTGGATTATCAAGATTAAATATAGCACCTTGATAAGAAAGTTCAAGCATCCTACTAAAATAAGGCTAATAATTTAAATTATTAATTACTATGTCTTTAAAATGAGTAGGCAATGGCGCAATCTTATTTTGTTTACCAACTACATGTCCAGTTTCATCAATAAGATAATCACGCAATAAAATAGTACCATTATATTTATTATCAGTATAAGCCATGTTATAAAGGTCATAAACATTAGGACTATTTTCTAATGAAGGTTTAATATCTTCAAGTTTGTGATAATTGTGATGAATGCTTAAAATATTATTATTTTTATCATTATTAATATTAACAGTAATCCATTGTTTATTAATCATAGCTGGATCGCTATAATCATGTTTATAAATATCTTGGTCAATAATATCATCACTGTCATTTTCAAAAGTATAAGTAGTTTCAAAAAAGGGAATATTTTCATTACACCATTCTGCAGAAGGCTCGTTTCCAGCACCAAATGCCGATGTTAAATCAATTAACATCATTCCATCTATATAAAAATCTTTAATGCTACAAGCAATAGTAAGAGAAGTTGATACAACATTCTCTTCCTATAATGCACTCGGTTCATAAATATATGTTTGAGACTACCAATCATCTATATCAGTTTTTTTACCCGTCATTTCTATAAGCTTAAACTAAACTATTTGAACATTATTAGAATAATTAAGACGAAAACTTACTATGCTACCTGTTCCATATGAATTAGTATAACAAACAAAACAATATTTATGATTTAAAAAAACCTAAATATCTTTAGAAGGTGTTAAATATATAACATTATCTTCACTATCTTTTACTCTTGTGAGTGAAGTTTCTCCAAAATATTTTTTTGAAGAATCATATTTAGCATTATTGCTGAATGTCCATGCCTTATTTTCAAATGATGGATCGAAAATAAGATTAGTTAAAGTAACATTTTTTGTTACAACAGGCTCTTTAGTAAAATTAATGCTATTACTCTAATCAGTGCTAATTTTAGCACTAATTATTTTACCAAACTGATCAACCGTCAACAGTGATTTAGGAGTAAGTGTATCGAATGTATTTAAAATATCATTCATCAAATTAATGCAACCCTAAACTGTTTTATTATCACGAGATGTTTCATTATCAATCTCTAATAACGCATTTAGTTTAAGAATTAATCCATGAATAGTATTCAGTCCATCAGCAAATCCAACCAATTCACTAAATTCATAACCCATCTATTGGCCTATTAATGATAAACCATCAACAACTACTTTATAATCAGTATCCCATTTTTGTCCAATAGTGTAGTCATAATCATATTCTTTAGAACCATCAATTGCTTCAATATAATAATTGACATCATCAATAAATTCATAATAATACTTTTCTTTAGTGTCTGCGCGGTTTTCACCAACTAAAAGCCCCTTAACCGCAACAATACTAGTCCAAGCTTGACCTAAAGGATAATTAGTTTTTAAAGCTGTCTATTCATCAGCATTTAAATCAGTTAAATCATAACCAACAATCTGATAATTAATACCTTCCTCTAATACATATTCATCTCTATCAAGCGCGGCAATGGGGGAAGTTGCAAGAGTTAAACCTTCAATATAAGTTTTATTGGCAGTATCCCAGATTTGACCAACCTGATATTGCTTTTTAAAGTTTTCAAATTCCTCTGTGGGCATACCAGCACTATTTTCAACTTGAGTAATTTGATAAATAATACCATCGCGGAATACCCATTCGCGCTCGTAAATTGAACCAATTAATGTAAGTTCAGTTTGGCCCTCTTCATAATAACCCAAAACAATACCATCAATAAATTCTCGACCATAAGGCCAAACTTCATGATTTTCATAAATTGAACCATACTTTTCTTGAAGCTCTTGAATTTTTTCTTCAGTAAGGCTTGTGCCACTACCAATTTCTTTAGCTATATAATAATCAACACCATCTTGCATATTATAATATAACTTCTAATCGGTTGCAGCAACATATTGAGATAATGTGACACCAGGAACTACTTTATCTCCTTCAGTCCAGATGTCTCCAATAACGTATTTTTCTAAAAGCTCATCAATATCTTCTAAAGCAGAAATTTGATATTGAGTCCCAACAGCCATATCATAACGAGACACTTGAACAACTTCAGCGACGCTAGATGCCAACTAAATACCCTACCGCACTTTTGTATCACTAATAGACCAAGCAGTACCAACATTTAACCCACTTGTGCCAGCATCAACAATATAATATTTTTTATCAGGCTTAAAAATGTAAGATAAACTAGTCTAATCACTAATTGTTACATCAATAATATCAGGCGCAAGAACAATACCATCTATTACATCAGTTAATTCAGTATTCCACTTTTGTCCTACTTTAAAATGCTGATTAATATAAGTGGCCTAATCTTTGTCAAATTGCGCATTTGAACCATCTTCTAAATAAGCAATATAATAATTACGTCCAGGTTTAAATACATATTTACCATCTACAGAAGCAACTGTTGTAAGTAAACCTTCTTTATATCTTTTAACTAAGTCAGTATTACGAATACGATAATATTTTTGATTCTGATAATAAATTTTATCTAAATCAATATTATTAAAATCTTGTAAATCAATATGATTATCGTCATTAGTAACAATAATCATACCCATTAAATCATGTACTGAATTAATACAACCCGCAAGAGTGTTAATTTTATCAGTATCATAGCTATATCCATTACCTTCTGGATTAATACTTACAAGACGTAAACCATTTTTATTATCCCAATCAACATTAAGATTACGATTCAAAGAACCATTCTATTCTTCTGAACCATAAACTAAATCCCAAACATGAGCTAAAGTATTACCTAAAGAAGGCAACATAACGCTAATTTCTTGAGTATCTTCACTCACAGCTAAACGATTAGTACCATCATGTTGGTTATATAAATGACCACTATATCCAGTAGGCTCAATAGAAATTTTATCTGTTATATTTTCATCAGCATAAGAAATATGTTCAGGGTCAAAGCCCGCTTTATTGTAATAAATCGCGGCGGGAATCTTACTTTCTGCGGTTTGCCACTATTTGGTTTCCGCATTAAAATACTGCTTTTGGCTTGTATTATTTTCAGTATCCATCTTAATTTGAGACCAAGAAGTTTCTTCATCAGAAGGATAATCTTTTACATCATTAGTCAAAATAGTAGAATTAGTAAATAATTCACTTTTATTACCATTCTCATCAAGTACTGGGCCAGTAAATTGTTCAGCACCTTTAATCCTTAATCCCCATGAAGGCTACCAATGTAATTGATAAAATTTATTGGTGCTGTCAGTATCAAAGTGCGGCGCCATAGGTACAATACTTGGTGCATCCGCGGAAATACCAAGTGCAGGCATCGTGGAATTAAGTTCCGCAATCATTATATATTGTTCTTTATTATCTTTATAAACCTTTTGCCAAACGGTAGAATCCCAACCGCGCCCTTTACCATAAATAGAAGTATCTAAAGCATAATTACGCACATAAGCAGAATTTGCACTGGTTAAAATAGTAAACACAGATTGACCATTTACCAATTTAGCTTGATAATAAAGAGTCGTAGAACCGTTTAATGTTCCAATATCAATAGGTTCGTGCGAATCAGTTGATGTATTATAATTAAAACGCTCAGTAATTTTACCATTTTTATCAGTAACAGTTGCTGGAACGCGCACTACATCGCCTTGCCGCACTTGACAATAATTTAAACTTACTGTTGAACTGGGTACAACCTCTAATTCATATGCCGCAGGAAACTCGACTGCGCCATCAAGCACTTCTTGAATACTTGCGCCCTCTTTTTGTTTAAAACTTGCATATAGCTTACCATCGGGTGCTAAATAACAAGATTTAAAACTATCATCGCTACCTTCAGAATCATATTCCACTAAAACCAAACGATTTACATAAATACCATCAGTCTTAATATTATGATCCATTTCATAGCGGCTAGAATAAATTTTATCAAAATTGAACTGGGCGCGGTCTAAATTTACCACTTTTCCATAAAAACTCATTTAAACCGTTTCCTCCTCATCATCTTGATTATAAACTATATCAACAATTAAATAAGCACTATCATTGGAAGATATAGAAGTTATAGAAGAAGCATCAAATGAAATTGCAGTAATTTCACTCAATCCCTCTAAATCTAATTCATAAATTCCAGTAGCACCAATAATAATTGGATTATCCGCATTATTTAAATAAAACTTAGTCCCTGGAACCGTCTAAATGCCCAATTGTGTTATGGGCAAATAGGCGGAAAAAATACTACCAGAGGTAAGTTTAGCTTTAGTAATTGCGCCAGATATTCCGCTAGTTCGATTTGGCTAATTCTCTAAAGAACTATCATTATAATAGCGGAATTGCATTACTTTTCTTGCCATTCTCCTTATCCTCCTTAATTAATAAATTCGATCAACTACTTTAGTTGCTTTTATATTCATTAATCCATTATGAGTTAATGGTATTGTTAAGGTTTGAATATTATACAAACCATTAATTTTACTTGTTTCATCGTATATTGAAATCTAAGTGTTAGGTTCTAATGTATATATAGGTATTGCATTTACAGTTACAGACTCAACACAATAGGAATAATTATATACCATATTGTCTATAACTGAATGCGCATCTTTTCCTTGTGCGCTAATACTAAACATATTTTCATATTCAGCATTTAAATATATATAACTATAACCATCTCTTATTTCTCCTTGCGCTTTTAACTCATCATACTAATTTTTATTAGTTAAAAAAATCACCGTAGGAGTTTCTCTATAATAGATGGCCGTTACCTTATCATCATTAATTGCTTTAGGCCTATCTCCAACTATATTAATAGAATACTTCTCTAAATCATCACCGTCTAAGAAATCTAACCAATAATTTAAAACTTCAGGAGCATTAACCACATTTTTATTCCAATAATATAATGATTTATCAACGCCGTCAATAGGCTTATAATATTGGCAAGTTTTAGTATAATATGAACGATTTTTCTTAGGCTCATAAATTACAATATCTTCAATTCCATCTTGAACAAACACATTTTTTAAAGCTTGCTACGCCGCATAATCTTCTACGGTTTCAATTACTTTATAAACACTATATTCAGTCGGCACAATTTCATATCCTGATAAAGTTGCAGTAGATTCTTTAAGATAATATCCCTTAGTAATTTTACAGAAAATGATATCTTCTCTGCCCCATACCTCATCATCTTTTGGATTAGTATGGTTTACTTCTGGATAACGATAATAGGGAGATATCACTTTATCTTTTCTGAAAGAATATAAGCCATTTGCACCTTTACTCATAACCGCAAGATATTCCTTAAGAACAGCATCGTATTCATAAATATCAGTATATTCAGAAAAAGTTTGATGATATCCATCAATATAATGGTCAGTTTTCTCATAATAGATTTTCTTAGAATCATATATACTATCTTCAGTCAATTTTAAAAACTTATCATCTATATTTACATCTTGATAAATGTAACAATTATGAGTTTTCTTTGCATTGACTAAACTATTATCACTAGTAACTAAAGCGATATTGGGATTATCATTTTCTGGTATAAAAAAGCCATAAGTATTTTGAAAATGCACTTCTTGCCCATTTATATATTCTGTATATTCGGTATTATAAGAACCATTTAGCGCATAATAATATAAAGGTTCAAGCTCCTCTTCTTCTTCTGCATCTGCAAAAATATAAATATTTTCGTCAAATGGAATATTTTGATTACACCAATCTAAATTAGGCTCTTGTCCCGCGCCATATTTACGAGTTAAATCTATCATAACAAAAGGTGCAACTAAGCCATTAGCACCGTCAGTATTTTCAGATAAAGTGGTGATTATAAATTTAAGCGCATCATAATCTTTTAAAGTAAAAATATTCGCATATCGGAACTAATTTTCTGATTCTTTAAATTGCGGGAACCATCCTTTGCTATGATCTGAAATAACATTTGCATATAAACCCTATAAAATTCTAAATATTGTAGCAGAAGCATAGGAATGTACTGCAATATAATATTTATGAGCTGAAGAAATTTTTGCTTGTTTATTTATTTTATGAAAAGTATATTCACTCTCAAAATAAGGAATATTTGCATCACACCATTCTCTTGTAGGCTCTTTACCCTCACCAAAAGCTTCAGTTAAATCAATTAATATTATATCATCTATACAAATAATACTTGATGTATTTACACCTATTCCAAAATTAAATTTAGAAATATGGCTTGTAGATCCAGTAATTAACTTTGAATGTCGATACCATTTTTTTTCCAAATGCCTTCCATACCAAGTATTATTAATATTATAATTAATATTTGCCGCTCCATAGTTATAATATATACCATTTATAAGTTGAGTTATTTTTACACTTGACGCAAAATTTGGACTGTGACAAGCGATATAAAAAATATGATTTTCAATATTTGGTGTAATTATAACGTTGTTTGATGGTGGAAAGAAAAAATCCTCATAAGTTTGCTCTTTTTTAGTTGTTAATGAAACATTTCCACTCAAACTTAAATCTGTATTATATATAATGCTAGAATCTTCTAAAATAAAGCTCTTGTTTTCAAAAGAGGGGTCAGGAGCTAAATTAGTTAAAATTATATCATTAACTTCTTCTTCCTTCTCATCAATATTTATATAATCTAAATTAGTAAAATACATATTAGTACGCTATACGTAAACATTATCATATTGCAGGCATAATGCAAACATATTGCTATTAGTAATTTCAACTAATTTATTCGGCTCATCAGGATATAAATATTTTATTTTTTCAATATAGCCCAATTTATTGCCTTCAGACCAATCGCTATCATAATTATCATCAAAAAATCCAAAAGCTTCAGAAACCTCAATACTAAAGGGCCGACACCAATAAGTCTAAACAAAATTATTCCAGATTTCTTTTGCAGATTTTCTAAATGTATTATATATTTCTAACTAATGAGAACGTTGTTCTAAATTAAATACAGCTTCTTGCATAGATAATATTTTTTTCTTAACCTTATTATCTAACTCAGTCTATACTTCATAAGTTGAATATTTTTCATCTGCGCAATTAATTCGACGAGATTCATATCCCACTTCAGGCTCTAATGAAGTTGCTCTATCAATAATTTCAGGAGTTATTTTTACCGCATTTGGCCACATTGGTTTATAAGGCAGCAAATGAACAAAACCAGTAGATTGACAATAATGTTTTTTGTCTTTATAACAATTACCAACCTATTGATAATCGCGCACATAAGAAAAATATAATTCAGAAAAATTACCATCTTCTGTTTTTATATAATACTTAGTACCAAAATCAACTGGATGAGTCATTGCCCACTGATACCAATTTCCTTCAGAATTATCAGATTTCCAATATTCGGCAACTTTTTCATTTTTATACTAATCAAAAGCTAAACCTTCATAATAAATGCCCAATATTTTTCTGTCATCAAATTCATCTTGTGGAATTTTAACTTCAAGATAATCATAGCTCATCATTCCATTTTCATCAACTATTGGAGCATAAATGGGACGAGTTAAATCATCTATAACTTTAATCGGCGTTCCTGTTAATGGTGAAATCATAGATTCATAAGTAACTTCAGCATAAGGATCATATAATTCTCGCCAATAACTCATTAAATCAGTATAAAACATTTCATATCCAGTACTTCCAAAAGGAAACAAATCTTTATCTTCTGGGTAAATACGATTAGCTTGCCGCACTCGCGCAAAAAAATCATCCATAGTTCCATATTGATAAAAATCGCGCGCCATTTGATATAAAATTTCTCGCCAATCCCAATCTTCATCAGTATAAGTGCGATGATCTTGAGATTTATTATTGCCATATTTTTTTGCTTCTTCAGCATTAACTGCAATGGTTGTATATTCGGTGGGCTTTTTAGCAATAGCATATCGCATATGTATGGGAATTTCACCACCGCCAACGCCTTTGCGAATACCATGAACAAAATAATCATTTTTCATATTCGCAATATTGGGAGAATTATTAAAAGAAGTGATTAAAGTACCATTATCAAAAGAAAATTTATAACAAGATTCATAGCCAGTCTATTTAAAATAAGTCTCGTTATTACTAGAACCCGTACCATTCCAAGGGGTATTAATAAAAGTTTGTTTTTTCTAAAAAATAAAAGTACCATAAACATCATAATAATATTCATAATCACCAAGAACTTTAACTATTTTATCTAATTGCGCAGTTACGCTTTCTCCAGGATTACAAATAAAATCATTAGGATAAACCAAATCAGTGGGACGATAACCCGCAGTTTCACCATATTGGATTCGCGCAATTATGTATTTATCACGCTCTTTACCATGCTAAACCATATCTTTATTTAAAAGATATACTTTAGTTGGAATATTTATTTCTTTATCATTAAGAGTATCAAAAGTATAATATTTAATAAAATCTTCTAATTTTACTTCTCGCTCAATTTCATTACCTTCAGAATCTTCGTCAATTGCATAAACAATCTAAGAACCATCAGTACTCATATTTTCATAATAATTGCCCTAAGAACTTAAACCATCCCAATACTTTTTAAATAAATATAAAGGAGTGTCTCCACGATACTCTAATAACTCAATACCGTTATTATCGACATCATTAATTAATATATTCTAAATTGGTTCTAATCCATAAGTATGAACTAAATCAAAAATAATTCTTTTAAGTAATCTATCAACTCGAACTTCCTTATTTAATTCAATATCATCATAAATAAATTGTCCAAAATTTACAGTCTATCCAATAGTACCACCAATACCACCATTTAAAAGACACATTTTATCTTGCCCTTGAATAGACATAGTAAAATTATTTAATGCCTAACTGGTAGAAAGTCCTGTGATAACATAGATTCCTGCAGGAAACCAAACTGTTTCAGGAAAATTTTCTGTATCAATAAAATTTTTTAATCCAATAGACAAAGAAAACTTGGTATGTAAACCCCAATGGAAAGCATTAATATCCATATCAGTCGTAACCAATGATAGATTACATGTGCGGCGAACCGCTGAAGTACCATTAATATTAATGGTACCTCCGGTTACTCGTCCTTGAATTTCTTCAAGACAATGTATTTCATCAAAAGATAATAAAATGATTCGCGCAAAAATTTCACGTTCTGTGTAAGTAAATAATTTATTTAAAAATTCTTCATTTAACAATGGATCAAACATTACTATCTTCGCGCCTCCTCATCTTCTGCTAAAGCAGCTTTTAATTTTTCTATGTAATCTCTATAAAGTTCATAAACCTCTTTACGCTATGCTGCAATTACTTTTACATAATCAGTTTCTCGCTTCCCATTTACTTCTTTTATAATAGGTCTGCGCGCCATTAATTCTTCCTCTGTTGGATCATCATAAAGCCAAAAACCAATTTCAGTATCACCTTGATACATACCCAATACAAGACCTTCAAGATTTGTATAGGCTTGCATCCAACGACTATCACTTAAATGAGGTTTTTTACCAGTAACTTCATTAGGAGTTAAATCAACCCAAACTTTTGCCCAATTCGCTGGAGTATCATATAAATAATGCTCTTCAGTCGTCCATTGTGCTCCAGCTAATACGTATCCTGATAAATAATAACTTGGAATTTCTTCACCTTCCATTATTGAACAACAAGTCATCCAAGTATAATCCTCATCATTTAAAGTGGGTTCTTCAAACGCAATTTCATTATAAGTAATATCAGCACCCAGTTTCATCCAGTGACTCTTAAGGCCTTCATCTAAATTAGTCCAAATTAAAGCGCCAGTAAAGCCAAGTTTTTCATCATAAGTGGAATCATCGTATAATTCTTCATTACAGCCAATTCCAATACCGCTCCAATGTTCACTTTCTGGTTTAAAATCATCATGCCAATGGCGTCGAATTAAATCTAAATCATAAGCTGTACCAAATAACCAATTTTTTAAAGTCTATAAAGCATCAAAATATTTATCCTTAGCATCCCTTACAACTTCATCAACATTTTCTAAACGATAAGTGGTAACACGAGTTCTTAAAGATACATGCCCAACTACGCCATTACCTTGAGTTAAAGTTTCGGGGATGCTGGGCGCACGCAGATAATATTTTTTAATTTCTTTTAAAGAGATAGCATTGCCATCAATATAAACACAAGGATCATAATCTTCTGCTTTAATTATTTTATCATTAAAATAATCATAATAATGAGTTATATCACTTATTATTTCTAAAATTGCTTCACTATTTATTAAAGGCAATTCAAAAGCTGAATTTTCTGGATCAACTAAAAGATAAGTATATTCAGAGCCTCTCCTTTGTATATTTTTTATTTTCCAAGGTGTGCCATAACCAGTTAAAGACCTTGAAATAACTCTTTTATAAATATCTTTTGCGCCATCTTTTAAATATACAATAACGCCCTGATTTAATTGTGCCGGTCGCAATTCATATAAATACCAAGGGTCTAATATACTAAAATCTTTAACTCTTTCAGAACATAAAGAGTCATAGTAAAAAATATAAGGAGTTACAGTTTCACCACTTACGCGCCCTAAATCCTAATAATATAAAGGTAAAATTGGCCGCAGCTAAAAATTATAAATATGCCATCTCTCAACTACAGTTCGTGTATCGACTATTTCATTAAGAATATCATGCTCACCAATAAATTGTCTATCTGCTATATCTACAATTTCAAAATCTGTGACAGTATCAAAAGCAACCTCTTTAGTTGCATAATAACCATAAGTTAAATGTCCTGAGCCGTGACCATAGGCGGGTAACTTAATTTCAGAAATCTCATCTTTAATATCATTTAATAAATAACCACCTGTTGCACCAATAGTAACTAAAACGCCATCTATTAGCACTTTCTCTCCTGGAGTCATGCCAATAAATTCAGCCATTACTGCGGGATGTTTATTTAATAAAATATCTTCATTACTTTGCGCTAATTTCCAAAGTTCGATAGTCTCCCAACGCAATTGCTTTTCAGAAGCTTGCTCAATCTAAATAAAATTATATTTATCTAAATTTTCATAAGAACTTTCCGCAATTTCATAAGCTGAACAAGTAAAAGTATGCAACATGCGACCGGTTGGGTCCACAGGCGCCATAGTGGCATTTAAAAGACGCACAATATAGTTCCCTTCACCTGGAGATCTAAATATTTTAGGCTTACCATCCGTAAGCCATTCATATGCTTTTAATTTAAATATCCTTTCAGAATATAAATTACTTGTAATTAAATCTATTGTATAGCCTTCAAATTGTAAATCATTTTTAGAAATAAATAATTCTTCTTCATCACTATAATAAGATAATAAACCTGAAAGGCTAAATTCTTTATAATTAATATTACCATTACGAAAAATAAAAGGATACTTACCACCGATAGTTTCTTGTTTAACTTCCTGTAAATCAGATTTAAATGTTGCAACCTTGGGATTATATTTTACTTTTAGCTATCTTTTACCATCATAAAGAAATGCATCTTCAAAATCAGCACGAATTTTTTCTGATAAAATTCTATTAGAATATAATCCTGCATCGTTATACTGCTAAATGCTGTACTAATAAGTTACACCTTGTTCTGTTGTAAAATCTCGCCAGCTCCAAGAAGAAGGTAATTGCGCTTGCATAGAAAATTTAGCAATCTCATTCCAAATCATGAAATCATCATTACTATTTGAACGAGATACAGAAAATAATCCAGTTGCGGGGATTTCTAAGCCGCTTTCGCCAATTTTTCCAGATAATGTTAAAGTAATATAACCATTATCAAAATTATTGGTAACAAGTAAATCAGCTCGCATTTCTGGATCAATAGAATGATGTTGAATTAATCTATATCGAGGAGAAGATACAATTAATCCATTATTTGTTTTTACTGTATATTGTATATAATAAATTTCATCAACTTTTAAATCTTTGGGAAAATCAAATGTATCAATAGAAGTATGATAGGTCGTATCATTTAATCCATTATGTACTAATTCTCCAGAAGTAGCAATAAGTTTTTCATTACTATCATACACATTAAAATGATAACTATATACTTTCTCAGTAGTGTCCTAATCCATTCCCTTTTGAGAATATTGTCCAGTATAATGAAACATATGTAAATTAACTGTATAGCGCTCAAGACCTACAATCGTTACACTGGGCTTAGAAGTGCATTTTACTGAACTTACTGAAGAGTAATAACCCACTCCCGCAACACTCATATATGCCAACTAAATTTTATAATATTCACCTGGCACCATATTAACGCCAGAAACATCAAAATATGCTTCCATTTTATCTAAATCCCAACTTGTTGCGGGTAAAGCGTTAATAAGTAAAGTATCACTTAATATATTTTTTACAATAATAGCAAAACCTGTTATATCTGTTTTATGAACTGAACGATTCATAGTGAAAGGAACAGTTAATATATTACCATAAAACGCAGGAACTTTCCCCAAAGTGGGAGGATATAGTTTTTTTGCTATTGGCATATCACCTTTTCCTCCTTATTTATATTATTTACTTTCGTCAATCATAAAAGCTAATACTGACATTTGCTCAGGAGTAAATTTCATATCTTCAATCCAGCTTAACGGGATTAAAGAAATATCTAACTCTTGTTTTAAAAACATCAGTTCATTTAATTCCTAATTAGCTATTGGAAGTTTATCTTGAGGTATAGTCAACCCCTAATCAGAATTGACTATACCATAATGTTCAATTATTGAATCCTTCGCGGCAATTATTGCCATATCAAGCTAATTAAAAAGATTAATATTTTTTTGTATATAAAAGATTATTTTCGCAGGAAAATATTCTGGACTATTTTTTAAACAATCAAAAGACAAAGCTTTTGTATGTATTTCATAATTAGTTAATTCAATTTTCATAAAAACTATTCCCACTTCGTGATTTTACTAGTATTACATTACCAACATTGCCCTTTAATAAACTCGCTAATGTTTGCTTGGTAACATTACCATTAGCAGCTACATCAGTAACCACTTCAACGTTTAAATTATCTTTAGACAATAAATAGACTTGCTATGCTATACCTATTCCAGCATTTAATGAATATAAATAAATATCATCCATCATTTCACCATTACTATCTAACTTTTTTAAATGCAAATTACAATTATTATCTATAGTACAATAAGTAAAAGCACTTTTATTGATAGTACACTCTCTTAAAAAACCATCGGTTATACTGCCATTTTTTAAATTACCATTTATTAATGTTGCAGGTTTATCAGTATAATCATTTCTACCTAAATCAATATTTGTACCTTCTGTAATTCCGCTTAAAGAAATACCTGTAAAAGTACCATTAGTAGATTGTACGATTCCATCTGAAGTGATAGCAAAATTTTTGCCTATTTTTATTGTCCCTCGAATTAAGTCAATAATCATTCCACTAATTACATTTCCGCTAGAATCAGCTCGATAGTTACTTGAACATAATTCATATTTTTGATCAGACATATAAACCAAATCTGTTGTTACATTACTACTTGGAACCCATCCCAATATTTCATCATAAAAATAAGCTGGTGAAGTGATTTTAAAATAAGGGCCAATCTATCCACTATCTTCATCAATAATTTCAGGACTAGAATCTAAAGTAATACTTTTAGAAGTTAATTTAAAAGCATAAGCGTCAATATGGCCTTCAGTTAAATCAATTCTCATGCCTGAACCGGCCTCTTCTGATGTTCCTGGCATATAATTACCAGATTGTATTGATCCACTAGTGCCATCAAACAAAATGCGGCCTTCACCTGAACGCCCCATAAATGCAGTACCATCTTCCATGAAAGCAAAACTCATTTCACCATCACGGAAACCATATAATCCAGTTTGTGAAGCAATTGTACCCTCAACCGAAGAGCCTGACCAATCACCCAACATTACACCAGAAAATTGGTTCTAATCATTTTTAGAACCTGCCGCAATCATAGTAGATAAAATACTACCCTCAGAAGTATTTAATGCAACAGTAGAACCATTCCATCGATCTATCATTGCAGAAGGGTAGCGATTTTTAGAAATAATTAATCTCTAATACCATTGTTGATTATATTTATCTTGACCAACTAAAACTACTTTTGGCATTCCATCAACATACATTACTGGTGGAAATAAAAAATATTCATTTTGATTATTTTTATAAAGCTATGGAGTATATTTAGTGCTTTCTTTAACAGCTTTCCATTCTTCTTCATCATTATACAATAAACTCCAAGTACTTACAACTTCTTGTCCAGCACTATTAAAAAGCTTTAATTTATCTTTATAATAATAAACATAACCAGAAGAATCATAAATAATACTTGTTGGAACAGCAGCCATTGAATAGCTACCACCGCTATTATAATTTTTAATAATAGGAATAGAACAATATGTAATTAATTCCATCCCATTCTAATAAATTTTTGCTTGCAATATTGCGCCACTATAATCATTAGTAAAATCATAATCTTTATTTAAGCTTACAGTCCTTGTTGCAATACTTGGTCGCCCAGGTGCTTTAATATAAACACCCAAACTTAATTTATCAGTATCTTCTGGAATGGCATTAATTTCTATATTAGTACCATCTAATTCTATTTCTTCATTATTTTCATAATTGAATAATTTAGCTGTAACTTTAATAACATGATTTTTATTATCATAAATTAAATAAGGCTCATTACAAGGATCAATATTTAAAGTTAATGTATAAGGGCTACCTGAAGTTCCAGAAGGGCCAAAATGAAATTGATAATTTGTGCTATATGATACGCCAGAAATTATTGTATCTGCAATAATAGAATTATTCAAATAACTTTGTGAATAAAAAGGAGATATTCCGTAAATAAAATAATTGGTGTATCCATCGGCAGTTCTAATAATGCGCTTGCGCACAATTAATGAAGAATAATCTCTCTCATAAACAGCAAGACTATAATCATCTATAATATCTCCAACTGTTACAGTAATGGGTACATAATTTGTTTGAACATAATACTCTTTATTCTTTTCAAACTCATTAGCCGTAACCATATAATAACTGCCGCCCTCATTAGTATAATACATACGAAGAGGAATGTTTTTCCCTATGGCTTCTTCAGGACATTCCCATTTTAAATAGCTATTTTCACTATATATATAATATTCTTTATTAAGCTAAAATCTAGTATCAGTGGTTAAAACATATTTAGGAACTATTTCCCAATCATAATAACTATCATCAAAAACAGTTATCATTGTTCCTGTCATTGGAATTGTCCAATCAATATATGAAGTAGTAGAACTATTTAATTCATCATTATTATAATAAGCTTTTATAATTCGCTTTTCATAAGAATCACTTAAATTAGCAATATTACCACCAACATTATAACGATAATAATTACCTTCGCTACCATCTAAGGGCTTTATCTAAAAAGCGGTTAATGCGGTAATTATTGCAGGGTTAACCACGTCTTGCTCATTATAAAATGTTAAAATATTACTAATAAAATAATAAGCACCTTGCCGCACTATTACTTTAATCTATTCTGTAGATTCCAAAAGATTAGGAGAAAAATAATATTCACTTAAATCATTATTTTTAAATCCTCCATCACTATCAGGTATACGCTCCCAATATAACCCAGAATACGCATCACTTGTTTCAGCACCACGTTTGTAATGATACCAGCGTACTTCTGCATCTCCAAGAGCGACAATATCGCTATAGTCTAGTGATCGCACCACTTTCTTAGCATCTTGATGTACCCAGCGCAATTTAATTACTTTAGTATTCTATTCTTCGCTTGCGGCCGCGCTATATGCTTGCGAGGATACTGAAAAAATTTGAACTTTATCAGTACCAAATTGAGTTATATCATAACCAAAACATATATAAGGATCATTAACAAATAAATTTTCACTTACTTCTGGTTTAACCGTTTTTCCATTCCCATTTTTAAAACTGCCAGGTTCTTGATAAAACTACAACTCTAATTTTGTAATAGCATTAAAGTTTGATATATCAAAAACTTTTTCTTGGGGATAAAAGCCTTTAAAATCAAATTTATTGCCATTCATATCATCAGAATCTAAAATTAATTCATAGACACCGGTTTTAGAAGAATTTCCACTAACCGGCCCATTAAGTGAAGCAGTTAACAATAAACGTAAACCATAATGACCTTCAATAACATTAAGATTTTGTAAAAGCGAACAAAATTCACCTTTTAACCCCAATCTATCATAGCCAGCAATTGGATAAGAGGGCTCATATTCCCATAAAGTAATTGATTGAATTTTCTAACTATTCAACTCAGTACTGCTAACATATAATATAGAAGATTCAGGAACTGGAATATATTTTAAATTTTTATTATAAAAGTTATAAATATTAGTTTGAGCAATAGCGATTTTTTCAGCATTAGGATTATTTTCTTTTTGCAAATTATCATAATCATTATAAAGCACTTTTAATTGCTCATACATTTCATCACTAATAATATCTCGATTATTAGCAACTAATACTGAAATTTCATAACAAATTTCGCTCATGGTAGCTTGATGATCATTTTGTTTTGTTTCATCCATACCATAATTAGCTATTAGCCCTTTTTTCTTGATTGGTATATCAATAATATTTTCTGTAATATCAATAATTGTTCCAAAAGGAGATGTGAATGTATATGATGTTGAACCACTATACATTTTTTTACCAATGATTAAACATTGTTCTTCTCGATTATTATTTGGTACAATTACATATACCTAATCATTTTCCTAATATGAAGTATTTGAAGAATATGCGGCAAACTCTACTGAACCATCATTAACAGTATAAATGCCATTTTCTGCATCTGCGGCATCTACTATTTTACAAATTAATGTTGCATTAAAAGATAAGCCCTGAATGCGCTGACTTACAATTTCATCAACTGCCGCGCAAAAAGTTTCTTCATAATTAATACCCATATTATACTCACTCCTTTCTCTCTTAAATCCTATTTTATTATAAAAATTTTCACAGATTATTTAATCATATTAGCCCAAATAAAAAAAAGAGGAATGAGCTATTATGCTCATTCCTCAAAAAGATTATTGAATTTTACTATTTACGTATTGCGCCGCCGCATTAACCAGATTATTAAAAGCATCTTCAATTTCATTACTATTGGTTACACTTGGGAACGTGGCTTGAATTTCAACTTTTTGTTTTAATTCATTCTGCAATTGTCCCTTAATCTGCGCCGCAACTTGTTGCGCAAAGGAAGCATAGCGAATATTGCGATTAATTTGATTATTCATATCACGCACTATATTTACAGAATCAAGAATATTAGCGGTATCTTTTTTATTTAAGACTAACTCTTTTTCATGGAGAAGAGCAACTTTTCCATCAGAGGTTCCCCAATTACCAGTATAGCCGCCTGTAGCATAGCCATACAACCACTTAGAAGCTGTTTTTGATCCTTTAAGCCAATCAAAATAATCGGTTGACCAATTGCTGGTATAAAGCCCACTGATAGTTTTTGTTATTTTTTTACTTTTTCCATTTGAAGATGTTGCAGTTGCAGCTTTATTGGCAGCATTATTACGTTGTTGCTAATACCGCTGCTCCCTTGCATACTAAGATTCTTTTCCATAATTATAAAATTCTTCAATAACATCATCTGCATCTGAAGTATCATATCTGCGCTCAGGCAAAGGAACAGTACGATAAACCCCTTTTCCCCCTCCACCAGGTGTTTTAGGGGGATTTTTCGGGCTTCCACCACTATCACTAGTCCCACTATTACTTTCATTACCAATCATATATCCGCGGTATTCTCCACCTGCTTCACCAGTGTAGCTAGGTGTCCAATCCCAATCAATTTCAGGTGGATGATCCTTAAAATAATCTTCCCAACTACTATATCCAGCAGGCACTTCATAGGAGCTAAGATTCCATTTTTCGTTTGCGGCCATCATATCTCTAATGGCATTAAGATATGTTTCTTTCCAAGTTTGAATAGTGTCAATAACTTTTGTGATACTATCAGAAATATCTCCCATGAAAGAATCCATATCTTTAGCAAGGTCTTCAGTTTTACCATTCACCCAATCAATATTAATAATAACATTATTACTGAAATTATCACTATCAATTCCCGCAGATTCATTAGCTTTGCGGATAGTATCTTGTAAATTTTTATACTGATTAATTAACTATTCTGGCGCATCTTTAACACCATTCATTAAGTTAGTTATATAAGTTAAGAAATCAGTCATAATGCCTTCATCGGCAAATACTGTATCAGCTAAAGTAGAATTACTATCAGCTAAAGCTTTATCAAATTCTACAGCGAGATATTGCAATTTATCATAATAGAATTGATAAATCTTCCAAGCCTTTTCTTGATAATCGGCTGCATTCTTATCAAGCCCGCCAAGTTCTTCAAACATATTGTTTAAAGCATCAATAACTTGAGACTCCATTTCATTACGATATTCTTTCGCAGCTTTTTGCATATCATGCAATTTATCTTCATAATTTTGTTCAGCTTCTGCGATTTTGTCTTGATCGGCAGTATAAACATAACCCCAATTACCTTCTGAATCGCGCTTCAGCTAGACCGTATTCTTAGCATTGCGAGCCTCTTCCAAAGCAATTTCCGCAAGCAGTAATTCATATCTCGCACGCGCATGGTCTAAGTCATATTGGCTCATTAATGCGCCTTCTTCTTGATATTTTAATATTTCTTTTTGGAAATCAGCTAATCGACGTTTCGCTGAAAGATTGCTAGTATCATCAATCTCTTTGTCAATCTCACGATTTAACTTGCTAATTTCATACCAACGGTCGAAATCATCAAGGTAGCGCTCGCGCACATCATTAACTTTATCAAGCTTATCAGCCATTGCATCTAAGCCATCGACGAAAAGATTATCTTTGAAGTGCTGTATAATGGCTTCAACTTTACTTTCAAAAAATTCTGTTGCGGCTTCAATTGTATTCTACCAAGAGGAAATGAATGCTTCATAAGCTTCTTCACTTGCGGTTTCAAGTTCACGAACTTTTTCTTGCCAGAATAAAATATTTTCTTGGTCTCCTTGCTCAACTGCACGGGCAAGAGCTTTTTTAGTTTCTGCCAATGCTTGATTGTAAGTGTCAAGACGCTTTTTGTTATTATCAATCGTAGCGATTGAAGTATCCATTCTTTGTTGTAAGAGTTTTTGATAAGTAGCAAAATCTTTAGTATTCATGCCAAGCAATTCCATAGTGTCACTGAAATGCTCAAGTACACTACCATAAGTCTCAAATCGACCTTCCGCTTCATCAAAGCGCTCGGTCATCTTATCAATAGCCTCATTGAATTTCTCTTCAACCTCTTGAACTTTATCAAGCATTTTGAGATTAAGTTCTAAAAGCTTAGATTGATAATCTTTAATAGTATCCCATTGGTCTTGAGTTAATTCAGTAAGACCATATTTCATTGCACTATCATAAATTTTTTGAATAGCATCTTGATATTCCTTAGATTGTTTCATATACTCAGGAATATAATCGCCCATTTTATTAATCTATATATCAATATTTAATGTGCGGCTTCGAGTAAGTTTTTCAATTTCATACTCTACTCGCTCAATTTCCTTTTCTGATAATTCAATCTTAAAATCAACTTCAACAGTTATGGCTTCTAACTCTAAATCAACAATTTGATTATAATAATCAATTAATTTATCATATTCATCTTGCCATAAATCATGAGTTTCTTCATATTGATTAAGCGCATCTACTTTATCTTGATAAGCTTTTTCTGCTTCGTCGGTAAGCGAAGCATTAAATTCTGCAACCCAACCCGCAACAAGAGAATCATAATTATTGACATTGCCGCGAGAATCAAATGTTGCGCCCAAGGCTGCAAGAGCTTTTTGATCATCAATGAGATTATCATTGATTTCAGTCATGTATTGTTTTTGGGCTTCCGTAAGCTCTTTGGTTTTCTCTATCTCCTCTTGGATAAGAGCAACCTTGGTCATACCATAGGCACGATCACGAGCTTTTTTAATGCGGTCATACTCACGCTCAAGATCTTCAAGAGTATTTTTTATTTCATGGTAACGCTCAATCTCGTCTTTATTTGACTTAGGCTCTTTTTTATCAGAACCGCCACCACCACCAGAGTTTTTCTTTTTGCCATTAATGGTTTTCATCTATGGGTCAGGAGCTTCTCTGGGTACAACAGCTTTATCTAAAGTAATACCAACTTTTACATCTCTAGTTTTATCAATAAAGTCTGCGTATTTTTTTGCTTTGGCTGCTGGATCTGTTTCATTATTTATTTCATTAGCTAATTTCTATAAATCTTCATTTCCAGCCACTTCACCCTCAAGAGTTATATTGCTATAGCCTAATTCCATTAATATTTTTGCGACAGCTTCTGCTTCAAGCCCAGCCGCATTCAAAGCCTACATTAAACCAGTAAAGTCTGCGTTGCCAGTAGCAGTTAAAACTATGGGGTTGTTATTAATAATATCTTGAATATCAGAATATTTAACTTTTATACCATCTATGATGCCTTCTAAAGAGCCAGAATCATAAGCTACCTCTAACTAAGCCAAATCTTTTATTTGATTACCCAACTAAATAAATTCATCGCCTGTTGAGTTAGCCCATTTTTTAATTAAATCAGCATTATTCTTAACGAAATCTTTAGATATATTTAAATCAAAAGTTTTATTGATTGATTTTGCTAAATCCTAAAAGATTTCTTCAGCCTCCGCGGAATTTTTATCTAAGTCTTCTAATGAATCAGAAGCTTTTTGGCATTCTTTAGCTAATTGTTCCCATTCAGCTTGACGAATTGCTTTTTCAAGCTCTTTAGCTGCTTTTTTTGCCTATTCAGAATCTTCACCATGCGCCTCAAGTTCTTTATTATATGTTTTTAATTCATCATAACAAGAAACATATTGAGCACCAAGATTTCTTAAGCCTTTAGCGTGAGTACCTTCATATTTTTCACTTTCACTAAAAGCAGAATTTAGTTCATCAACTGAAGAGGCCACTTGAGAGACGACTTCCTAATCACTAACATTATCAAGTCTTCCTGATTTAGTGTTTTCAACATCTTGAGATACGTCATTAAAGAAATTAGTAATATCTTCAAAAGCTTTATCCCATTGTTCTTTAGTGGCTGTTACGCTACCTGATAAAATTTTTTGAGCTTCTTCAATACTATCTCTTGAATATTGATTTTTTTCACCGACAACAGAAAAATCAAAGTTTTCATTTCCTAATGTAGATGATACAAGATTATCAATTTCACTACCGCGATAGGCAATATTTTTATCTCTTAAACTTCGCCCCGATTCTATCTATGCCTTCTGACTATCTATTAGTTCTTGGTCAAAATCTTTATTTAAATAATCATTAACATTATTTCGTCTCTGCTCTCGCATTTTATTGGCTTCTTGGTTAGACGCTAAAGCAAAATCAACAGCATAATTATTTAAATTGTCAGTGCCAACATATTTATATTTTCCATCTATCTGTTCAATAAAAAGATTTTTTAACTTTTCATCATAGCCAATAAGTTTTTCATAACTTTCAGCATCAATAATATCATTAGTATTTAAATCTTTAATAATTTCTAAAATACTAACTAATTGACTTTTAATAGTATCCAAATCTTTGATAACGTTTGAAGCGCTAGCTTTCTCCATGTTTTGAGCAAACTATTGCCACAAATTGTCATCCTTTTTAATGATAATACCAAGTTCATTACACCTTTGATAAAACTCAGTTAATGCTGCGACACCTTTAGACCAATCGATTTCTTCCAAAAGCTCTAAAAATTTTGGCTAGTCTTTTTTAGAAATACTCTAAAACGCTTCAGTAAAATTATTTAAGCCCTCTTGTCCAGAAGAAGAGAAAATCTGATCAAGAGTTTCGGTTAATTGTGCCTTATTGGCAACACTAATATCTAAATTATTAACTTTTATTTTATCAAAAGCTTTCTTAACCGAAGGGCCCATTCCCTTAGCTAATGAATCAAATTGTTTCTAAACAGATTCTGTTAAATCAATAATATTCTATTTAAAATCTTCAACAGATAATCCTAACCCTTCAATAATTTCATCAGTTAAACCTAATAAAGCATTCTATTCTTTATCACCTAATAAAATTTTATCAAGATCTTTTTGTTTTAACTATGAGGCATCACCATTTATTGCTGCTAACAATAAATTCTTTCCATCTTCACCGACGGCTTCTAAAGCTTCATCTAAAGCTTTTTCTGCTTTACCTACATATTCATCTCGGTTTTTATATACTTTATTATAGGCGAGATATTCAGCCATTTCATCAGCAGTAAAAGCGCCGACCTCTTTACCATCTTTATAAAAAGTTGTTTTATTAGTTACCTAGTCTTTACTAGTTTTATTAGCTCCTAAAAGTTCTGCGACTTTTTGAGAATTATCATTACCAGCCGTTGGAAAATCCTTTTTTGCTTCCTCGATAAATCTATCTTCTAAATTAGAAAAAACTGTTAAAAGTTCATTTTTATTATTATTATTCTAAAACTTTTTACTACCTTCAATTTCAGAGGTGATTCTAGTCTTAGTTTCTGTTTTTATTGTATCTGAATTTTCCTATAAGGCAACTACTATATCAGAAAGTGCTTTTGTAAATTCATCATTGTCAAATAGCTCTACATAATAATCCGATAAAAGTGGATTTTGAGCCGCCACTTCATTCCATTGCGTTAAAGATTTTTGAATATTAACATTCAGATCTTTAACATATTCTTCCAAACCGCCCTTATATTTAGCCGCATCTTGTGCAATAATTTTTAATACTTCATCATCTGTACCCGAAACACCAATTTTATCATTATCTTTTATATTTGTTTTTATCTATTTATATATATCTTGAATATTTTTTTCATTTTGTAAAGCTGTAACAGAATAATTAGAAGCATTAACAAGGCGTTCTTTTTCACTTATATCTGATTGTAATTCAATTTTTTTATCTTCTAATGACTGCTTATTGATTTTTATTAAGCCAGTATTACTATCTATAACAAAATCATCGCTATTTAATTTATAAGTTTCTATTAACTCTCTAGCTTCATTATTAGCAGATTTCAAAGCGTCATTAAAAGCTTCTGTTCCTACTGTTAATTTATTTAAAGATTTAACCGCAGTGTCATATTTATTAATAGTTTCTAATAAATTTTCATATGACTATTTAGCTTCATTAGCAGCTTCAGCCATTTTTTCAGTATTTTCTTGCGCTGCTTTTAAACGATTTTCAACTTTATTTGCCTCAGCCTTTTTTACAAGAACCGTAATTAACGCTACAAGTCCTATAATTGCTACAGAAATAGCTAATAATGGCAACCAGCCAGCCTAAGCAATAAGACCCCCGGCCGCAACTTTTTTTCCAGCTTCTAACCCTGCCGCTCCCACAACTTTTTCTGCCCCAGCCTAGCCAATTGCAGATACTGTAGCTAATTCATGAGCAGTTTTCTAAGCATCAATCAATTTAACAATACTGCTCATTCCAGTCATTAACTAAGGAATAACAAAACCTACCTAAGTTAATACTGCCGTAAATTTTTCCCAACCTGTTGTATCAGGATTATTAAGAACATCAATTAGCCCTTGAACGGAAGAAATTACAGTTCCTAATGACATAAGTGCTGTAGTTACCTAGGAAATTGATGCAGCCCAATCGCTTAATTGTTGTACTGCGTCCTATTTTAACCCCTGTGTCATTTCATCAGCTAATTTATCTTGATAATTTTTAGTGGCATCTAATTCTTGCTTCTATCGACCTCGCGCATTTAACATATCTATAACTTCTTGAGGAATATTATATAAATCTTGTCTATCGCTAATAACACCGTTTAATATTTGAGATATCGCATCGTCTCCACCAAGTTCAAAAAATTCTCCTGGAGCATAACCCTAAGAATTTTGAACTTTTAAAATTATCTCAAATAAATCTTTATATTCTTTTTCTCCTAATTCAGCTTTACTAGTTAACTCTTTAACTTTATCAATATATTCTTGTAATTTTTGTTTTTCTTCATCAGTAAGTGCATCTTTATCGATTAAAGGATTTTCAGCGTTAAATGCTTCTGCCTACAACTTTTCAAGCATTAAAGCTAATTCTTTGGCTTTCGCTATGGCAGTATCTGGAACTATATCTTTAAATGATAATTTTTTTTCAGCCATTCTTTGTAATAAGGCATCAATATTAGTACTTGCAGGTATATCTTCTCCGGTCTCGCCTATATTTTTATAAATCTCACCAAAAATACTTACAACTTCATCTTGATATTGAGTGGCTCTTTTCCATTTTCCCTAAAACTCCGCTTGAGCGTATACTTTTTCTACATCTTGTTCAGCTTCTTCTTGAGTTAAAGGTTCATCATAAATATCAAGTACACGAGTAAGTTCTTCCTATTGCTTTTTTAGCTCTTTAAGACGTTCTTTGGTTTTATCTATTTCTTTTTGATAATATACAAAAAAATCTTTTACTTTTGTTGCATCTTCATCAGAATTAATCCCAGCCAATTTTTCATTTAATTGTTTTTCTGCTTCAGAGCGAGCAACTAAAGCAGCATCTTTTTTTTCGCCTTTTAAACCTCTTAAAGAGGTATTTGCTCTTATTTTTTTTAACTAATCATTTTGATAAGCCTTTTTAGCACGATCCAAAGCCGAGCCTTGTATATTATCTATTTCTGCTGCTACTTCAACTTTTCTTATTTTTGAATTTTCAATATTTTCATCTCTTGTTGCTTTTGAATGTACGACACTGCGCTCTTTTTCATATTGCAATAACTTTTCACTATCTTTTAATTGTTTAGCTAATTCCTAACTATGCTTTTGTAAAGTATCTAAACCATCAAGCTAAATCTAAAAGCGTTTTTTTGTAACATCATTTAAACTATTCTCATATTTAAGGAAAGTCTCTTGCAAAGAAGTGCGTTGTAATAAATTGGCTCCCTAAGTAGACATTGAAATGTCGGAACTACCAGACATAGTACGATAAACACTTTGTGCATCTTGGATTGCCTATCTTTTACTCTGTTCAAATGCTTTTTGGCCCGCAGGAGTCAATTGTTTTATTGAAATTGCAGCATTGCGTAAACCTTGTGCCATTTCCTACTAGAACACCTTGGTAACAATAGTTCCAATAGTAAACAATACACCTTTTAAGCCGCCCAAACCATTAATTAAATCAGCTACAAACTCAAGAACATTTTTTAAACCATCAGTCATGGTAATAAAAGCGTCATCTTTTAATAACTAACTATAAATCTCTTCGGCGGCAGCTTGTACTCTCTTAGAAGCACCAAGCCAGCTCTCTTCAAAAATCTTAGCCTGATTATCTAATTCACCAGTTGAGCTTTTTGCAACACCAACTAATTCCTAAAAATAATCCCAATTACTCATTAAAGTAATTAATTGATTATATTGACGCACACCAGCAACAGTTTGCGCCAAAGCCATTTGCTGATCTCGACGTAAAGTAGTCCATTTATCACCCAGCTCATTCAAAATAGTATCCATATCTTTCAATTCGCCGGAAGTATCTTTAATATTTATACCAACTTTACTTAAAGCTTCAGAATATTTATTTAAATTAGTGCCATCATCTTGGGTTTCTCCAAGAGTCAAGCCTTGAATACGAGAGAATAATGTACGTAATGCAGTACCAGCTACATCGGCACTTTCACGAGTTGTGGCTGTAATAGTTGCTAAAGCACTTGACGCATATTCATAACTTAATCCAATAGTCTGAGCAACAGATGAGAACTTCTCTAAACCTTGTGTGATTTCGTCAGTACTAGAAGCTGTATACGCACCCAATTTAACCAAAACGTCCGCAAAATATTCAAGATTATCAGAGCCTTGTGCAAAGTTATTCCATACGGCAGTCATCTGGTCTGCGACAGTTTCAGCACTAACACCCGCAACATTCGCCATTTTTATTGTGGCATCTGTACGCTTTTTAACTTCTTCATCACTCAAACCCTATTGATAGTAAATCAATGAAGCGTTTGTATAATTAGTGGTTGTAGTACTCAAAGCTTTTGCAGCTCTATTAGCTTCAACCGCAAAATCCTTCATCTATTCAGCACTATATCCAGTAACAATACGAATATCATTCAAAGATCTATTTAAATTTTGAGCATAATAATAAGCCTTTTGCACACCGCCCATTAAACCATGTACAATACTGGATGATAATTGCCATCTCGCAGTATTTGATAACGACACACCAAGTTCTTTTATTTTACTATTTACGCGAAAAATTGGCGCTTCAGCGTTAACAATAGCTCTTGTCATACCATTGAAAGCTTCCATGCCCTTCGGACCTAAAAGCGCCAATTCATTACCATAATCTTTTAAGGTTTTTCCACTTTGTTTAAGTGAAGCATTGAATCTATTTAAATCCAACTTGCCAGTCTTAGGATTCATCGCAGATTCTAACTAAGCTTGTAATTCAGCGGCAGAAGCACGAGCCTTCATTAAGGCATTATCCAGATCTGAGAGTCCGCTGCCATTATTCCAATTTAAATTTTTGCCAACGGCTAAACTATTTAAAGCTTGCTATAATGATTGTATTTCCTTCTTTGCCGCATTAGCATCTGCGGTAAAAGATAAGGTTACATTTAACTGTTTTGGCATATTAATAAATTGCTCCTTTCTCTCTATATACGAAAAAAGCCTTATGGTATATTAAATACCATAAGGCTTTTAATATCCTAATTTTATTAAAAATTAGAATAATTCAATAAATTACTTTAGACCAAGTAAAGGTGCTATCTGCTTCAAAAGCTCTAGATTGTTAGGATCAGCGAGCTTCTTTTGAATTTCATTAGCATCAAGATTTAATTGGCTATAGTCTTGAGAGATTGTATCCATAATACCAGCCGTAGAATTTTGATAGGTATAAATTGAATCAACCATCTTACTAATTTCCGCAAGAAGTATAGAATATTCATTAGTTGGTAAATAATCCATAAGCTTACTCATAAAACCAGAACCAATAAGCAAATCATAAATCTTTGAAGGATTTTCTAATTGTTTTTCTGTAAAAGTTATATTAGTATAGTTACGGACTATTTCAAGTGCAAGATATACTTCTATTTTTACTGCATTAGAAAATTCCTTTTGCGCATCATGGGAATTATTAATTACAGTAGCAATAAGATCAAGCTTATCGGCTATTGGAAGATATTGCTTTACTTCAATAGTCTCATTATTATAATCAAAAGTTTTTATATCTTGATTTTTATTTAAACCAAGTTTTGTAAAAGATACTTTTGCCATTATATATTTCTCCTTTTACTCTATATATAAATATTATAACATAAAAAAAATGAATTGTAAAATTTTCTTATTGTTTTGTAAGATTTGCCAATAAAGCATCACTTTCATTCTCTACCTATTCATTTAATTCCTATTCAATTTTTTGCAATACAGTGGCTGAAAATTTTTCAAATAATTGTTCCACGTCCTCATCTTTAATATTTTCTATGCCTCTTTTTGTTATTTCTAAAAAGAAGTTAATTAGTGCCTAAAGAGATTGTACGTATTTTTTATAATTATGCACATAATTATAACTTGTATTAACACTACCTTTTGCCTGAATATTATATATTACTTTTCCCTCGTGATCAATAAGAATAATATCTCCTCCCCAATGCGCATCTAAATTTCCCTTTGCGCTTTGTAAAAGTAAAAAAAGACTTTTTCCTCCTGTCCCACCATGCTCTTCAATTACGCTTCTTCTTAAACTAGTTGCATGGTTTTTACTTAAGGCTTGAGCATGTTGCATTACCAAATGATTGCCAAAACTTTCATTAACATATCCATGATAATAACCCCCGCCCCAAAAATATTCAGCAAGAGAAATCTGTTCAGAACCTCTTTCATATGCATCATATCTGTTTTTCATATAATAATAAGACCACACTCTCATTTTTATAAAATCTTTTTTATCCTAGAGCTATGGATTCTATACCTACCTATAAAAATTCTATAAATGATTTTGCATTACTTCATTTAATAAAATTAATGATTCTGATGACTCTTTTAACTGTTTTATCTTTGCCAAAGTATTATTAATGTTTTTTTCTCCAATTTGGTTAACTTTTTTACCAACAAGCATTTTTTCATCGGCTAAGAAATATGTTTTAATTTTTTCTTGATCATTAAAATTAAAAGTAGTGAGTAGACCAATTTGATCTCCGCCCAAGCTTTTCATAAAATTGGCAAGCGGTTCAGACACTTTTTCGATATCACGAAAAAAATGTTTAATTGTTTTTCTTCTTACCGTTGCTTGTGTTGTAGAAACCTTTTTAAGAGTATCTGAAGCTTTATTTAACATATTTTGTAATTCAGAATAAGTTTCTGTTTGTGGCAAAACTTTTTTAATAGCTTCTTTAAATTCTTCTTTAGATATAGCTTCTTTTCCTAAAATAACTCTTTCAGTAAGGGCATAAGATTGTTTCATATTGTTATCATCAATAGTAGTAATGACTCGCATATATTCTTTAATATTTTCCTCCTTTCTTATAAAAAAATAATGGGGGAAGATTTCTCTTCCCCCATTTTTATTCTTGAGAATCAAGCTCAAAATCTAATTCTTCAAAAACCTTCTTAGGTTTTTTCTTTGTTATTTTTATCGGCTTTTCTTCTTCAATATTAATCTTTTCTACTTCTGGTTCTACCACCTTAGTAGCATTTCCCACACTTGCTTTTTTACGCGAGTGTATAATCATTAGTCTATGAAATATTCCTCATGAGCCTTGATATGATCAGTCTTAAGACGCTCGATATCAGAAGCACCCGCAGTTTCAATAATCTGAATTGCGGCGAGGACTTTCTTAGTCTTGTCGAAACGAGTATAATCAGGGAATGCATCCATGGTAAAGGTGAAAGTAGAAGGATCGCCAGAAGACGCCATTGTGAAAGTAAAGTTAGACTGAATCTTGCAGTTAGGAATAATAAATTCCGCAGGCATATCTACACCATTGCGATCACGGAACAGAGTAGAAGCTTCAAGATAGTAGTTACCGCCAAACTTATCGGCAGTAATTTCAATCTGCTGCGCGCCACTTTCCTTGGCTACATAATAGTCTACCAGCACAACGCAACCAGCCTTGAAAGGAGTGAGGTCATCACGCTCAGCACCCTCAGCAGTACGAGTAATGGGCAGAGTAATCTTATAACCAGAATAGGTTATACCTTCGACTTCTTCAGTAACTTTCACATAAGTATTATCAGCTTCCTTATTGCTGTAACCTTCGGGCTTAGCAGGAATATAAGGCTCAGTGGCAACTTCATCGCCATCCATAAGCATAACATAAACCATATCCTCATTATTATCAGCAAAATAGGGCTTTTCTTTCAGATAAATAGTAACCTTATCGGCATCTACTATAACCTGGTCAGTTTGTTCAGTTGTATGAACATAAATAGGAGCGCCCTTACCAGCTTCAATAAGACCAGCACCAGAAAGAATCATGAATCCCGCAGGGGAAATCAGAGCATCCTCCATGGTGAAGGTTACTGTGCGCTCACCTTCCCAAGCTACAAGACGTGTATTACCACGTCCGCCTTGCGCGTAAACTGTGGTTGCAGCGCCTTCCATGCTGGAGGTCTTCAATGTATCAAAATAAATAACAGGTTCATTTTTATAGAATATTTTATTACCCACTTTTTGAGGTGCTTTCGCCTTTAACACGACGTCACAAATCTCGCGGACACCAAACTTCATAGTGTTTTGTTCCTCCTTAATATTTAATGAATATTTTTCATCCAATTATCGGGTTGTTGATCCGGCTTACCTCCCGCCAATCTAGTTCGGACGTCAAGATCCCAATTAGTATACAGAGAGAGTCTTTCAATTAAATCATACATCTAAAACATAGTTAAATCTAAAACATCATGTAAAGACATTGAGTTAAGGCCTACTGTTAGGATGGATGCGTATTGGGCAAAGATGCTGCCCGCACCCTCTCCCTTCTCCGCTGCAACTCGTTGCCGCCCTCGCATGAGCTTTTCCGCAATTTCTCTTGCTTTAGCATCTGCAGGATTGAAAGCAGTTTCACCCATCGCCCCGGAATTAACACAAAAAATTTGACGTAAAATTTCTTGAAAGGAATCAAAATTACCCTCATCTAATATGATATTTGTATCTTCTTTATTAAAAAAAATTGACCGAGGGGTAAAATTAATTTTATAACTCGGACATATCATATTTAATAATTGTTTCACATGTATTTTTTTATCTTGCCCTTCTGGACTATTTAAAAGTGTCATGACAATCTAAAAGTTATTAACCGTAGCCAATTCTTCTTGATTCTCAGCAAACATGCGTTTATCTAAACAAAGAGTCTAAACACCAGTAAAAAAAGGCGTTTCGCCCAAATAAGCTATCTCCTTGATTTTCGGCTAGTGAATAATTAAAGGACATTCAGGCACCGCAATATCTATACCAGATATTAAGGCTAGCCGCAAATCCATAATTAACCCTCATCTTCATCATCAGGTCCAATAGTGTCCATGCTAAAGTAATCATTCAAGAATACTTTTTCATCTTGCGGCGTAAGCATATTTTTCTTATCTTCTTCACCATGCACAACGCGATACATCAAACACAATCCCGCATACTCATCATTAAGTACTATTTGATTGCAGCCTAAAAATTCAGTTAAACCAATTCCAGTCAATCTTTGATTGTTTAACATAGAATCAATTTCCGCTGCAATTTTATAGGGTCGCAATTTAAAATCTGTTAATTGCCATTGATCAAAATGACAAATAACATCTACTTCTAATACATTATCTCTAAATTGCGGATTCGTTGCATTTGTTAAAAAATTATCAAAAGAAATAATTAAATAAGCAAAAACTTCAGAATCAACATAAAGCTTGGGTACAATTTTTATTTGCTTTCCAAATAGCTCAATACTCTAATCTTCAGTTAATGCCGGCTTAATTAATGCATCCTTTGAAGGATAATACAATAACTTTTTTAACCGAACATCAGCCAAAATCTTATCTACAATGATAGCTAAATCCTTTTCTAACGATAAAAAAGAAGATTTCGGCTCAATATAGCTCATAACTTTCATAACACTTTTTCTCCTTTATCTCATTAAAACAGAGACTCAACCACTATTACTTTTTCAAAATCACCATAGCTTAATGTAAACTATCCACTTATAGGTTTTAACCACATTAATTCAATACAATGCTCATCAATTTCCCAACATTGTAACGGCAAATCAGTTTTTATTTTCCAATCAGAAATCATAGAGCCAGTAAATTGATATCTATATCTCTTTTTGGGCTTAATAAATGTCTCACCAGTAATAGTGTCCTCTATTTCTTCGGTATTGGGATTTTTCTCTTCAACTACTAATCCGCCTACAATACCATTTTCTATATCATCTTCAACTTTATTACTATAATATTCTACTGCATTTATTTCTAAAACACCCGGCATACTAATCCAATCCACAGCTTCAACTCGCCAACAGATTTTATTTTTTTGTACTGGATCATTCTACAAATAAAATTTAGAATATCTGGTAAAATATTTTAAAGTTTCTTCATTTTTAGGCATTAATATATTCAAAGAATAATTAGGTTCATCCACACTAATTCCATGTTTTTGAATAAAATTAATTTTTGTTTCTACAGGGCCACGAATTGCTGCATAGGTTTTATGCTCACCATCATCATCTTTCCAAACAATTTCATAAGAACACTTACGAATATCGCCACGAAAATATGCCAATTCAGTTAAATCTTGCAAATAAACTAACCAATAAGTGTGAGTACCAACCCATTCAAAAACAGTGCCTGGCTAAAATCTAGACTCAAATCCAACAGAAACAATCTTATCATCATAATCTTGTTTTAATTTATTAGGATTAATTAAAGCGCGATATGTATTTAATATCTTTGCATTAATGTCCCGCACATCAGCAGCCTAGTAAGAATAAAGGGTGGCTTTATCCAAACTGCGACGCTTATCTTTAATCATTCTTTCTTGCTGATGATATCCTCCGCGCTATATAAACTATTGGTCACGAGTTTCAACACCAGCATCTTGTCCTGGCTACTAAGAATATAAACCAAGACGTCCGCGCATTAATGAATTTACATGTACATTATGCATGTTTTAACTCCTATAATAAATTTATAGCTTCAAAAACAGTTTTACGATAAGTGTAAAAATCTAAATGTTCTTCAATTTTTAAACCTTCTAATTTACTTAATAAAATAGTAAAAGAAAGCTCTGGCGCAAATATTTCATTCAAGCCAGAGATTTCTACAATTATCGTATTTAATTGTTTTAACCAATCTTCCTCATGTTCGCGCATAGGAATTAATTTCCAAATCTAATTTGTTAAACGTAATAAATCTTTATTAATAATCTCTTCAGTAATAGTAAAACCATATTTAGTCATCATTGTCTATCTAACGCACTCTTTTCTCGCAATATAGACCAATTAGATTCATAAGCACCTCGCGCATTTTTCTTGCGGCGGCCATAAAGCCTTTGCATATGAATTGATTGACGCTATGTTTCTGATAATAGAGCTAACATTTTTGATAAATGATTAGCTTGGGAAGTAAATTTAAAATCTGATCCTGAATACTTCATCCTCGTATTTTCAATGGACGCAACTTGTCTATTTACCCAAGCGCACATCATTAAAATAGCTATAATATTAATTTCTTCTTCTGTTAAAGATTCTAAAAAATAAGATTTATCAATAATTACATCAGGAATATCATCTGGCCCAGAAGGTATCTTTCCCCATAAAACACCTACTACAAAATCATCAGAAGTTACCATATCTTCTGGAATTGTTTCAGTTTTTATGACATAGGAAGAAATATTATGCCTAGGAAATTCAAACCCTGGCAATGATTCAATTAAAAGGTTCTGCAAATCTTTTAATGTATCTTCTGGAGTCAATTCAATATACATATCATCAGTAATTTTACCAAGAAAGCGATTATATACTTTGGAAAATTCAGTTATTCCATCCACAGTGTAAACTCGCCTCCTATTTATTTATTACTTTACTACTTTATAAACTGGAGTAGTGGGAGTTTCTTCGTTACTCTTCTTGTAATCAACAGTAGTACGACGTCCAGTAGGTGCAGTATGAGCAGTTTCAGTATTTTCCTTCTTTTCAGTTTTTGTAAATACTTCATCAGGCTCCTTAGACTCTTTATCATGCTGGATAGCAGCAGTAACATTAAAACCAGTCTTTTTCTGCAAAGCCTCTATCTTACGAGTATCAGTTAAAGGCAAAGACACAGAATATTTCTTAATTAAATCCATAGCACCAACGGGAGCATAATCAAGAGCATCAAGCCACTGATCAAGTGGGCCAGTTTTAATCAAATCTATAATATTCTTTTCTGACATCCAATATTCAGGAGTTGCATAAATATTTAAGCTATTGATTGCTTCATCGCTATCAATTTGCAAAAAATTTGCCATCAATTCACGACCGCCAGGCTGATAAGTAAGTTTTTCTAACTCTGCATAAGAAATTCTCTTGTTTTCACCAGGCGCGAACTCTCTACGGATATTTTCTTCTGGAATTTTATAAACTACTACACTAGCACTACGATTTTTTACATTAAAATTTTTATTACCAACCATTTTATTATCTCCTTTTTCTCATAGCAAAAAATGGGAGAAAAGGGATACAAAGTACCCTTTTTTCTCCCCTTATATTAAAAATTACGGATTGTCGTTACCAATAACAACATTAGACTGCCAAGCAACATTGGAAGCACCATCAAGATGCCATGTATCCATTTGACCCAGAAGAGCAGTGTCAACATAAGCACAAATATTATTGGCCATCATGCACACTACGCCAACCTTCTTATAGACCTGAACTTCGCGAGAGCGATCATAGTTATTATATTCATCAACGATAGTATTACCTTCAAAAGCAACCTTTACAGGCTTGCCATCAGCGCCAGTAGGAATAATCCAAGCATAACCAGGATCAATAACCTTCTTTTCATTAGTGCCATCTTCAAAGCCCTGTTCAAGAATAACAACCTTCTTACCCTTATAGCTAGCCAGACGGCCGGTACGCCAAAGTTCATCCTTCATAGACTCAGTATAACGCCAAGCTTCCTGAGGAATCATATTGACAGCAAATTCATAAGTACAATAAATAGTAGGTTCGCCATAAGCAGAAGCAATGGTTAAAAGGCGATCAAAGGAAGCCTCATCAAAACCTGCGGCCGCAACGCGATTTGCAGGAGGAAGCTGATTGATAGAAGCCTTCAAGGCAGCACCAATCTCCTTATAAATGAGTTCATCCATACCTTCCATAATAATAGCGGTAACTTCAGCGAAATCAACACGGCCATCAAGAAACTCTTCAAAGCCAATCTGAGCAGCGCCACCAATCGCGCTAGTGCGCACTTCAAAAGCCTCTTCAGCTACGCCAAGCTTAAAGACCTCATACATACCAGCAAGGCCAACGCGAGTTACAAACTGCTTAGCACGCTGACGAGTGTTAAGCTTCCTACGGAAAATGGGTTTATCGCCCTGCTTAAAAGTCTTAACTTCAGCGAACTGATTATACTGCTCTTCTACCTTCTTGGGGAGAACATCATCAAGAGTCTCTTCAATAATGGAGAAAATCAGATTTTTATTTTCACGATAAAGAGAATAAGAACCCGCAAGTTCATTCATCTCCATACGAAGTGTTTCATTAAGTGTATCATAGTCTAAATTCTTGCCATCCCAGCTATAAGCAACAGGAGAAGCAGGCTTAGCCTTAGCTACAGTCTTCATTAATGCAACAAGATTATTACGATCTAAAGCCATTATATTTTTCTCCTTTCTTACGCTATGCGCATTAATTTAACGCCTTTTTGACCATCAGGCATAGTATACAGACGCACTACCTGCCACTTCATAGAGCCATCACCAGACTTGCTGAGAATACCGTCAGCCGCACGGGGAGAAAGCTCATCACCAAGAGCAAGAGTAGATTCCGCAATCATGTTAGTGGTAAAGATATCACCCACATTAGTCTTAAATACGCGGGGAACCATCTTAGTGCCTTCGGGCATCTTGCGCTCATAATGCTTACCAAGAATGTGGAAGGGATCTTCATTATAATGAATTTCATAATAATCAGGGCCGGCAGTTACATCGTCATAATTGTAAGTCTTGCCACCAAGTTCAATGCTAGAATCGCCATTATTATCTACGCCATTGTAATAACGAGTCTGTTTATCCTCTTCGGGCTTTTCCCAATCATAAGGACTATAAACACGAGCTTCATAATTATCTTTCAGCATAGCGAACTCAGCATCAACCTGATGTTCACGATAAAGCTTAATCTCATTATAAACAAGCATCCATTCGCCCTTACCAGCGAAATTTACCTCACCACCATTGGCGGCAGCATAGTCATATTTTACAAACTGACCATTTTCTAAAATCTTAATATCTTTATTAGCAGGCAGCTGACCATAAATCTGTCCAGTCCTCTGAGCTGAAAGATGGTTAGGTTCTACTTGGCCATAACCATAATCAACATAGCCGCCATTAGCGGAATCTGCCTGGCTAGTAATGTGTTTCTTTAAAAACTCACCCAGCATTGTTTATCCTCCTTAAAACTATTATTCTTCTCTAGATTTTGCAACAGCAAATGCAGCCTTTAACCAAGCAGGAGTATTATCAACTTCATCATGGTCTAAATTATAAGTAATAGGCCCATTCTCATCTGTTTTCTTTTCCTCATCAAGGTCAAAACTTACCTTATTGCGGAAACATATTATAGAAAGTTTTGCTTCAATATCATCCAAAGAATAAGAATCAATATGATCAACAACATCTTTCTTATCATCATCGGACAGCATATAAAAGCTATTTATCATAGCCTGCTTATCCTTGCGCTCGGCCGCAACCTTAAACTGAGTCAAAGACTCAACTTGCGCAGTTAACTCATTATTAGTTTCCTGCAAGGCATTATACTGAGCTTGTAAAGTATTTAACTGTTCAACAACAGTATTATACTCTTCTATAGAATAAGAAGTTTTCTTCTTCTTCTTATCTTCCTCATCATCAGACTGAGATTCATTATCAGAATTATCTTCTTCTTCTGACTTTTTCTCATCCTCAGTGGGCTTCTCTTCATCCTCAGAAGGCTCTTTAGTATTCTTTTTCTTATATTCTTCCATATAAGCTGCAACATCGGCTTCTGCAAACTGATTAATAGGAGTATAATTTTTAGTTACTTCAATTAAAGTGTCAGAAGCTTGGAAGCCCTCTGTTTCAGAAAGAGAGAAATTTAAACGATAGTATTTTGTATCAGCGCTTCTCAGAACTGCAAATTTTTGACCATTTTCTTCGCAAATGCTATCAATGCTATACAAAGAAGACCATTCATCAGCAGGATCTTTATAAGTCTTATGAATATAATCCCATACGGCTGACCAAAGACTATCGCCAATATCAACGGCATAAGTATTCAATACTTTCGCTCCTCCTTCATTCAAAATATTCTTTAACTCATTCATCATTGAGAAGAGCTACTTTTTAAACCCATCCTCGAATGAGAATTGAATAGGAGCTGTAATACTCGCTCCCTCAAAGCAAGGTTCTACATCTTCGCCTAAAATACAAAGATTCTAAATTATTGCTTCATTGATAATAAAAAACTGCGGTTTTCCTTTATCATCTTTTGTCCAGTGTCCTTTTAAAATTGTATTGTCAAGTTCCATTGAGTGGTTATTACCTATATCAATAATACGTTGACATTCAGGATACTAGCCAGTCCATAAATATCCTTCTGTTACTAAATATTCACGTTCTATTACATCATCATCAAGGAATTTCTAAAACCAAACTTTAGCACCCAAATCAATAAAGCCATAAGGCCTTGTATTTTCTTTAAAGGTTAATTGGCCATTAGAAATTTCTATAATTTTATTATGTTCTTCAAAATCGCCATTGGCCTCATTATAATAACCAACAATGGGACTACCTGGCAATGAATTAGCGAGCTTTCGCGCAACATCCTTAGTAATTATACTCTTATTGCGATTAGGCTCATCTTGAACATAACAAACTTTTATTTGACATTTAGAAATTAAAGGATTGAGCGGAGTCACGTTAATGAATTCGATGGACTGTTCAATGCCTATACTCTTATGCATTAATATTCCTCCTTAACTCATAGATTCTTTATTCTAGATAGTTTTTTCGCTCTTTTGGTCATCAGATTTTTCTGGACGACCAATTTCTTTACTATCCTAATTTGTTTGATTTTTTATCTAATTACTTTGCTCTTTGTTACCCAAAATTAAATCACTGCTCATAGTAGAACTCATAAGCGGAGGAATCATAATTTCGTATAACTTTAATATATCATTCTCAAAGTGGGCAGAATTCAAAATGAAACTCTAAGAATGTCCAAGAGCAATCTAAGGTAACATCTTTGAGAAACCAATCTAAGATTGTTCTTTATATAATTTTGCCAATTCTTTATAATTATATTGAGTTGTTTCTAACATACAAAAATTAAAAATACACTTACTATTTTTATATTTTTGGCTTATAATACGATCAAAAAACTATTCAAATTGAAGCAATAACTTACGTATCGAAGATTCATCATTAAGAATTGATTTTTCCAAAGACAAATTACCATCAGTATTAAATAAATTACGCGAAATACCTAATGCATTATAAACAGTGCGTTCAACTTTTTCTAAATCATCTTTGGTGGTTGAAGTGTTTTTATCAGACATATCAATAGAATCAACATCTGTAAATGTCGTTAAAACATCAACTCCAACAGCACGACGCAACATTTCTACTGCATTGTTGTGTATATCTCTAGCTTCTTCAACATCAAATATTAAATCACCATTTTTGTCTCGCGGCAATTTTTGGACAACAATTTTTAATAATTGCTGCATTTGTTTTTTGCGGTCCAGGTCTTGGGCGGCATCCAAGTCAAGAATCGCAGGAATTGCATTTACAAACATTGGTAAATCATGATGCAATAAATTAAATTTTACAGTATTTTCTGGTTCAAGCAAATACCAGCTTCCCTAATTATCTCCAGCAAAGTCAGGTTGTAATTTACCCTATTTATAAAGTAAATATCCTTTTGAAAATTCATCAGGAAATAACTTTAAAATACGCATACGATAATTAGTGTCTCTAAACGTATCAAAGTATCTCATGTCAAATTCTACTGCAGGAGTTGAACCAACATTATAGCGGGAGCGGCAATAGTCAGTTGGCAGCTATTGTAATACTAAACTTTTATTCATATTAACAATATATCCATAATAAGCGCCATTTTTGACTACTTCTAAAGCTATATCGCCGCACACTTTTTTAATATAAGATTTATCAAGAAAATCTAATACACTAGCAAAATTTTTTAGAACTTTCTCGACAATAGCATCTTCATAAACTTTTGGATCTACATACCAATCATAACGATAAAGATAGGCGAAGTAATTGCAGACCTTTTGATAAATACCATTTATCTCATAAAAAAGATTAGAAATTCTTCGCTGTTCTTTAACATCATGTTCCATTAAAGCTTTAATAACCATGCCTTTATTAATTGCTGGACCATGATTACCTTTATCTTTTGGATTGGGACAATAGGAACCTAATTGAAGAACAGCATCTTCAACAGATTTTACTCCAATGCGAACTTTCTTATATTCATTAGGTGCGTCTGTGCGATAATATGCATATCCATCAACCATAGCAAAACCTTTATCATGAATTTGCTATGTGCGGGATTTATTCAAATTACGCACCTCCTTTGCTGTTAATATCCAGCTCGTTCCATAATATAATCATAAGAAATAAGATTCTCTTCATTATAAGGTATTTCTATTAAATTAAAATCATGTAAAGCACAAAATCGACGTTTTTGATTATCGTTATATTGCTGTTGGTAAAAACCTCTTTTGCCACCAAATTTACTACTTGGTTGGTAATGCTATTTACCCTAATACTCAATAATGAAATCAATACGTCCATCATCATCAAAAATAACAAAATCAAAACGTAAAGGACGCCCATTAGGACTTTTTAAATCGGGAAAAATATACTCCATTTTAAAGTTTAAGCCTGCTTCGCGCAGGATTTCTTCGATCTTGATTTCCGCTCGTGAAGCTCGCACTATTGATAATACCTCGCAGCAATATCAGTATAGTTTAATATAGTTGTATTAAAACTTCTAATAGCTCTATTAGCTATTACTGCAAAATTTTTCATATTTTATTTCTCCCTTAATTAAAAAAGGCCCAATCTTTTGCATTAAACCTTTTACGTTTTTTCTTGTCATCTTCCTCATGTTTAATGTAATATAATCCATATTCAAACGCAGAAAATTTGTCTTTTCGTATCCCACGATTTACCTATTTTAAAATAATATTAATACCTTCATTTTCTTCACGAAGATTCAACATTTCTTCTTTTAATATGGAAGTGTAATTAAATGGTTTTAAATAATCTGTCCTTTGTTCGGGCGTCATATTTTGACCAACTTTTGTATTAAGTAATTTTGCTTTTGCTGTCTATACATCAATCAAAAATTTTACTTTTCCAGAAGATAACTGAGTTTGCGCATTTGCATGAGCATCAGTATTTAATGATGCATTAGCTTTAACTAAATACATTGCATCTTGTTCTGTAAAATTAGTTTTATATTTTTTATAATAGTTATCTTCATCGTTATAAACACCAAAATCATAATAAGTTTCATTTGTCTCAGGATTAACCTACGTTTTTATCATGTAGTCTACAAGTCCAATACCTAGACCATTCGCATCTATGATAAGACGTCGCGCCTTAAACTTATAATATAACTATTTTAATTTTATTGCCTAATCTTCAAAATGCTCATCCGTTAACACAAATATGTTAACTAATTTTTTGATTGATGTACCCTGCTATTGTGGAATTACATTAAAAACGCAAACAACAGTATCACATTGTTTGCGGCCCACATCCACAGAAAGCACATAATAAGATTGTTTTGATGCACGTCCAGATGGCTCATATTCCGGTTGATTAAGAATACGGTTTCGCTCAAAAACTTCAGGATTGAAAAATGCATCCTCTACTGTTCCAGACCATTTCGACTCATATTCTCGCTAAAACGCACTTTCATTAAAAGTACCATCCATACGTAAATCTTGAACAAAGCTTTTGTCCAAAAGCTTCATAAGCACGGGGATGCGATAAGTGCCTCCAAGTATAATTGAACGCTCTGGCTTCACGATCTACCAAACTAACAACTAGATGAGTTTGTCATAGGCATACGTGTTCTTATATCCAGCTGTAGTCACGTAGATTTGGGACTTGTTGAGCGTTTCCTCAGGCTATGTTGTTCCATCCATACACATACGTGAAATGTTCATTGTGGGAATGATAACCTGAGACAATATATCGCCATCGACTCCAACACATTCTTCTATGACTCCCCCATGACGACGCTTACCACGAGAGGTTTCACGCGCTGCAATATTATCAAAATAAGAGCCATTTTTAAATACTATTGTAGTTTGGTCTTTACTAAATCTAGTTTGACCAGGCCTATAATCAATTTCCTTATCCATAGCTGGGATAAGGTTACATATTTCTTGCACCTTTTCTTTTATGATTCCGGCTGCCTATTCTTTACCACCCGAAGTAACGAAAAGTTTGCACTTAGGATACAAAATGCAACGAATCATTAAAATCATAATCGCAAGAAATGATTTACTGTACGCGCGCGGATAAACTGCGTATACGTATTTATGCCGCATTGCCGCACGCAAAAAAACTCGTTGATAAAAATAAAGATGAAAATTTTGGGGATTTCCTGCTTCCAAAAGAAAGTCAATAAACATATCTGGGTATTCGCGCCAGAATGCCACATATTCACGCACCACTGGAAGAATTGCGGTCACACGCTCTTCGGAAAGCCCTAATTTATTGTATCGAGACTATAAATTTAAAAGTTCTTGTAATGCCATTAATTATTTTTGCCCAAGGCTAATTCTTCAGTCAATCGCGCATCTGCTTCTTGCTCAGACTCAAGAAATTCCTCTTGCTCCATAAAGTCTGCATCAGTAATTTCTGGAACTACATCTTCCATTATTTCATCTTCGATATCTTCATCTTCTTCTTTATTTTCTTCGTAATTCATTGTGCGTATTGAAGATTCAATTAAGTTGCCCAAGTTCATTTCTTCTGTAACTAAAGTACGCACATAATTTTTTGTATCCTATAAAGTTTCATCAACTTTATCTTGTGGTGTGGATATATAATAACGTGGTATAAAACCTTGCTATTCACATAAAGTAACAAGTTCAGAAACTGAATTAACATATTCACCAGATTCTGCCTTGTTCTGAGCAGCGGTAAATTTTCCTGATTTCATTAAGTTATCATACACACGGCTCATTTTTTGAAAACCTTCTACCATTATATATGTTACGAAGTATCGCTACTACTTCTCTTTACATTTCTGTAAAGTTCAGACTATATCTTTATCTTTTACCATAATTTTAAAAAGATACTCTCCATTTCGGAATACTTATTCCTACGTCTTTCGACTAGTCGTTGAACCTTTTATTTAAATTTCCAATAAAATCCTCCGGCTAAGCCTTGTTTAGAAATTGCCCTACTTATATTAGCAATCTTCAATTCTTTCTAAGCTTGAGCAATAGAAGGAAATTCTTTAATTATGTTTTTTTCTTTATCTAACTGATACACAGGTTTACTACTTTTGTTAGTTTTTATTATATATGTTGCATGTAAATTATTTTCTTGATAAGTAATTTTTTCTAAATTTTCTTTAGCATTATTTAATTTATTGCCATCTTTATGATTTATAACATATCCTAATAAATCAAAATCATTATAAAAATTACTATAAACTAATTGATGTATACGATAAGTTTTACCCTAATTATTATGCCATAAGCTTATACACTCATATCCACCACTATTATCCTAATAACTTTTTAATAATCTCTAAGTGCGAATATTCATTATTCGTCCTATAGATGAAATTACATAATTTGGATAATCTTTTACAGGTCGCCATTCTTCATCAGATAAATTCCCAATAAATTTATTAATGGTCTAGTTTCCGTTTTTTCGCAATCCTGTATTAATAGCATGTATACTATTTTCTTTTTCAGTAACCCACTCTAAATTATTTATGTTAAAATTATGGGTATCTCCATCTTTATGATTCACTATATTTTTCCCAATGGGCTATACTAAAAAAGTTTCTGCAACCATTCGATGTATTTTTACCTATTTCTTTTTTCCATTTATAGTTAAATTATAAGTAGGATATGTTACTGACATTTTTGGTGTTAAAAACTTGTTAGATAAATTACTAAAACATCTACCATCATCATAAATGATATAAGATGTATCTTTATATTGTTGAAACATATTTATTTCCTTTCTGGAATATTAAATAACTTGGCTGCTGATTGTCTATATATCTTTATTTTTTTCAAACTTTCTAATTTATCTCTATAAAGAGATTCTTATGTAGTAAATAAAGCTTTAAGAGTTTCCAGCAATTAAAAGAGTTTTTAGGCGACATAAAAAAGTTTATCGCCAATATCAATCAACTAATTGGCTTTTAAAGAAGTTTTACATATTAATTTAAGAGTGTCAATATGACCGGCACTTTGAATGTCATAAGACTGAAGAAATTCATTATATAATTGTTCAAGCTTAATCCATTCTTCAGGCTTATAAGTTTTTCCCCATTTAAGACGTAACATTAATTTTTCTTCATCAGTTAAATCAAATGTTTCTTCAGGGACTTCAATATTATTTTGCTAATCAAAGTAATCCTGTGATGAGCCAAACTCATCACCATTTGAGGTGGGTATCTGGGGTTGTTCATAATGTTCATCAAATGTAAAAGTAGCCTTATTAATAGCTTCAGCAATTTGTTGAGCATCATATCCAGAACGCTTCATCGTTTGTTCTATTTTACTTTGCGCAAGTTCCTGTAAAAAAGCCGTATCTTTCCATCGATAATCTCTAAATTGTTTGAGTTTCATTTTAGAAAGGTAGCGCCCTATAATGGTCATACCAGTTAATTTTTCTGGATTGCCAGCATATTTTGCCATTAACTTGTTCCATTCATCAGGAACATAAGGTACGTCAGCTTCTTCTAAAATCCAAAGATAAGTATTTGGATCCCAGTTATCAACATGCATGGTCATACATTTTTTGCAAATATCGAATTTACCATTGTTAGGATATTTTTCTAAATTATTAGAAGAATAAAATTGTTCCCCATCCATGGTACGATTACATTTTTTGCAATAATATAATTCGCCCATAAATTATTTCTCCTTTTGTTTTTTCTTTTTACTTTTAGCATTGCGGCATTTTTTACATATACTGTAATAGCCATCTTTGCTAGTTTTATTTTTAGAAAAATATTTATTATGAGCTAATTTAATTTGTCCACAGCAACTGCATCTTTTATATTTTCCTTTTTCAATATTAAGATAATACCAATCCAAATATTGATCTTCGGCGGCACTTGCTATTAATTTAGGAATTTTATTACGCCAAAGACTCGATAAATATTCAAGGCTATGAGTAATACCAAATTCTGTCTGTAATAAATTTTGTATTTCAACATTTTGCCGACCATCTATTTTATATAACACTAATTTTTGATAAATGGGATAGGGTGCAAGCGCAATGGTGGAAATTTTATCAAAATCTTCCATAAGATAATATAAATCTCCAATAAATTCACTATAACCATCTTGTTTTAATTTGGAATATAAACATAAAATTGTCGAACAAATGTTTGGATCCAAAAGAGAGAGACCTAAAGGAATTGGATATCCTTCTTCATCAAAATTGCAAGTCTTATCATCATAAGTAAGTTTATAGATGCCGCGGGAATGCGCAGTCGAGCTTGCTTGAATAGGCTATCGGAAAGAATCTTTAACAAGATATTGATCTTTTCGCAATTCAATAATTGTTTTTCGTGTAATAAAAGCTTCGCGGCCTTGCGCGGTTTTTGCTTTTTCTTCCCAAAATTCAATGGAATTTCTTATTTGTTGTAATTCAGGTATTTCTTCTAAATCTTTTTTTGTTATTTTTACTTTTGGTTTGAATATTTGATTTTTATTTTCATGGATTAAATTATAGATTCCATCTTCGCCACTTTCTAGTTGTGATACAAGGCCTTCAAAAGAAGTTTCACGTTTATTAACTGTGGCTAAGCGGTTTTCAGTTAATATTTTGCGCTCACGGCGCTCTTGACGTTCCATGCACATAACTAGATAATCAGTTAAAATTTCTATGTATTTTTGTGGAGGGTTAGGCTATTCAGCCAAAATTTGTTCCACTAATTGTACTCTTTCTTTTGGAGTTTCTAAAGAATAATCTAATTTTATCAAAGGCTTTTTAGAACCTCCTTTATTTTTGAAGCGTAGCTAGCTCCAATTCTTATTTTATTATAGCATGAAAAAAGCGCAATGTCAAGTTTTTTGAGAAAAAATTGATAAAATTTTAAAAATAATATATAATTTATATATAAAAAATAAGAAAGGAAATGCGCTTTTTAAAAAGCGCAGCTTTTTAAAAAATGAGAAAACCTCGTGGAATTTTGGGCAGTTATGCTGCAAATATGAAAAGAAAAGCTACTATAACAGCGACTACTAGAGTGTATGAATTTATATTTAATGAGAAGCCAAAGAGGGGTCGGCCTAAGAAGAAGAAAGAGAATTGATATTACTGTGTTTTGGTTTTGAAAAAACTTTGGGACAGGAAGTTGCTCAGGTAAAACGTTTTTTCAAATTTCAAAAAAAATTTTTCCTGAAAATGTACCCCACCTTTTCTTCTCTCAGCTTTCATCAGATAAACACTCATGAACCTTACGGACTTTTTATCTGAGGAACGCGCAACCCTCCAACCCCAGCCCCCATACAGAACAATCTTGTTCATCGTTGACGGCCTTAATTTCAATCAATTTAGACCAACAGAGAAAAATCATTTCATCCGCCGCGGCTTTCTCAACTCAAGCCACATCCTGAAACTCTTGCATTCGCGGCGCTTGCCATCAAACTCACCAACAGCAAATAGAAATAAAGAAAAATAAAAAAAATTTGACAAATTTAAAAAAATACTGTATAATATAATTAATCTATTAAGGAAATATTATTTAATGTACTCTTTTTTATACAAACTAAATTCTTTTCTTAAATTAATATTTGATTTTCTTTTAGTAATTCACTTTGCTTTGACATTACAATAAAGATACAAAATTAAATATTAATTAATACTGGTTTTTGTGACGTTTTTCATTACTCTGTTTTAAATACAAAAAAGAAAAAATATTTTTTTCTTTTCTTGACCTCCTTTCTGATGTGGCACAGCAAGCACCACAATATGAGCAAGCTAACCTTGTTAGCAAAGACTTGCATACATACAATTAAATAACTTAGCTTTATTTAATTAACATTCAATCATACTAAATAATATAAATGTTGATGCAGGAAGAGCGCAAGCTTCAAATGCAGCAACAATCTGAGGGGAAGACTTTTATTAAAACAAGTAGGGGGAAAGAGATTATAGCAATTACAATTGTTTGTTTGTTGCACTCGGTGCAACAAACAAAGCTATTCTCTCTTCTGCGGTTCTGACACTAAGTAATGCAGTGGCATTAACGCACTGCTTAATATATTCTGTTTGGCGTGAACCAAGAAAGGCCTTTCCGTATTCTTTCTCTCTTGGTTTTATTCCAACAGACAAAAAAGTAAAATGAAAACCGTTTTCCTGTTCTTTAATAGTTATTCATCTTTCATTTCCTTTCTTTAAGCGATTAATTGCGCGAGCAACCCTTACACTGAGCATTAATAATACAACATCTGCGGCAATCGCTCGCTCTAAGCCGCCGCGGCAATGTCCTCCTTGATAGATACTACTCTGTTACTGTAGCACAGCTTGCTAACCTTGCACAAAGGCTTGTTAAGCTGTGCTATTGTTGTATAGAAGGAATAGTATAGTTACGTTGTTCAGCGCTGCGTGCGCGGTTGGCACGCAGCGACCTTATGTCAAGCATTTGTTTTGGCAAATTTTTGATAATTTTTTATCATTTGTGATAAAACATTATCAATCCTGAAATTGGACAAACATTGTTAATTTTTTAACAGAGTTAAAATGCTGTAAATGATTTACAGCTTGTTAAAAAAATAACGAATGGTATTCGGTTTCTTATTGGGAAACGAGTTTCCGCCGCGGAAACTGAGATTGTTAATTAACTATCAATTCATCAATGCTTGTTAATATTTTATCACAAGCACAAGCGATTGTTAAAAAATTATCACTAATGATAAATAACTATCATACATGTTAAAACTTTATCATACATGTTAAAACTTTATCATACTTATAAGATAAAAAAAATGGGGCTTTTAGCCCCAAACTTGTACATAATCCACGGTCAACGCATACACTACAAGGAAATTGTGGTCATCCAAATAACTAAATTCCATACAAGTCGGCTGTCCGTAATGGTCGCGGTTCAAAACGTCAATCGTCTCATTCAGCGCGTGCGCCTCTCCCTTGGCAATTTCTTCTTTCGTCTCAGCATACATCCGCTCGAATAGCTTAATGCCCTCTGCAACGTCTCTGCTTACTGCAAGCACCCTTTGAGCTTTGCCGGAGCGTTCCTCAGTAATAACCGCGCAAGTATCCATCCAAAACCTTTTTTCCATTTTTATTAACCTCATTTCTCTTTTCTTTCCGTTCCCTCTTGGGAACGTCTATATTCTATCGCATTTCAGAAACATTGTCAATACCTTTTTTTCAAAAAAAATAAAAAAAAAATTTTGAAAAAAAGGTATTGACAAGGAATCAAGCTTAGTGTATACTGTAATCGTTCCCAAGGGGGAGCGAAAGAAAAAAAAAGAGACTGGAGACTGAAACAATGACTTACACGATTATAGCACATGATAAGGTACTGGAGCGCACGACTAATGAAAAATACGCATACACTCTGTATAGAAACCTTGTATCAATGTATAAAAATAACAAATATAGTAACTTTATTAGTGAAAACAACTATTATGTTACTCTTAACAGTTTTGAGGCAATGTTCTTTGATACTTTACTTAAAAAGAATTTTAGTATACGACTTGTAGAGACAATGTAAAGGGCAATAAGCCCTTTTTTTTTGACTTAATCACTTTAGCACATTAAAGCGTTAACGCGCTAACGCGCCTTAGCGCGAAACTGGGCAAACATTGTTAATAAATTGCCAATTCTGCGATAGCCGCACCCCATTCCAGTATACCACACTTGCGCAAGCTTGGCAATACCTTTGTGTAAAAAAAAGTTGCTAAAATTAGCAACTTTTTTATTCTTTGGGAAGCGACTTACTGATTCCTTGAGCCTCGATTCGTTGGGCCTTACTGCTCTTTTGGAGACTTACTGCCTGAACCCCTGCACGGTGTCTACTGACCGCGCTCCCTTGGAACAATTATAGTATACACCAAAGGGGATAAAATGTCAACACTTTTTTTGAAAAAACTTTTTTTATTTTTTTTGAAAAAGGTATTGACAGAATCTAAGAGTTGTGTTAAACTATAATTGTTCCAAGGGAACGAAAGAAAGAAAAAGGAGATTAAAATAATGAAAAAGATGTACATGGTTATTGCGGGCAATAACTGTAAAATAATGACAAGCAAGAACGCCGCCATTGAGTATTATGAACTTTTGATGGAGAATCTTGAACTTATACCCAATTTTCATAGCGCAACTGAGGAATGCAAAGTCACAACCGTGACTGACAAACAGGGCAACCACATAGAGCTGTTCAAGCGCGTTACTACGATTGAATTAACTGATGGACACATGGCAAAAATTCAATATAAAGAATTATCTTTTGACTAAAGGGTGCAAACCCTTTTCTTTTTTTTCTGCGCTACTTTAGCACATTAAAGTGATAATGCTTTAGCGTAATAAAGTGCCCAATCCCGAAATGGCGCAAACCTCGTTAAAAACTTAACAAGCTTTTTCAAAAATTCCTTATTGACAAATAAACAAATAAGCATTATAATATATACATAAAGAAAAGGGAGCGCGGCTCGGCCGCAGGATAGGAGAATAAAATGTTTGAGAATGATTTTATCAAGGTTGGCCGCAAGGTCATAAGGCCAAAAAGTATAGCGTGGTTCGCCATTCGTGGGGCGCAGTCAATCGCCGGAGCGGCCTTACTTTATCTGGCATATTGCATTGCTGTTGGACTTTTTGTGGCATAAGCCACATACTAATTTTTGAAAGTTTCATAATCTCTTTTTCTTTCCTTTGTGGGGCGGCCTGATGTTACCGCCCCACAAAACTTTTTTTTATTTTTTTTGCAAAAAAGTATTGACTCCGCGGCGGCTTTGGTGTATAATACATAATGTAAAGAGGAGCAGGAAAACCTCTCCTTTCAGTTAAAAGTGAGGTGTTATTATATGGCATCAAAAGAACAGCAATTTGAAACCCTACGAAAAATAAGAAGAGATTGGGGAGACGTTAAACCTTATACAAGAATTGAATTGGATAAAAAAAAGTATCGCAGAAAAAAGAAGCATAAGAAAAAAAGTGATGAAGAAAACTAAGGCTTGAAAAATAAAAACAAGAATTGAATTAAAAGGCTGTAAGTAATTTACAGCCAATTTTTTTTATATATGGCCTTGACTTTGTTGGCGGCCTGTGCGCGATTGGCACAGGCCGAGCTTTGTGTCAAGCATTTTTTGGTGAAAATTTTGATAATTTTTTATCATTTGTGATAAAAAATTATCAATCCTGAAACCCCCATTGTTAAAAAATTATCGTAGTATTTTTAACAATTGTATAATTATACATAGTGTATTATCGCGGCATAAATAATACATTTTTTGGATTGTGACAAAATTGTGAACACTAAAAAAGCCTATTGTATTCATTATCCAAAAGTAGTAAAATAAGGTACACAATAAAGAAAGGGATTTTGATTATGATTTTTTACTTTGATATGGATGGCACATTGAATCATTTTTATTCTGTGCCAAATTGGCTTGAGTACCTTGAAAACGAGGATACAATGCCATACGCCATAGCCCAGCCCGCAATTAACTTCTCACTTTTGGCGCGGCGTATTCATCAACTTCAACGCCACGGCTATAAAGTCGGCATTATAAGTTGGCTATCAAAAAGCGGAACAGATGAATATAACGCCAATGTAACCGCAATAAAAAAGGCATGGCTGAAAAAGCACCTGCCCTCCGTGGAATGGGATGAAATAACGATTATTCCTTATGGCACGCCAAAACACAATCATGCAAATGATAGATACGCCATACTTTTTGATGATGAAAAGCGCAATCGCGAAAGCTGGAAAAGCAAAACGCGCCTTGCCTATGATGAAACGTGTATTTTTGAAATTCTTGCGCATTTTGCAAAAAAGGCTATTGACTAAAATAACCATTGGTGATAGAATAGTATTTGTAAGGGGGAGCGGAAAAACTCCCCCAAAGGAAGGAAGGAAAAATGGAAAAGAAAATCGACAAACGCCGCCGCTATTATCTGGTATTGGATACTGAAACGGCAAACACCTACAGAGACAAGGACAACAAGCTGGTAAGCAAAGACGCGCTTTTTTATGACCTGGGCGCGGCAGTCGTAGACAAGGCTGGAAACGTATATGAAACTTTTAGCTTTATCAACCGCGATATTTATTACGCTGAACGCAAGCTTATGGAAAGTGCCTATTTCAATTACAAAATAAGCATGTATGATGAACAAATTGCCGCAGGTATGCGCACCGTTGCAAGCTTGTATGAAATTCGCAAAGCCATTGCAGACGTTATTGCGGAGTATGGTATAACCACAGTAATGGCGCACAATGCTAAATTTGATTATGACGCGCTTAATGCTACGCAAAGATATATAACAAAAAGCAAGTACCGCTATTTTTTGCCCAAAGGCGTTGAATGGTATGATACAGTAAGAATGGCGCGGTCAACCATTGCAAAGCAAAAAACTTATAGAAGGTTTTGCCGCGATAATGGATACTTAACAAAAAATAATCAGCCGCAATGTTCCGCAGAAGTTTTGTACCGATACATTAGCGGTAACAATGATTTTGTTGAAAGCCATACCGGATTAGAGGACGTTTCAATCGAGGCGCAAATCTTTGCCCATTGTATGCGACAGCATAAGCCCATGAAAAAAAAGTTATTTAAGGATTAAAAAACCCCTTGACAAGAACGAGAATTCATGGTAAAATAAGTCATAACCTGAAGGGGGTTAAAAACCCCCCTCGGATTAAAAAATTGTCAAGGACAGACATTAAAACCAGAAAGTGAGTTGATACTATGACTAAGAAAGAACTTTTTACCGCCCTGTTGAACATCCCCGCAGTTAAGGCACGTCCCGACTTTGTAGAGAGTTTGGAACATGAAATTGACCTGCTGAATCGTAAGAACAGTTCATCACGCAAGCCCACGCCCCATCAGGAAGAAGGCGAAGAAATAATTACCCGTGTGATTGAAATACTGAACGATGGCAAGGGGCGCACAGTCACCGAAATTCTCAAGGTGCTGAACATGGCAGAGTTGAGTCATTCTCGCTTGAACCAGCTTATTAAGAAGGCCAAGGACGCGGGCACGATTGAGCGTGAAGAAGTCAAGCGCAAAGCGTACTTTTTCGCCGCAGGTGTTGAGCGCAAGCCGATTGAAGATTAAAACATGGCTGAGCGCAAAAACGCGGGGGGCTGTGTCCCCCCGCAAATCCAACAGCTAATGAAAACATTACAGATTACAGAAGCAGAAGCGAAGGAAGTGTTAGAATATGATAAACGCATAGACGCAGGGGAAAAGCTGGGGGAACTGGACAGCGACAAGAAAAAAGTCGCTAAAGCAATGACCTTAACCGGAACACGCGCCAAAGGCAATTACAAATTCCAACAGAAGGAAAGAAAAGCTAACGCGGCAAAGCTGGAAATAATTGCGGCAATTGCGCAAATGCTTGAAAGTAAAGGCGCGGAAAAGCTGGAAATCGCAAACGCTGAAAGAGAATTTTCTTTCTTACTGGACAATGTAAAATATAAAATAACTTTGAGTTGTTCACGAAAATAAAAATAAAAGCCCGCAAGGGGCTTTTATTTTTTAATTTATTACATGAATTGTTACGAATTTGTAATAATTTGAGTTGAAAACCTTGATAATAATTCTTATTTTATTAAAAAAAGCATGATTTTTTATAAAAACAAGGCGGTTTTTGATAATTTTTATTGATTTTTTATAAAAAATCATAATTTTTTTAATAAAACTTTGAGAATTTGTATCAATTTCTTATAATTGTTACAATTTTGTAACAATTTTGTAATAAATTTACCCCTTGACTTTTGGCGCGCCGGTTAGGAATGTAACCGGCGCGATTTTTGTCAATATAGAATCTCTGGTAATTTTTTAACAAAAGATTGTGAAAATTTAGACAATAATTTTTTTCCTAAAAGTATTGACTTTCTAAACGAAATGGTGTATACTACATAATGTCAGGAGGACAAGAGGGTTCTCTAAAAGAAGAAAAAATAAAAGGAGATTGAGAAAAATGAAGGTTACATTGCAGGTTTGTAAAATTGAGAATGTAGACGTCGAGGTTCCTTACGCGATTCTTGCGCCGCTGATGCTGGACAACTGTAAGGAAAATTGGGACAAGAATGGCATTGCCACTGAAAAAGATTACGAGCGGGTAAAGGATTACATAAGTAGAAATTATGGCTATGTCCTTAGCTGTGATGTGGATTGTGGTAATTATCAAAGCGCAGAAATTACCAGCGGTGATGAAACCATAACTATGTTGGAGGGTTAATCCCTCCAACCCCCTTTGACAAAAAATATAAAAAAAGATATAATAAATAAAGAAAAAAGAAAAAGGTGATTATTTCATGGTTTTATTCGCAATTTGTACAATTATCAACGTTATCCTTTCAACGTTGAAAAGCTTGATCACGATAAAAGGTTCTAAACTTGCGGCCGCAGTTGCTAATGCAATAACCTATGGCTTTTATACTTACGTTATTATTTTAACAAGCGATGCCGCCCTCAGCACAGAAGGCAAGATGGTTATCACCGCGGCGGCAAATTTTATGGGGGTTTATCTTGTTAAACTATTGGAAGAAAAGACGCGCAAAGAAAAGCTATGGAAAATTGAAATGACTATCCCCACAAAGTATCGCGCTGCCGTTGATTTTGATTTACGAGAAGTTCCCCATTCATACATTGAAATTAGCGACAAGCATACACTATTCAATTTTTATTGCGCTACGCAAGCAGAGAGCAAAAAGGTTAAGGACATTGTGGCACAGTATGGCGCGAAATATTTTGTTTCTGAAACTAAAAACCTCTAAAAAAGTATTGACAGGAATTAGGTTAAGTGATATAATGATTACAGTTCCAAGAGGGAACAAGAAAGGAAGGAAAGAAAAATGTTTGAGGTAAGGCGAATTGATGAGTTGGGGCGCATTGTAATTCCTAAAGAAATACGAAAGCTAATGGGCATTGAAGCGGGCGCGCCCATGATGGTAACAGATGAAAACAAAAATATGGTAACTTTTACAAAGTATGACCCTGACGCTATTTCACATGATACAAGCCCAAGTGAAATTCTTAAAAACGCAATTTCGGAAATGGCATTTTATGCCGTTGAATCTCAATATGAAACTGAATTTTATGAGATAATGGACGAAGTTGCAAAGCTAATGGAAGAATGCAAAGAAATCGAAAACAGGGATTAAAGAAAATAAGTAACATGGTTTTCAAGGGAAAGTTTGTAAAAAACTTTCTCTTGACTTTTTCAGCTCGCCGCTGTCAATCCACAGCGGCGAGAATTTGTCAAGAGGCAATGTTTGTGAATTTTTTATCACAAAAGTATGATAAAAAATTCACAGACTAATTTTCCCGATTGTTAAAAAAATAACTTTTCAAAAAGGTATTGCTTTTATGGCGTCCGTGTGGTATACTATAATTGTTCCAAGGGCATCACTATTAAGTGAAGGACACACTTAAAAACCAGAAAGTGAGTTGATACTATGACTAAGAGGGAAATGTTTACCGCTCTGTTGAACCTGAATGAAGTTGCCGCTCGTCCTGACCTTGTTGCAGGCATTGAACACGAGATTGATCTTCTTTCTCGTAAGAACGCCAGCACTCGCAAGCCGACCGCGCATCAGGAAGAAAACGATATGCTTATCGAGAAGATTGTAAACGTATTGTTCCGCGCTCCCGAAACTGGAATGACTGTTACCGAAATCGCTAAGGCTCTTAACAATCCTGACTTGACCCATTCCCGCATAAATCAGCTTGTAAAGAAGCTAAAGGATAATGGCACTGTAATTCGTGAGGAAGTTAAGCGCAGGGCATACTTTAGGCTGAGTGAGGAAGCCATGGAAGGACTTGCGGAATAAGGGGGGAAATCCCCCCTTTCCAACCTTATAAAGGAGGTTAAACAAGATTGACCAAAGAGCAGGAAAAAACGAAGCTTGAAAATTTAATGAAAACGCTGGACATAAGCGAAGCAGAGGCCCGCGAAGTTATGGCCTATGATGAAGCAATAGACCACGGCAAGCCCACGGAATTTGACCTAACGCCAGAGCAAAAGAAAGTTGCTAAGAAGATGACTAATTGCGACCACAAAAAGCAGACCGGAACAAACTACAAATTTCAAAAGCGCGAAAGAAAGAAGAACGATGCAAAGGCCGATTTAATAGCTTTCCTTGCGGAAGCACTGGGCGAAAAGGTTGCAGAACTTCAAATTGTGAACGAGGAACGCCAGCTAAGTTTTAATTATGAGGGCAACGCCTATGAATTAACGCTAATCCAAAAGAGGAAAAAGAAAGGCGCATGAACAATGAAAAAGAATTTCTCTATGTAGGCTGTTATCTTGATGAAAATGACGATTTTATTCTCAAGATAGGCACGACAAATAATTTGGCGCGGCGCAGAGTTGAGCACACAAGGAATTACCGCAAAACAGATAAGCATAAACTAACAGGGCATAGGGAATTTGTTTATCTGTGGCATACGCAGTTGAGCAAATACAATGCATTGCGGTTTGAGGATAGAACGCGCCAGCGTTGGCAAGACGAAGGAATTGGGGAATTTGTGAGGAATGACCGATTTGTGTGTAAACAAATTCCTGAACAGGTGCAAGTTACGATACGAAAAACTTATACAATTAAAATACCAGAATTTTAAGAAAAGGAAAACGCGGGGGATTTACTCTCCCCCGCAAAGGATTGATATTATGGATTATATTTGTTGTCCTATTTGCGGCACTACAAATGAATTTGAAGGTTTTGACACGGAGATCAGCCTTGATTATAAGAAGATAAGACAATATTTTCTTTGTGGTGGTTGTGGTAGCCAATTTATGGCAGAATACACTTTAACAGGTGTTGTTGCTTTGAAAGAACCGGAGGAATAAATTATTTACTGCGTAAATAATTTACAATGTAAAATTTTTTGGCTGAAATTTTATTTCAGCCATTTTTTTTCAAAAAAGGCTTGACATTTGAGCTCGCCGGTCTCTATTGAGGCCGGCGAGAGTTTGTCAAGAGGAAATGTTTGTGAATTTTTTATCGCAAAAGTATGATAAAAAAATAACGAATCAATTTTCCCGATTTCTTGAAAAAAAGTGTTGACATCAGCGGCGTTATGGTGTATACTATAATTGTTCCGAAGGGGTGGAAACCTCCAAGAGCATAAAGAAAAGGGATTGTGAGGAAAATAAAATGAGCATGATAGAAAAGAACAAGAGCCAGTTTATGGTTACTCTGGAGAGCGGTAAGCAGACTTATTTTAACTTTGCTGATGGTAATATCTATGGTGTAAGCGGTAAAGTTGTACAAAAATTTAACGCTGAAGCTATGAGAATTTTGAAGTCTAATCAGAACAGCAATTTTATTGCCATGTATTTCTATGAAAGAACGCTGTCCTATTCCCCTTATATTGATATTAAAGAATGGCCTGTTTCTTTGGTAGAAACCATTTACAGCTTGTATGCAAGTCGCTATTCTGTTCATGTACTGGGTAGAATTGCTGAGTTCTGCTATAAGAATAGTTTTAAGCTGGACAAGAAGGGGGTTAAGATTTTAACAGAAGCTCTTTCCAGCATGGAAGATAATAACGGCAAATTGGCTTGGATAGATAGCTATTTGCTGGAAAATGAAATCGCTAAAATGTCTTATAATGATTTACCCGCGAAAATTATTTCCCTTATTTCAAGAGCTACGCTTGAAATGAAAAAATATATTATAGAAGATGCTCAGAAAATTGCTTTTCGATATGAACATGAAAATTGGGAATATCTAAGTAAAGTAATACATTCTGCTGATACATACATTTATCCTTATATATCTCGTTATATTCAGCTTTGCAATTTCCTCCATCATGAACGCACCTATAAAAACCTGTTTCAGTCCATTTGCATGATGGAAAAAGAAAAAGAGTTGATGGCCGATCAATTCTGTCTTGAATACCAGAAAAAAGCCCCTTTGTTCTTTGAAGATGAAAATTTTACAGTTCTCATTCCTACAACTGCGGACGAATTTAAGAAAGAAGCCGACTACCAGCAGAATTGTGTTTTTCGTCTGTACTATCCAAGGGTTAGGGAGTGCGAAACCCATGTAGTTTTTATTCGTAAAAAGTCTGACATTAACACGCCTTATATTACTTGCGAAGTTAATAACGATGGTAAGATTGTTCAGTACCTTACAAGATTTAATAATAATGTAACAGATGATAATGCAAAAGCATTTGGGATTGCTTACCAAGAATATTTGCATGAGCATTTCTAAAAGCCAAAAGGGAGGGAAAAAAATCCCTTCTTTTTTTATATTTTTGCGTGCGGGGCTTGACAAATAAATTTATTGGTGCTATAATTAAGATAATCCAAGAGAGGAACAGTAAAGGAGGCAATAACAATGAATGAATTTTTTGGTTATTGCGGTTGGGATTTTGGCGGCGCACTGAATAATAAGTTTCAGAGGGGCGAACATGTACGCATTGGGCGTACTATGTATCGTGTGATTTTTCGTATCGGCTCTTGGCATTGGTTAAAAAGAATTTGAAAAAAAGAATTGACATAACAGCTCTTTTGTGCTATAATAATATCATCAAAAGGAGGTTTGATAATATGCAGGTAAATGAAAACAGACTTGATACTGTTTTGCAAAGTTTTGTAGAATCATTTAATGATTGCGCTTGTTGCCCTTTGACTTTTGATTGCGAAAAAGACAATGAAGGGATTGACTGTTATGAATGCATAGAACTGTTGAAAAAATGGCTCATAGGGGAATAACCCCCTATTTTTTTCAGCTGGTCGCCCTTGGCCATGGCGACCAGAATTTCAGTTTAATTAAGACTTGTAAATTTTTTTCTGCGCAAGTGTGGTTCAAGTGCCCTAACTAAAAAATCCTGTAATTAAGTCTTGGCGTCCCGGAGCCGGTTGTTAGGCTCCGGTATTTCCCCCGTGAACCCCATATGGCGATTTTTTGCTCAATCCAGCGGCCCTGCCCATATGCGCCTGTTCTCCCGAAAAACCTGGGGCGCGCAAGCGCAGCCCCAAATAAAAAATCATATGTTTTTGATCCCGCCCCGGCACTACCCAACCTTTTTATTCCTTTTGATTTTTTATAAAAAATATGTTATAATATTAAAAAAAAAGTAAAAATTCCAAAAGGAAACAAAATAAAAATTTTGTCAAACCGCGCGCAACCATCCTGTGCGCCACCATCGCACAGTTTATTTTTATAAAAATATATTGTATAATAATATCATAATCAAAAAGGGAAAAAGGAGAATGCGGCAAGAGTATTAAAAGGTTGGTTCTATATCCAGTTTGCCTATCCTTTTGATTTGCTCCAAGTTTTTAATGCTCCAGTTATAACTTGCCGCCTCGGCAACTTTGTTAATGAAAATGGTTGGTTTTTATTAGCACTGTGCGGAATGTTGTAGAAGGCGTAATGCCTTCTACAATTTGTCCCGCCACGGCATTAGTTTTCTTTTAAAATGGCTTTAAGCTTTTCACGATATGATTCTAAGTATGTTATAAATATTTGGAATCGAGTTGTACGTGCAATGATATGGCCAGTTTTTTCAAGGAAACGTCTAATACAACTTCTAAAAGACAAATAATCATGTTCATCAGCTTGCATTAATCCAAAAAATTCTTCTGGACTCATTTCACCTTGATATACTGCATCAGCTAATAATGCAGCTTTTTTAATTATATCAGGACTGCGCGAATAGAAATCTGTAATAATTTGGTCAAATAAAATTACCTCATCTCCAGTCATAAGACGATAATGATCATAATCATCAAGTTTAATGCCCCAAATATAATCACGACTACCTATTTCACCATAGCTATCATCATCTTTAGTTATACCAAACAATTTAACTAAAATCTTTGATATTATTCTTTTAGCAGTCCTTTCACTGGTAAAGTAATTCTAAAGCATAAATAAACGTGCCATGCCGCTTATAGTTCCAAGACTATCATTCTCTTTGGCACAACGCAACACTTCATCAATAATTAATAATTCAGTTCTTGCATCGAAGTTTCTTTCATAAGTATCTTGGTATATTTCATTTATAATAACGCCACCATAAACTTTCTCATATTCGCAAAAATGAGAAAGCTTTTCATAGAATTTTACTGATGAATTTCTAAAATGACCGAACGACACACCAAACCAAGCAGCCAATTCTTGAGTTTTCATTTTTCCCAGCTATAATTTCATAACATAAACATCCTCCTTTCTTTTAAGAGTCAAGAAAAAGTTGTAATATTTTTTGGCACATCTATATGTCTTATAGAGAGGCCATTTTTCATTACAACTCTGACAAGATAATTAAACTTGTCATATCTTTCTACTTTATATAAAAAAAATATTTAATCTGTTTTATCATTCTTGCCCAAAGAAGCATAAAAAAAATGTGGGCCAAGCCCACGGAAATATGATATTTTTTTGACACGGTATGTTCCTTTCTTCCGGTGTAAAAAAAGGAACAACTATCACAAATGTTTTGTTCTGTTTCAAAATGAGAATTTTAAGATGAGATTTTCATTTCATTTTTTGAAATGAGTTTTCAATTTTAAATTGAGTTTTTGAAATCAAATTTTGGTTTTCTTTTTCATTATATATATAATAACATATTTTTATCAAATTGTAAAATAAAATATATATGTTAATTTAAAGCGGAAACGGTTACGATAAAAAGAATGTGACCCTGAACGCGCGGTCGGCCACCACTCTTCCCCAATTCTAACATTTCTTTTTACTTCACTCTACGCTCGTCAATTTTGTAACTATGTTTGTGATATCTAAGAATTTTAATTCCAATCTACAAAATTCAAGCTCTATAACCCCAACTCCACAATCTATTGTCAAAAAGATTGTCCTACCAGCTATTTTATCAAAACTCAAGCGCTTTATACTTACGTACAAAGCGCCCCTACATTACAATCAATTTTGAATAAAACACCTGCATTTCAAAAGTGTGTGAAAATTGCAGGTGTTTATATAAACTAATTGGACTTTATAGAATTTTATCCTACAAAACTCTACTTTTTAATCCTCAAACACTAGCTCATCTATCAATTGCGTTCTCTTTTCTGGGAAGAATCCCAACTCTTCCGTTACCAACATCACAAACACATTATAATTATCTTCAGTTGACATAGTTGAATAACGCAAAGCCTCTTCTCGCTCAACCTTATTAATCTCGCCCTTGTGATAAGCATCATCAATTACAGCAATGCGCTCACTTTGTTCTCCATAAGCCTTTTCCGCACACTCTCTAATAATCTTCCTCGAATCCGCATCAAGAATATCAGTGCCTTCTTTATTCATCCAAACATACTAACTTCTGCCGCATTCACCATAATCATTCTCAATATAATTTCTACCATAAGATTTACGTTTCCATATTCCAACATAAGAACAAACAGTCTTCTCAGAAACTTGTGCGCTTACTTCATTATTTTTACTATAAATACTTCTACCAACTCTTGTACCAGTATCAATCTTGGCTTTTCCCGCAGGAGTCAACCTATTGTTTTTATCTCTTACATTACCCCACTCTTTTGGAGCTTCTTTTTCAATCAACTCATAAGCTTTAGAATAAACAGGAATCTTAACTTTATCAATAATAATTCTTGATTTATCATAATGCCAATCTGCAAATCCACTCAAAATTTTCATTTTTTTTTCTTTAACACTTGCACGACTTTTACCTAATGTATCTGGTTTTAACCCAAACCATGAAGATAATTCTTTTAAAGAAATATAACCTTCTTTAAGTTCAATCACATTAACTTTTCTCCTTTACTAAAATCTACTTTTAAATAAACACCTGCGATTTTTCAGCTATATTATATATAAGAGTGAAAATTGCAGGTGTTCTATTAAAATGATAGGATAATGTAGGACTTCGTCCTACATTTATATATAAAATTTAATTAAAAATCACTACTCAATTTTGTCCAAAAATTTGTGCGGCAAAGCCGCACAATGTCCGCAACTTTACTTTGCGGACTAACGTCCGCAACTTTACTTTTTTATATTTTTATTATATAATATATATAGAAAAAATAAGAAAAGGAGGTTTGCGCACTTTGTGCGCAAAACTACTATGAATATTAATGATTACCTTCTGACTTCCCTGCGCGATGGTCAGTCTGCTGAAGACCTCGCTAAGGATCTTTCTGCTGCCCTACAAGTCGCTGAAAAGCAAATTACCGAAGAAAAGCGCCTTTGCGAGCAAAGCTCGCAGCTTAAAACTGACCTGTGCGATTGCCTGCGTAAGTATGTGGGTGCTGCGCACCCGCAGACTTACGATAAGCTTGTAGATGTCCACGGCAAAGACTTCACCAATGATGAAATCATTGAAATAGTTGATAACACCATAAAAAATACCTCACTTGCGCTTAAGCTTTACGAAAGTATTGCCGATTTTTGCGGCGAAGCCGCAACCACACCAAAGACTTGCAGTGAAGAGGCCACGACCACAAATTGGGAAAAGCTTTTTGGCGATTTCTTTAATAAGTATAATTTATAAAAGCTTTAATTTGTAAAAGCGCAGCTTTTACAAATTAAAATTAAAATTTTAAATAAAAAGAGAAGTTATAAATCTATTATAACTTCTCTTTTTTTATTATATCCTTTGGGGCGACAGCCCCAAAGCGACGGGATGTTTTATAATTGTTCAAACGCAGTTTGAACAATTAACTAAAACTCACGGCGACAAAATACCATTATAATTAACATTATCATTATCATTATAATTATCATTGTGCTTGTAAATACTTGTACAAGCTTGTTACAAACATTTCTCCCTCGCCTAATTAAAAAAGCTTGTATTTTTAATTAAAAAAGCTTGTATACAAGCCCACTTTCCTTGTACAAAAATTTTAATTAAAAAAGCTTGTACAATTTTATTATTTTCATCTATAATCAAAAATAAAATTCAGCTTTCTTGCGCTCGATTTCTGCTTGCTTACCAATTTCAACTTTGGTACCAACTTGTACAAAATTTGTACAAGCATTTTCCTTGTGGGGCGTTGCCCCACTATTCTCACTAAGCAATTCCGCAAATTCTTCTCTAATTGTGCGCAATCTATACGAAACTGCTTGCTGCGAAATCCCCAGCTTTACACCAATCTCTTTCTGCGACAATCCTTGATTATATAAAGCCGCAATTTCCGCAAGCCTATTTTCAACTTTTTTCTTTTGTCTACTGGATTCAAGCTTTGCATTATATTTTTCTACATTAACATCATTAACAGCTTTTAAAGTAGTCAACATCGCATCAATCATAGGATTATCACTACTTATCTAATCCGTCAACACTAACTCTATAGCCGATTCTGCAAGCTCTCCCGCCAAAATTGGATCACTCATATGAACTTTCTTAATCATATCCAATAAACTATTATATATAACCCCTGAACGCCTTGCCGCCGCATCATTAAACTTCTCTATCATCTGAATAATCCTCTAACAAACGTTCAATAGCAAAACATATTACTTTTGATCTATTGGACATTTGCGTTTCTTTACAAAATCCATCCAAAAGCTATAATAAATCACTTGGAATAGTAAAAGTAACTCTTGAGTTTGCGCTTTTTCTTTCTTTCAACTCTTGGAGCAATTGCGTTTTCATACTTTTTTGCATACTACCTTTCATATTTTTCGTATGACTAAATTATACCATAAAAAGTATGAAAATGCAAATTTTTTAATACTTGACTTTCTTCAAAAAATATCTTATAATATATTTATAAAAAATAATAAAGGACTTACAAATTGTACAATGACTGAACTTTATAATTTTAGTTTTGAATTCTGCGCCGAAGGCGCAGAAAGCTCCACAAAAGAAAATACTCCGCCCCTCCTCTGTAATGGCATAGTTGCGGGAGCTGACTACGCGGACGCAGTAGCCAATATTGTCGGAACGTTCCGCTCCGACAAAAACAAAATCTCTAAACTCCTTGTCGAAGAAGTAGGCTCTTCCGCAGTCTTGATTGGCAACCCCAAACCAATTAAAGAGCTTTACTCTAACCCCGAAAAAGAAGAAGAACAAGTTAGTAATGAAACTGCTAACAACGAATAAAATAAAAGGGAAACATATAGTTTCCCTTTTATTTTTTATAAAAAATATACTATAATATATATATAAAGAAAAGAAAAAAGAAGAAAGGCTTGCGGAATGAAATTCCGCAAAGAAGTGATAAATGTGAAAAGCAATCCAATTCTCACTGCAATAACTAAACTCACCTTGCGCCACTACCGCAACCTTCGCCGCAAACCTATAAACCGCACACCATGTTCACTTTAACTATCTCTTGGAGGAACCTTAATGATTAACTTTTATCACAAAGAAACCGCCGCAACCACCTTCGCTAACCTTACACCTGGTGACATTTTCCGCAAGCCCGATTCTGAAAAAGGTTTTTGTTATCTAAAAACCTGTACAGGTGATGCAATAAACCTTATTACTGGTTATTGCTTCTACTGGAATCCAGAAGATAAAGTAATTCCAATCCCTAATACTATTCCTTATACAAATAGTCTTACAGGTAATTTCAAAGCCTATTTTGATAATATTAGTCTTGGAGAAACTTTTACTATTGACAACACTTATGCTAGTTTTTATATAAAAACTCCCATAAGCGAAAATAAAGAAAATGCCATCAATCTTGTTACTGGTGAAGCTTGCCATTTTGATAGTAAACAATCTGTTAAAATTTTGCACATAGATATAGAGGACTAAATATGATTACCTTTGTTACCAAAAACCCTCCTAAACAAGTTCAAATCTCTGAGCTTAATACAACCGCCATTTTTGTAGAACCTTACTTCACAAAAAACCTTTATTACATGAAATTAGGATATGCCGATTTCATTAATCTCGCAAATGGTTACTACGGCACTTGGGATCCTGACGTTCTTGTAACTCCAATAGACGCAAATTGTCCTATTGACATTTTTGTCAATAAAACCGCAGACCGCACTCGTTTTTCTGACATAGACTATGGTGAAACTTTTACTATTGACAATGCGGCATTTCAAAGCTACTATATGAAAATTGACACAAACATACCAAATTATAACGCTGTCAATTTTATCACTGGTAAATTGTGTTTCTTTGAATCAAACCAGCCCATTCAAATTGCGGCAATCTTTTATGAGGTGTGAGCTTACATGGAATTTTCAAAAATAACTGATTTCTTTTACTACCATGGTATAACATACCTTAAAATAAAACCGACCCATATTTACGAACGTGAAACCAATGCAATATTTATGGCTAATGCCATAAATCTCAAAACTCGCAAACCTGAATTTTTTGCGGATGATGAAATCGTAAACCCCGTAAACCTCACATTTACACTATAAAAAAGGAGCTACACTATGAAATCTTTTATCTACACTGCTAAATATATTCTTAAAACCATAGATGACGAATACAAGGAATACTGCGACCATGGTATAGTCGTAGGTGACAGTTATGCCGAAGCTATGTCTCAACTCGAAAAATTTTATGATCCAGAAGATCTCTATGAACTTAAAATTGTGTCGCTTCGCGATGACGGCATAACTCTCCTCCCTAATCTTCCCGATGTAGATCTTGAAAGCGCAATAGTTGCGGAAAACATTTGTTGAAAGTGAGCAAAACTCACTTTCAACAACTTCCAAAAGAAGAAAGTAGCTTAACACCTCGTATTGTTGCAGGTATCAAAAAGCAACCTAATACATTACCAACTGCGGCAATCAATAGCGCAAATAACATTTTCGTAGTAGCCTGCGCTGTAAGTGCGCTAATCCAAAAGTAGAAAGAGTAAGCTATTGAATGTGTGAACCCCGCAACTAAAAACGCAAACACATACATAATTGTCTCAAGCGCAGTTTCAGCTTTAACGCCCGCATAAACCAACACGCCGCAAAATATGCTGCGCACAAACACACTTAATAATTCCTCAACTTGCGCACGCGAAATTGCCAATGCGATTTCCGATGAATCCACATTCCACATAAGTAACGCCGCAAGCGCAACCAAAAAAGTGCCAAGCGCATTAAACGCAAATATTCTCCCTAATTCTATTGCGGCTTTTGGAGCTTTAACTCTTTCTTCAATCATAAGTCCCGCTTTACCCGTTAGAAGACGCAATCCGAACCTTTTAACCATAAGCAAGCCAATAGCAAAAAGAATTAAACCCACATAATTGGGCGCGCACAGACTGGCCACGCACCCTAAGGCTATTACTACCCCCGCTAAAATTTCAAGCAAATACATTAATTATTTTTACCCCACAGTAAGTCTTTTAATATATTTATTATAACAAAAAATTTTGTTTCCGTCAAGAAAGAGAAAGGAATACCGAAAATGATGAAACTAATACCTGCAGAAATGTCCGTGAAGCTTACCCTGCGCAAGCGCAATAAAAAGTTTAATCAAACAAGAAAGGCCGCAATAAGAGCTATTAAAAGCGCCGCAAATAACGGAAAATATATTACTCTAACAAACATCCCTGATGATTGGACTGACGAAGAATTTCTCGCCTTTTGGACTTATTTTACTACTCAGGGTTATGCTCTTAAAGCTCTTGGAGTCGGAAACGATTATTGGACAAATTCTAAAGCGGCCATTAATCAATATCAAAAATATCCATTTAGTAGTATTGTTATATCATGGGAGCCTAAAAATGTCTGAACTAATAAATGCTAAAACTGCCGCCGAACGCTCTAAGATTGCACGCGCAAAAGCTTTTGAAAGAGCAAAATCTGCCGCAGTAGAAAAAATCAATAACGCAATTCAAAATGGAAATTATAGTATTGTTATTGATTTAATTTCCCCCTGGACTAAAGACGAATTCAAAAATTTCTGGGACTACTTTGCCGCAAAAGGTTATCATCTCCAGCTAGGCGTTTATACTGATCGTGAAGAAGCTACAGAAAAATATATTAATGAATTTGGCAATTGGTATCTTACCGTCTCTTGGGGTGATGACTCTTGACATTCCAAGAGGCCACTAAATCCGTAGAAAACGCCCTGTCTTGCGCTCGTGAGATGGGGCAATTAGAGTACCCATTAATGCCAACGGCACTTGACCCTCAATTTGCCGAAGGGTCAGACGCACTCACGCAGTTGCTATTGTGGTTGCGGCAACGTGGCTGTACCTATCGGCGCGAGGAGTTTTTCTCACCATTTGCAAATGAGAATAGAATAATATATAATATTAGACAATAATAAAAAAATATAATATAATATATATATAATAAAAAAAGGAGAACAAGATATGTATTATGCTTATGAACTTCAAAATATAATGCACAATAATGCCAGAAATTATCTTAATACAGCTTTACAAGAAATAGATGATAAAATGCTTGATACTGCTACAAGAGGCGAAGATAGGGTAGAAATATGTCTTAATTTCCTCTGTGATAAAACAAGGATTGCATACTGGTCTGACGAAGATTGTAATTATATAACTAATACTCTTAGAACTTTTGGATATGAAATAATTAGTGTTCGTAAAGAACATCCTAATAGTTTTAAAGTAACTCTTTATTATGTAACAATAAAGTGGTGATAAATATGAATATGTTAACTGCCGCAGAAGCTCATAAAATTACAAAAGAAACAAATCTTAATGATTTAAGAAAAGGTCTTGAAAAAGCCACTAATCAAATAATGAATGCTGCTAAAAAAGGAAAATATAGCACTGATATTTGTATTAACGCCATTACTTATTTTACAATAAATGATAATGATAGTGAACTCTTTGTTAAAGCTCTTAACGAACTTGGATATAAGTCTCAAAAAATTCGTAAAAAACTCCTTGAACCAGAAAATAATAAATGCCTTTATTTTGTAACGGTGAGTTGGTAATGATACTAGAAAAACAGTTTGAAAAAATAATTTTTAACCATAACAAATGGTTACAATCTTACGGTGAATTTGGCTCTCCTCTCTATATCTATGATGAAGAATTTTGCTGTGACATTGATCATGCCAATTTTCATCTTGCCCAATTTGAAAATTGTTGGTTTAGATGTTGCGATTTTACCGATTGTGATTTTACTAAAACACAATTTTCTAATTGCCGCTTTGTCGAATGCCACTTCAGTGGCGATTTCCGCGACGCTCACTTTTTCCGCACTAATCTTAATGGTCTTGATTTGAGCTTCGCTCAAAATCTTGAATGGGCTACATTTAAAGAAGAATGCTCTTACAAGAACATTCAATGCCCTGATACAGGCTCTTTTATAGGCTGGGCTTTAGCCTATCATTGGGGCGATTTAATGCTTGTCAAACTTGAGATTCCTGAAGATGCTTTGCGCTCAAGCGCCGCCGACCGCGTATGCCGCACCAATAAGGCTAAAGTCCTAGATATATGTTTATGTAATGGCGCGCACGTTGATTTCGAGAGCGCGGCAGCCGCCCAACTTAACCCTATTATTACTTTCACTGTTGGAGAAACTATTGAAATAAAAGATTTCAATCAAAACCGTTGGAGAATTGATACTCCTTGTATTCAATTTTTTATAACTAAACAAGATGCGATGGATTATTATTATGGGTAATATATATGAGATATTACAATAACCCTTGCCCAGAAAAAGGGCCTTTTATAGCTTATAAACTTGGTTGGTTAGATGTTATAAATCGAGTACCCGCTATAATTAAATTAGAAATTCCCACAGATGCAATTGTTGATTCCCGGTGCTTCCGCGCCGATAGAGCTAAAGTTATTAAAATTATGACTTTGGATGAAAGGCCAGCAAAAGAAAAGAAAGCTCGCGCCTTTTGGCTTTGTAATTTTGTTTATCCTTTAGACGAAATAGTTTATGCCGCAGATGGAACAGAAGAGGGTATTTTTGGCTCTTGGATACATTTCTTTATAGAATTTAGAGATGTTATTAACTATCTTGAAGATCTTAGTGAATTAGGATTAATAAAATATGAATAATAAACGAAAAAAACTTTATCAAAAATGGATACTTTTAAAAATTGCGTTTTGGGGGTCCACGGTCGGTATGTTCGCCGCAATCTTCGTAGTTCCTGCCATTGTCGCAATTCTCAATGTTGCCACCTCATGGTTTCTTCTTATTATACCTTTTTGCGCGATAATTGCAATAAGTTTTTATTGTTTGCGCGAAAACTATGTGGTTGAAGAACTTAAAGAAACAGAATTTGAATTGTACTACTTGCGGTGATACCTCTCACCGCAAGTTCTTTTTTTATTTTTTATAAAAAATATAGTATTATATATACATAAAGAAAAGAAAAAGAAAAGGAGAAAAGCACAATGACTTACAAGACTATGGATACCCCCGTTATAGACTTCAATGACCTTGCTTGCGCTTATCAGGAAGAGTTTGAGGAAGAACTTCGTGTTGAGGATCTTTTTGTTGATCTGCACGGCGAACCCCTCGATTACATTGATGCTTTTGGAGCCTATCGCTTTTTCCTTGATACCAATCGCGATAAGCCTTGGGTAACTCCGACCGTGGAAAAGGCCAGCATAGTAATCTATGAATACTTTAATGTTCCTAAGACTTACACTAACGTCTTGATAGACCTCTCCAATGCCAGTCTTAAACAGTTTGGCTATGAAGATCTTGAGTTTGATCCCCATCTTGACGATGACCTTTATGAAGATTAAGGAGTTGATAAAGTTATGAGCGCATTAGTGGCAAAATCTTATCAAGGCTTAGAACAGATTTGTGAACCCTACACTGTTAATGGCCGCATGTATGTAAAAATTCGTACCAAGAGTGGAACAGAAAAACAAGTGCGCGCTTACTCTGAGAAGGAATTTGCGAAGCTTTATCCCACGGCCTTATTTGAAGAGCGCAGCTCTTCAAATAAGAGTCTTAAAGAAGTTCTTGGCTTTACCAAAGGCTATATAACAATCTTTGCGGGAGAGACCTATGCGGCGCTTGAATGGTTCCGGTATAGTCCCGCGCGATTCCACAAACTTTTTGGTTGGTATTTTACTTCAACCGAAGAACTGCCGCAAGATGTTCCTTCTTGTATTGAACCGAAACAACTCCTTTGGGCAAAAGTGGCTAAAGATGATAATACACTTTTGCCGGATGCCGCAGTCCTTGCCGCAGTTAATGAGCTGATTTACCCGCCCTCTACTTCTCAGTTTGTTGGCGAAGTGGGCGAACGCATAGAGCGCGTTTTAACTGTGAAGCGCGCAATCCCCATTGAGGGCAACTATGCACCCAGCACTATGCACGTTATGATTGATGAAGAAGGCAATGAATTTGTTTGGGTTACAAGCGCGCGCACCCTTGAACAGGGCATGATATACAATGTGCGCGGCACTGTTAAAGCGCACAAAGTCTATCAAAATACTCGGCAAAGTTACCTAACGCGCTGCACAGTCACGGAGGTTCCCGCATGATGATAATAACAATACTTTATTCAATAATTATGATTGCGTGCATCGCACAGCACATTCAGGGTTTTCCTTGTTCTTGGAATGTAACCTTTCCTATGCTTACCGCTTGCTGCATTGCAATGTATGGTACTGCTGAAGATATGTGTTATGAGGATTTGCGTAAGCTTTGCGCTAACCCCGATAAAGAAGCTGAAATGCCGCAAATGCGCTATTATCTTACTGAACCTGGCCTTTTTTATAGCTGGCTTCTGTTTAATTGGATAGTTTATGTTGTGGCGCCACAGGCTCAGCAATATTGGTGGCCTATATATATTTCAGCCTTTATAGTAATACTATATTCAATATATAGTCGATTACTTGACCAGAAGATAACACTTGAAAATCTTTATAATAAATGATATAATAATTATATAAAATTAGAAAGGAGTAGATTTATGAAATTTCATGTTGATGCACCTTGGACACGCGATTGCCCCATTGAAACCGTTGCCTGGAATCTTAACATAATAAGGGAGCAGCTTATCGAAGATTTGATAGATGCCCTCGCGGCTGAACCTAATTGGGAGGATTTTGATGTACAGTGTCAGTGTTATGATAGGGTTGGCATAGATAGTGATACTCTCACTCCTGCCGAGGAAGAGTACATTGTCCGTGAAGTCATGAGTCGCCACATCTAATTTTATTTTATATAGATTATTGTTAGTTCGTATGATTATTTCTTCTAGGTTAATGCGTTCTAACACATCCGTTTAATAGTTTATATATAGAAGAAGAAAGAAGGGTAGGGTCTTAGCGCCACTACTCTTTTTTTATTTTTTTTAAAAAATATTGTATAATATATATATAAAGTAAGTAAGAAAAAGAGGTAATAAAAATGCTGTTCAATAAGCTCTCTGATTCTGATAAGGATATGATTTCTAATTACATTAGTTATTATGCTGGTTGCCCCAATGGACAGCATCAGGCCTCCCTTGAATATATTTTGCGCTATTGGGATACAGAAAAATCAGATTATCTTTATGATTTGATGGGTCATGAGTTCATTCTTGAGAAGAAGATAAATTATACTAAGAATAACACTCTTATAGCTGAAAGCATTTCTGATGTCCTCAAGATGGAAGGTCATCAGTTTGAAATGGAGTATCTTAATAAAATCATTCGTCCTCTGCGCTCAAGTATAAATTGGTTTGGTGGAGCGCGCACTGATAATGAGCAGTACAGAATAATTTGCTATTATGCGCTCGAAAAGCTGATGGATCCTGTAACCTTGGCCGCAAATCTCTATGATGGTGTATCCCTTAAGATAGCCAATCCAAAAGATGGAAATCACCCCATTCCTTTGAATCAGGGATGTAAGGTTATACGAGTCCTTGGCAAGATTGCTGATGCTTACGATCTTGAAGGTTATGAAGAATTTCGTCTTGCGCATTCTCGTGTACTTAATGATAAAAAGATTTCTGGTACTCTGTGTCTTTCTATACATCCTATGGATTATATGACCATGAGTGATAACAATAGTGATTGGGAAAGCTGCATGAACTGGCAGAATGATGGTTGTTATCGTCAGGGAACCGTAGAGATGATGAATAGCCCCATGGTAGTAGTAGGCTATCTTAAATCCAAAGATGATATGTATGTTGGTACGGACCATAAGTGGAATAATAAGCGTTGGCGTTGTCTTTTCCTCGTAACTGCGGATTTCATCACCAGCATTATGGCTTATCCCTATCCGCATGAAAAGCTAACCGTGGCTTGCGTTGATTGGCTGCGCGATTTGGCTATGCAGAATCTTGGGTGGAGATATGATGATGACAAACCTACCACCTATAAGTCTCAGGGTATAGATGTTGTGCGCTCCGATGGTAAAATCAATGTTATTACTAAGGGCGATTGGTATGATCATGTAGGGCTTACTCTTCATGGCGAAGATGTTACTGAAGATGAAATATATCATTATATTGAGAAAAATCCTGATACTTGTGACGCAAAGATAGCACGTTTTTGTTTTGAGACTTATCTGATGTATAATGATTTTAGCCGCACTGATCATTACGCTTATTTTAACACCGCAGGCATTCTTACTGATTATTCAATTAAATGCAGCAGGCCAGATAAATATAGTCCTATTCAAAATTATGTTTATTATTCCGGCAAATCTGAATGCATGAATTGCGGCAACATAGATGTAGATTTTGCCGATGAAGGACAGCTTTGTTGCACTAATTGTGATGATTATATAACCTGTGAAAAGTGCGGTGAACGCATTTCGCAAAGTGAAGCCTATGTAATGGATGGGTACTATTATTGTGAATGCTGTTACCATGAAGATGTAGGGTGCTGCGACGTTTGTGGTGAAGATAATTATAATGATTATTTGAAAAATATTAACTTCATTCCAAAACGTATATATGACGTTCTCATCGAAGAACAGGATCATAGACATTATAATTGGCGTTGGTTAAATAATCAGATTGCTTATACAATGACCTTTTGTGAAAGTTGTGCGGACGAACTTAGAAGGACTATCGGGCATGAGGAAATTAGTTATGAATACGATCTTTATATGCCTTATAATGATGAGATTCTTGAAAAGATGGCTCACAATTGCACTACCACTTATCTTGCAGATTGTATTAAAAGAGATAAAGATGATACCCAAGAAGAGCTTTCTGAAAAAGTAATCCGCGAAAATCTTTACCCTACGTTTTAAGAAAATTTTTGATTTTAAATAAAAAAAATAGTATTATATATATACAAAATAAAGGAAACAAGAAAGGAAAAAATAACTATGAAGAACACTTTTGCTAAGGAAACCAAGAAGGATATTTACACTCAGATGATAGACCTCTTTAATCACATAGAGGGCGCCGATGTTCAGAAGTTTATAGATTTCTGCACCGGTGAGATAGAGCTGCTTGACCGTAAGGCTCAGAAGGCCAAGGAGACCGCTGAGAGGAAGAAGTCTGAGGGCGATGAGCTGCGTGATGCCGTCGAGAATGTACTGATGGAGAATGATGCGTTCATGTCCATAGATGAGATAATGGCAGCACTGGGTGACAATGAGGATATAACTCGCTCCAAGGTTATATACCGTCTGAGTGCTCTGGCTGGTCTTGGCCGAGTAGAGAAGGATGAGCGCAAGACTGAGAATGCTGAAGGCGGTCGCGCTCGTAAGATGGCAATCTACAAGATAGTAAAGTGAAAAGAGGGCTAACGCCCTCTTTTCTTTTTCTTTTATTTTGGGGCGTAGCTCCCAAAGGCTGCTCGCGCCGCAGACGCTAGCATAAAACCGCAAGCCCAAAATAAAAAAGGCTTTGGGAAATTTTTGCTTGATATTACTACTTTTTTATGTTATAATATTTATATATAGACGTAGAAAGGAAGTAATATATGCGTTATTGTCTTAAATCCCGCCAAAAGAAAGAATTGCTTGCGGAAGCCGATGAAATACGTGTGGCCGCGCGCGATTATAAACAAGCAATTGATTTAATGGAAGATTATCCAAAAGCAAGAATAATCGTTGAGATAGATGATTTAGATATAAAATGGAGTATACTCCAAACTCTTAATAAAAAATATCCTGGCCGCCTTGTGTTATGTTTAGCTATTGGAGATGTATTAGAAGAATTTAAGGAATTTGAATATTTCTTTTCTTTTTATTTGAATACTTGGCAAGATCTTAATTCTGCTGTATCTCTTGGTGTAAACGAAGGGTTTATTGGCGCACCTCTTTTTTTCCAACAGGATAGAATAAAAGAACGTTATCCTGATTTTAAAGTGCGCGCAATTCCTAATCGCGCAGCAACTGGCAATGTGGCGCGTAAAGACTTCGCTCACGGTACATGGATCAGACCGGAAGATACTGAATTTTATGAACCATATGTCTGGTGTTTTGAATTTGCATCTTCTGGACCTGATATAGAAGAAGTTCTTTATAAAATATATAGACATAATAAAGAATGGCGCGGTAATATAAACATTCTAATTCCACAATTAGATTATAATACAAATAATCAATTTATCGCTAAAGAAATAATGCCGACTCGACTTAATTGTAATCAAACTTGCGAGACACGCGGCTCATGTCATTTGTGTGATACCGCACTTAAGTGGCAGGCAACAATTGAAGAATATCGTCGGCAAAAGGAAGAAAAACGCACAGTTAAATCGAGTTCAATGGCTACTGATTGATTTTTTATATAAATTATTATATAATATATATAGAAAATAAAGGGAGGTTTATGAATGAGGATATTTACTCCAAGCGAGCAAGAGCTATTTGAGCAGTTGGTTTGTTTGAAACAGCCAGTGCTTTTAAAGGCTTGTAAAAACTATTTGCAACGAATAGGCTATAAAAATGTTATAGTTACAAAGGATTATGTGGTTGCGGAAGGTGAGATTCCCATAGTTCTTTCTGCGCATTTGGATACTGTATTTAGTGAACCTCCCAAGGCACAAGATATTTTTTATGACCGCAAGAAGAATGTAATGTGGAGTCCTAGCGGTCTTGGTGCTGATGATAGGGCTGGCGTCTTTGCGATTTTCACTTTGTTGCGCCGTGGACTGCGCCCGCACATTGTTTTCACCACCGATGAGGAACTTGGATGCCTTGGCGCCGAAGCTTTGATAACGCGCGAATGTCCTTTTAAGGATATTAGGTATATTATACAGATAGATCGTCGTGGTTCTAATGATTGCGTTTTCTATGATTTGGATTATCCAGAATTTGAAAAATACATAGAAAGTTTTGGTTTTGTAACAGCCCCAGGCTCTTTCACAGATATTGTTGTACTTTGCCCAGCGTGGAAGGTTGCGGGAGTTAATTTGTCTACTGGATATTATAATGAACATAGTATTGCAGAGATTCTGCGCCCCAATCAATTGATGGCTACAATTGATAAAATCGAGAAAATGCTTCGTGCGGAAAACACTGTACATTGGAAATATATAGGCTATAAAAAGACCCCGCACTCGCTTTGGAATATTGCCTATGGTATGGGGCCTTTGGAAGATGACACTGAAATAGTAAATTGTACAGGTTGCGGCAAAGAATTTTTTGAGGTTGAAACATACCCCGTAAAAGACTTTGATACTAATACAATAGAACATTTTTGTATTGATTGTTTGTGCCAATATGCGCACTGGTGCAATTGTTGTTCAGAACCTTATATAGCAACAGCAAATTATAATCATAAAGATATATGTCCGGCATGTTATGCCGTAGAAGGAGAAGAGAATGGCAGCGAGAGGAACAATAGCGAAAGACAAGATAACAAAAAAAATTCTTGATACTTTTGGAAAAGACGCTTTTGTATATGACAAGAAGCTTTATATTTGGTCAGAGGAAAATGGCGAAAAGGTGCAGGTTGCACTTACACTCACTTGCCCGAAAGTACCGGCCGGAGAGGTTGTGGCCGTAGACCGCAGTAAGGCGCCTAGTATGTCTGATATGCTTGAATTTGGAGCTCAGGAACATCGTGAGTCAGTTCAGCAGCAGATAACAACTGATGAGCGCGAAAATATTAGGAAGCTTATGGAATCATTGGGCCTTTGAGAAATTTGCCTTTGGGCAATTTTTCAAAATTGATTTTTTATAAAAAATATAATATAATATATATAGAAAATGAGAGAGGGAAAGAAACAAGGAGTAGCTACCTTAAAGTAAGTCCTTTGAACATTTACTCTTTGATGGCTGAGAGTATAATTAGGTAACATCGCTTCGTACAGAAAAGTTGTTCGCGGGTTCCACAGCACTGAGCTTCTGAGTCGTTATCAGCGCAACAAAGCAAATGAACCGTGGGTAGAGGGGATTGATCTTTCCTTGGGACTACCTTAACACTTTCCCTAAAGAGGAGTCATGACCTCAACTTCAGAGCTGGGTATCTCTGAAGTAAACCTCAAAACTACCTTTTTTAAAAGGAGTAATGAAAGCTTATGTATTTTTGTCCAACTTGTCACAAGTCTTTTGAAGATGAAGAATCTATAAGAAAACATTTTCTTAATTGTTGGAAAGAGCAGCATCCTTATCATGTGTCGAAACCAGCGCCACAAGGTGAAAATGTTGAGACTCGACAGATAAGTGATGATATAATGAACTTTTTTAATTCTTTTAAGGAGTATTGATTATGCGGGAAGTAGCTATCAAGACACATTTGATTATACAGTCCGTCCATGACGAATATCATATGTCGTGGCAGGGTAAGATTATCAATACAAAACCTAAGTTCAAAGATAACAAACTTATGTTTGCTATTGTTGGCGGCAAAGGGCGCATGGAAATTAATACTCTTGATATGCAGGAAGTTGAGCGGTGCGCAAAGTTGATGACATTGCCGCGCGGTCGTGAAGCTATAACAAGTGATACTGCAAGGGTTTATATCATTGAAGAAGATGATAAAGAAACTCTTATGGGACTTATGACGCATAATCATGTAAAAAAGTATGCACCTATGTACGATAAAGTGGGGTATAGCGATTAATATAACCTGACTCGTTAGCTCAGTTGGTTTAGAGCACTCGACTTTTGGAAATATAGCTTAGTTGGTAAAGCTTGCGGCTGTTAACCGCACGACCGTAGGTTCAAGTCCTACTATTTCCGCCAAATCGAGTTGTCCTGAGTTCAAATCTCAGACGAGTCACCATACTTAAAGAGTCCTCCTAAGACTTTCTTTAAGGCTTACTATAAGGGAAGAAATGTCGGATATTATATTGAAGAAAGATATAATATTGTACAGGTTTTTATTTTTTCCTTAGAAAAAATAAATTGGGCGCAAAGCGCCCAAGCTATAATCTTGCCGTCGTCAGTTCCAAGCCTGAGTGGAAAAAAGAGAGGATAGTTTTTCATTTTTAGAGGTTCAAAATTAATCCACAGGAAGTGCAAGTCTTCACACGGGTTCATAGAGGATTAATGGGCGTGGTTACAGATTCCACGGCTGGAAGGCGCCTCCAGTAACTTAAATAACATTGCGGGGTGGAGCAGTGGTTAGCTCACCGGTCTCATAATCCGGGCGTCGAGGGTCCGAATCCCTTCCCCGCTACCACTTACCGAGGAAAAACTTATGAATAAAACTGCCATTGCGCAAATTAATAACTTTATAAAACGTCGTTTTCCACTTGATTGTAATTGGATGAATGGAAATTGTTATTGGTTTGCGCGCATACTTGCTGACGCTTTTCCAGAATATGAGCCAATTATATGTTATTGGCCAAAAGATGGACATTTTACTTGTTGCTTTTGGAAATTAAACAAAACCCATTTTGACTATTCTGGGGAAGTTACTGAATTAGATAATTTCTTTAGTCTTGATGCTATTGCAGATTTAGATCCTGAGTGGTATCAAAGACTTAAACGGGATTGTATTATTTGATATTTTTTAAAAAATATTGTATAATACATATATAAGAAAGAAAGAATATACTCTCCTTCCTTTTATTTATTTATTTCAAACACATACTTTTTTTTCTTTCTTTCTTTTTTTTGGGGGTGTATTTTGAGTAAAAAGGGTTACGCGAATACACTAAAAATATCCCCAAAGGGAGTCAACTGTTATGGACTCCATCTTATCTTTTTTTCTTTTCTTTTGTTGCTTCCTTTCATGTAACAAAAACTTTTCCTGATGAGTTTTTAAATTTTTAGATTCAGGTTTTTATAAGCAGAAGTTTTTTGACTTCTGCTATTTTTTTTGTTATAATTAATATAGGCCAAAAGTGAATAAAAACTAACCACGAAATTTTATATTTTATAGATATAAGATTAAGAGAAAGGAGTTTTATATTTATGGCTTAGAAAAACTATCCTAATCGAGATTATAATTTCGACGCTGATAATTTTAATGATATATTTAAAAGGCTTGAAAAACTGCGCGCGGCGCATTATGCGGGCAATGACGCTGGGTCTACCGCCCGAGCACAATTAGCTGATTCTTTTAAAACAAATATAGTTTCAGATAATACCCGTGGCGAAGGTGAAAATGCTAGCGATACAAGTAGTCCACATAATTTATTAAAAAACTATTTGCTTAAATTATAGACAAGTGCTTTTTTATCTGATAAAGTAAGTAAAGATGATATATATAATTTAGAAATCCCCCTTGCCGATGATTTAATTAATGCTAATGAATATGATAATGTCATTGATATAATAAGTAAAATGGAAGGAGAGCCTTCTACTTATACTAATCATCATGCAGGATATAGTCCAGTTTATAAATGTAATGCGCATGATAATAGCGCGAATTATAATGATGAACGTTATCAAAATAATCAAAATATAAGAAATACAGAATGTGTTGGCACTGGAAAATGGTATTCAGATTTTCTTTTTCCTAATGGAAAACATAGTTGTACTTGGGGAGTAGATTACTCATAAATGATTTTAAGTTTAATTACATCTAATTCATGCAATCAAAAATGTTCATATTGTTATTTGCATAAAAATCCTGCTTATCAAGAACAAGATAAAAAGCTTTTACAGGCATTAGATGATGGTAGTTTTTTCAATAATATTATGAATACCATTCACTCTTTACACTATGACGTAAAAGATTTTGATACACTTGATTTTTGGGGTGGTGAGCCTACCCTATATTTTGATCAAGAAGATTATTTTGTTGACCAAATATTATATAATTTTCCTAATATAAATAAAATCGCATATTCGACAAATTTTTCTACAATAGATCAACAGATAGATTTTATTAAGTATTTTAATAACTACATTCGTCATCTGGATTTATCCATTCAAATTTCTTATGATGGAATATTTAATAAAATTACCCGTGGGGTTGATCCAAAAGAAATAAAGGAAAAATTAAAGCAATTTGTTTTCTTTTTAAATAAAGTTTATTTTAATAATTTAACTGTAACAATTAATTTAAAAGCAACACTGCCTTGGGCTTTTTACCTTCAGCTTTGCACTGATGTAGAAAAATATCAAGAGTATTTAAAACACATTCAAGAATTACAAAAATATTTTGAAGCTCTTTCTTTGAATAAAAATGTTTTTTTGCGTATTAGTGATTCTATGATTTATCCTACCACAACCTCTCCTACTCATTACACTCAAGAAGATGGTAGACAATTTGCGCTTGGGGCTTATAATTTATATTTACATAATTTGCCCAATATACCTTTGCGCTTGGTAGAAAAATCTTTTAATGAGCCTTCTGATTATTGCGGACATATGACAAGGCAACTTTTATTTAAATACGATGGCACTCTGTCTCCTTGCCCCGCAGGGTTTATGGATGATAATGAGGCCAATCTTAAATGGTTAAAAGAAAATGACCCAGAAGAATATAAACAATTATTAAAAAGTAAATATCTTAGTAAAGAACACGATTATATTATTAGATATGTGGCGCAAGACCTTAGAACGTCAGAGCTAACTTTTGTTATGAGTCAAATGTATGATTTGGCGCAAGCCGGCCTAATTTCTCCAGTGTATAAAGATAATGAGGCCGTGAGGTTCCGACATGCGCAATATTTAATTAACCTTCATTCCTGTTATTACTGGAATTTGCGCACTTCCGGCAGTTTATTCACCTTTTGGAATGATAATATAAAATTATTCTGCAATGGATTGTTTGAATTTTATGATTGGATGAAAAATAATGGAACAGTATCAAATTGAAAATAATAAATTATTAACTTCTTTTATAGAAAGACATTATTACAATGATCCAAATAAAGGAATTGAATTGTTCGTGCGCGCAAAATGTCCATCTAATTGTGTTTATTGTTATTTTAAAAAGTATGGTTGTGAATTATATCCAGAAGATAAGCAAACTGATGAACAAATATTAAACAATTTAAATATATTTTTAGATTATTATATTAAAAAACAATTTACTAAAGATATTTCCTTATTCTCTGGCGAGTTTATTATTGATGGATTATTTGGGCAAATTATGCAAATCTTTTATGATAAATTTACTAATCAATATTATAAACCTCGTGCAATAATAATTTCTGATGATGGAGACTTTATTTCATATCCAGAAAAAATCCAAGAGGTAGAAGATTGGATTGCGCGACTGGCTTCAATAGGCATAGGTTTACATTTTAGTTTATCAGTTGATGGTAAATATATGGATATGAATCGTTCGCGGTCTCAGCGCACCGATGAGTATTACAAAACTCTTATTGATTTTTGTGATAAACACTTTTTTGCATTTCACCCAATGGTAAGTGCTTTCAATATCGACAAATGGATTGAAAATTATGATTGGTGGAAAAGTGTCCTTGATGATTTTCAATTTTCGCGACTTATGTTACTTGAAGTGCGCGATGATAATTGGACAAATGATAAGATTCAAGAATACCTAAAATTCTTAAATTATGTTATTGAGGATAATTTTAAAAATCGTTATCATGGTAATCGCGAATTAATGGCGCAAAGAATTACTAATCAATTGTATTATACTACAGCTTCATATGATCCGCTTACCATTCCTTGCTTCTTAGATGAAGATGGTCGCGATTATTTTGGTATGTGTTGTACTATAAAAACTAATTTGTGCGTGCGCTTAGGTGACCTTGCGATTGTACCTTGTCACCGCACCGCCTATCCGCAATTTGTCAATGGACATTTTGAAGTAATAGATGGAAAAATAAAAGGTATAGTTTGTGAAAACTACGAAATTCTTTCAGCTATTGGATCGTGGAATCGTAATAGCGCACCTCGATGTAATTCCTGCAAAATAAAACAATGGTGTAGTGGAGGATGCCTTGGTTCTAATTTTGAATCAACTCATGAATTATTTATTCCTCCTAAAACTGTATGTAATTTTATGCAGGCTAAATATAAATTTTTAATAATGAAATATGAAGATATGGGGTTGATGCCTTATATCAAAAACCATTTATCTGAATTTCAATATAAATATATAGAAGATTATATGGATGTTTTATCCAAGGAGATTTTAATATATGGACGAGTTTTATCAGATAGAATCAATGATGCGCAAAATCAAGGAAAGTCTATCAGCCAATTCGTCAACCTTAGTTGATTTCGTAGAATTGAGCAAAGCTTATTGGCTGACTAGAAAATATTGTGATGATAGCTTTCTTTCAGAAAGCATTGAAAGATTATTTTTTGATATTATTCAGTTACAATATGAATATGACCTTTTCCACGATGAAGAAATTCGTAAGGCCATATTAAGTTTTTATTGATTTTTTATAAAATTTATTATATAATATAATATGAAGAAAGAAGTTGAAAAGAAACTTTTTTCTTCATAATTTTTGTGGGGTTGGCAGAGTTTGGTTTAATGCATCGGCCTTGAAATCCGACGAGCGTAAAAGCTCCGCTAGTTCGAATCTAGCACCCCGCGCCACAGGGAGGATATTTATATGAAAATTGAGAATATATTCAAGCATCTACATCTTATTAATAAACACAGATGGTTTGTTTTTAAACGATGTTGTAAAGCGGGAATTTTATTGCAGGGGTTAACTCATGATTTGTCTAAATATTCTCCCGTTGAATTTTGGGAATCGGTAAAATATTATAATGGAACTAAAAGCCCAATAAGTCAGTGCAAGGAAGAAAATGGCTGGAGCGCGGCTTGGCAGCATCATAAAGGTCGCAATAAACATCATTATCAATATTGGATAGATACTCCTGCGGTCGATGGCACTTTTAATTTTATAAAGATGCCGTATAAATATGCGCTTGAGCTTATTTGTGACTATCTTGGTGCAGCGCAAGCTTATTTGGGAGATAAGTTTTCTTATGAAGCTGAATACGAATGGTGGATTAATGAAAATTCTCTTGCTATGCATCCAGATACTTATAGTTTTATTAATACTATGCTGTTTACTATGAAAATGTCAAACAGTGACGATTGTTTACAAAGAGACAAAAGTCTTCAAATTTATAATAGTATTTCCTAAAAATAATGAATATCCTTGGCCTAAGCCTTTTAAATTTATTATAGCCTTTTTAAAACTTAATAGGATTATAGGGTTAAGGAGGATTATTAAAATGGCAGTGTCTCTTTATTAGCAAAATAATAAAATTTCATATGGCGTCAGCCGGTTTGTTTGTGATACAGAAGAAGATTTAAAAAAGATTCGTGCGCCCAAACCCGGCAGCACCGCATATGTAATTGAAAAAAAAGAAGTTTATATAATGGGCAATAAAAATGTTTGGCATAGTATGACTGGCAATGGTTCTTGTGATTGTAATTGTGTCAGTGAACTTACCATATGGGATGATATTAAAGCTTAATTGTTACAAAAGTTTGACATTTTTGTAATAATTTGGTAATATATTTTATATAAAATAAAATTTTATTTTGAAAGGATTTTTAAGTTTAATATGAAGAAAATCTTTAGTGCAATTCTTTGCGTAATTATGATTCTTGGTTGTACCTCCGTTGCCTTTGCTACTGGTTGGGGCAAGCTGGAGGAAAATGATACTACTTGTGAAAATTATAATATAAATCTTTATAAGCTTGAGCGAGTTGTTGGTGTAATGGGCGAGGCCTTTAAGGTTGTGCCTGATGCAACTGCCAAGGTTGGCGATGTAGTTTACTTTACTGGCTATGCTCTTGGTGAAAATGCTATTAATGCTATGATTCTTGCTTTTACTGAGGAAGATTATGTACTGACTGATCTTGCTAATATTAAGGCCGAAGGTTCTATCACTACTGATGACCTTGGTGGTGTTATGCTACCCGTGTTCTCAGCTCGTGTAACTGGTAACAATCCTAATGTTTCTGTTACTATTAAGTCTGGTAATGATGTTATGAAGTGCTTCTATAAGGGCCAGCCGGTTGTTGCTTCTAAGGATGCTCGTGAGGTTACTCTTGGTGAGTATAAATTTATTCGTGATGAGCTGAATGTTGTAACTGAGGTTTGGTATAATGGCGTTCAGATTACTCCTGTGATGAGCAAGGAAGAGTGGGATAAGTCCACCGCTGGTCTTGTTGAGCTTGGCATAACCATGGATGCAGTTAAGGCTCGTCAGATTTATATGAGCAATGAACATCTTGTAAGGAACTTTAGTAATTACAAGGAAATTACTAAGATTATAACTTGGGGCGCCAATACTGCCGTAGTGCCTGTAAATCCTGCACTGCCCCAGACTGGTGATATGTCCACTCTGAGCATTGCGCTCATGGCTATATTTGCTGCGATTGTAATTATTGGTGTTCGTAAGATTAACGTTCATTAATTTTATAAAATAAATAAAAAGCGATAAGATTTTTATCTTATCGCTTTTTTTGTGTTTATAAAGAAAAAATGGTATAATATTAATATATAAAGGCCCAATTGCTTGAATTGGCTTTAAATAAAAGACTTATAGAATAGGAAGAAGTATTTTTACCATGAGTAAAGTATTAAGCATAGATTTGGATTGGATATTGGGAGATTGTATATCATTATATAATGATTTAGTAAGAGGAAATATCCCAATGTTAGAATTATGGGAAGAAATAGAAAAAGAGCGGCATTGCGAATCATTCTTGTCATATGACAAGGCGCATTTTGAGCAATTAAAAAAACTTGTTGTTAAATTAAAACCTAAACAAGTTTATTGGGGGAATGATCATAGTTCTATTATTTTAGCTATTAAGGATGCAATGGATAAAAAAATAATATCAGCGCCTTTTGTTTTATATAATATAGATCATCACCATGATATTAATTATTCACCACAGCAGGAAGAGGCAGTTGATAAATATGATGTAGCTAATTGCGGGTCTTGGATTGCTTATTTAAACAAATATGAATTGATTGATGAATATTTTTGGATTAAAAATAAATATTCAACAGATTATCATGGTCAAAAGCAATTTTCACCAAAACGACAAGAAATTGAATTAAAAAAACAAGACACTTTAAATTTTTTATTTAATGAAGATTTTGATATTATTTATATCACTTCTTCTGACTGTTATATTCCCCCTAAGTTCTATAATATATTAGATGATTTTAAAAAAATGGTTTTATATTATTATCCAAATCTAATTGATTATGAAAATCAAACTTCTCATGGTACAATGGTTTATACTTCAAATTATTTTAATAATTGTAAAGGAGTAAAATAAATATAATGAATACTCTTAATGTTATTTTAAAAGACCCTGAAAGTGGCGAAATTTTAAAAACTTTTGATCTTGAAGGAGACAATTATTTTTTACGTGCCGACGTTTATTCAACAGGCGTTGAAGGAGTAAATTTAAGTCATGTTATTTCAAAAGATGCTGATTTAAGCCAAGAACAAGGGCTGATTTTAAAAATATATGAATACTATATGCATCAAATTAGACAAGGTAAGCCAGATATGATGATGGAAATTCAGCTTAATAATACGCTTACGCTTTATTCTTCAACTTATGTTAGAAAGATGATTTACTTTGTAACCACACCTGGCAATCCTGCTGATGCAGCTACAGCTTTACGTGTTGAGAATATTGACATTGATGGAGGAAGGATTAATTAATTATGGCTGGACGCTATACTTTAGCCCAAGCTTCTGATATAAATAGTGTTTTTTCTAGACTTGAACAGCTAAGACGAGCTCATTATGAAGGCGCAGGCCAGACAGCAGAAGGAAAAAATGCCTTAGCTTCTACTTTTTAGACTGCTCCTGTGGTTCAAACATCTACTATTGAAGAGCCATATACTTTAATGAAATCTTACTTGAACGCTTTACGAAAAAGCGTCTTTTTAACTACTGTGACAGAAGAGCAAATTAATGAAGTCACAGTTCCAGAAGCTGGAGCATTAATTGAGTTTGCAAATTTAAATGTTGCAGAAAATTTAGTAACAACTTTAGAAAGTAAACCCTCAAGCTATACAACAAATTTTAGTGGACACCATACAACAAATTTTAGTGGCCACAATTCCTCAGATTTTGGAACAGATTTTTCTTGTTTTATGCATAATGGTTCAGATTTTTCCCCTGAACCAACTTTTTCATCATCTTTTAGAGTATGTACAAAATGCTTTAAACCTTTCCAAGATTGTTTTAGTAGTCATAGAACTTCAGCATTTGGCAATTCATCTTCATTTGATATATCAGATGGAATACAACATTCTAGGGTGTCATTCGGTATAGGATTTTAATAAAATGGAACAAAAAAAAGTTTTAGGTATTATAAGTGCAGCAAAATGCAATTTAAATTGTAGTTATTGTTATTTACATAAGAATCAATCTTATATTGAAGAAGATAAAAAAATTATTGCAGCAATGCAAGATGGTTCATTTTTAGCAAATATTAAGCGCAGTCTTTACGCTTTAAATGAATCTTATAATAATTTTTATCGATTAGAATTTTGGGGAGCAGAGACTTCATTACATTTTATTGATGGGTCAGATTTTTTTAAAGATTTAATATTAACTTTTCCAAAGTTAGAAGAAATAGCTTATTCCACTAACTTTCGGACGGGCAATGAGCAACACTTACATTTAATTGATTTGATAGAACAATATGCAGAGCAACGTGTTATACTTGAAATGCAAATCTCTGTAGATGGGCCAACAGCAATATTACAAAAAACTCGTCATTATAATTATGAAGATTTAGAGAAAGATGTAATTGACTTTATTGATATTCTTAATAAAAAGAAATTAAAGAAAACAAAAGTTGTAATTTCTTATAAATCAACCCTTCCTTGGAGCCTTTATCATGAGATATGTTCTTCTACTTCTGGATTAGTTGATTATTTAGATTTTTGGTCAAATACTGAAAATATGATGTGGGATAATGTAATTAATAAAAATGTTGCTTTCAGTACTGGTTCTTGTTTTGGGCCAGCTCTTGAATATCCTTATAGCTATACAATTCAAGATGGATTAGATTTTTCAGCTTTTGCGCAAAAAATTGATCGATTAAAATTAGACGAAAGATATAATCGACCATCTAATATGCCTTTGCTAACAAGTGGTTTTGTAAAAGAACGTGAACTTCAAATTTATGAATTTTCTGGTTTTCAATGCGGTCAAATGAATTCTAATCTTTTGTTTAGATATGATGGGACTCTTTCTCCTTGTTCAAATGGTTTTTTAGATCGATCAATAGACAATTTAAATTGGCTTAAAGAAAATGATCCAGTAGAATACACTCATGTTTTAAATACTCGTAAATTAAGCACTACTGTCGATGAGAATGGTCAGGCTGATTTAGATGATTTAATAAAAAAAGTGCGGCATCGTAAAGAGTTTTGGAAATATCATGCTGATACTGTTGTAAGTATTACAAATTCTGAAATGTATGAATTAGCTATGGCACGACAAATTTCACCTATTTATGCGAAAGATTCAGCTTTACGTTTTAAACATAGTCTTTTTATTGTAAAAAAGAATGCTTGTTATTTTAGTAATTTGCGAGAAACAGGCAGCCCCTATACGCCTCCAGAAAGCTTAATAAAATTATATTGTAATGGATTGGGAGAATACCATGAATTCAGAAGATAAAATATTGACTTATTTAGATTCAAACCAACAGGAAAGAAATGCTTTATTAAATAGCTTTCTTGAAAGATATTTTTATCAAAATTTTCGTGAAGGGGAAAAGCCAGCCGCTTATCGTGCCGTTGAACTTTTTATTAAAGGCAATTGTCCAAATAATTGCGCTTACTGTTATTTAAAACGGCATGGTAAAGAATTATATCCAATTAATGAACAGTCTAATGAACAAATATTAAAGAATATTAAAATCTTTTTAGATTTTTATAAAAAACAACATTTTAGAACAGAATTTTCTTTATTTTCATCAGATTTATTTAAAGATGGTTTTATTTATGATGTATTAGATGTTTTTTATGAAGAATTTAAAGACAAATATAATCCTTATCGTCCCATTAGTATTATGATTCCAGACCATGGAAATTTTCTTTATTCTCAAGAAGAAACTGATAAATTACAGGGCTATATTGATAAATTCTTTGATATTAACTTACGCATTATAATAAGTTTATCAATAGATGGAAAATTTATGGATCAAAATCGCGGTGATGCTTCGCGCACTGATGAATTTTATCAACGAGCCATAGAATTTGCTTCTAAGAATTTTTATGCATTTCACCCGATGGTAAGCGCCATTAATATTGATAAATGGATTGATAATTATGATTGGTGGCATAGTAATGAAGTTCCTGCTCATCTTGCTGATCGCTTAATGATGTTAGAAGTACGTGATGATAATTGGACTCCAAAAGCGCTTAAAGATTATCTTAATTTTTTAAATCATGTTATTGATGAAGAATTTGCGCGTACAAATTATGATAAAGCTTTATTTGCAAAACGTGTTGTAGGTAGCGATAAATATCCTGGAAAAGGATATGATAATATTCTTCTTATACATACTCTTAATCCAGTAACAGAGTGCGATTTCGCAAGTACAGGATGTTCTGTCGCAAAAAATTTATGTGTAAGAGCTGGGGATTTAGCTATTGTACCTTGTCATAGAACTTCTTATGAACAATATGTGATAGGTAATTATGTAGTAGAAAATAACGAAATTGTTGATGTAAAATGTAAAAATTGGGAAATTGCTTCAGCGGTTTATTCTTGGAATCGCAATAGTTTTCCTCAATGTCCCGATTGCGCAATTCGATATTGGTGTGTTGGGCCTTGTTTTGGTTCAAATTTTGAGTCTACTGGAGACTTGTTCTGGACACCAATTTCAGTTTGTAATTTGTTTAAAGCAAAAACTCATTTTCAATTTATAAAATATGAAGAAATGGGCTTAATGCCGTATATTGAAAAAGAATTGGATGACGCAAACGCTTGGGACAAAATTAAAAAACATATGGAAAAAATGAAAGGACAATTTGATAATTGTGGAGAATTGCTCATAGATAAAATCTCAGATACAATCAGACATCAAAAGAATGCAGGAGACGTTAAGTTATTCTCCTAATTTTGAAGAAAATATTGCAATGATTTATGCATTAAAAAAATATTGTTCTTCTGATAGCGAAATAGAAAAATTAATTGATTGTTATATAAATATAGTATATAATAATTATATAGAAAAAAAGAAACTTGAAGCAACTCATTGCCCTTCCTTTTATTATATATCAGATTCTCAATATAATGAAGGAATAATGAATAAACTATTGAAAATGTAAGGATTAATAATTATGATTAAAACACCTATTTGGAATATCGGTGGCGGAATAAGACATGGCCAAAATTTAATAAATTATTTTATTGATCAAAAGCAGTTTTATGATACAACTCATAAGCTTTTTAATTATGTTTATGATTCTATTTTTGGATTAAAATGGAATGGTGGACGTGTTTGTATGCCTGAGCATACAAAAACTTTAAAAGATCTTTTTGCAGAAATTAGCACTTATAATGATTTAGGAGTTGGTTTTAATTGGAGTTTTACAAATCTTCTTTTAACTCCAGAGGATTTAAATGATGAATATTGTAATTTAGTTCTTGAAGCTACCAATAATTCTTTAAATGGTGTAATTTTAACAAGCGATATTTTGCGCGAACATGTGCGGAAAAATTATCCTAATATGCGCATTATTTATTCTGTATGTAATGGTTTAAAAACTATTGAACAGTATAAAAAAGCGTTGGATGAAAATGATATTGTCGTGTTACATCCAGATTTTAATCATAATTATCCTTTTCTTACTGAACTTGCAAACGTAGGTGGCGCCAATAGAATAGAAGTAATGGTCAATGATGTTTGTTCTTTTGGATGCCCCTTCAGAGAACAACATTATAAAAATCTTAGTATTTATAATAAAGTCCAATCTACATGTCCTATTATTCATGATAAAACTGAACTTGATTATGGTTCAGGTTTAGGATGTTTAGCGGTTCGTAATGGTTATAATAAAGATCATAGGAATAAGCTTTCTTTTACTGATTTAGATTATATGCTTGATTTGGGTTTTCAACATTTTAAACTTATTGGTCGAGAACATGAATGGCAATATTATTATGATGTTGATTTGCGGCCAAATCTTGAACAATATTGGGCAAGAAAGCTTGTCAAAGAATGCGGGCAACATTTACATATATGATGATTTTAAATTTTCATAATTGGGATTTTTCTTAGTCAAGAGAAATCCCAATTAAAATTGAAGGATATACCTATATTCTTAATAGTGATTTAGAATCTGATTTTGATTTAATTAATAATAATACTTCTAAATTACTTTTTACAGAATTATTCCAAGAAATAAAAACAGTAGATTTAGCAATTTATCCTTATCTTTCAATAAAATTGTTTGAAAATAGTGATTATATAGATTTGGGTAAAGTGCGCGAAAGCACTTGTCGTGTTATAGGATACATGGGCAGTACAAAAGATTATCATGAACAAGAGCGATTAAGTATTAAATTTGAATTTAAAAATCGTTTTATTATTGATAACGGCGGTTTAATTTATTGTGATACTCAAGAATGTCCTTTTTATGATAATGAATACTGTTTACGATATAAAACTGTATTGAAATTAAAAAATAATGAACCTATTGTATGTAAACAATGTTTTATAAATATACAACCTTCAGTTTTTAATCAGTTGCAAAATGTAGCTTATCAAAATATGATAAAGAATAGGGAATAAAAAATTCCCTTTTATTTTTTTACATTTTTATAGCGTTATTTTTCCTTTTTTATTTTTATTAAAAAATATCGTATAATATATATAAAATAAAGGAAGGAATAAGAAGGAAAATATGAGTAAAATAGTAACAAAATATTTTCAACAATGCGATATGTGCAATCAAGAATTTCAGCTTAAAGGAATAAAAGACGAATTGAGCAAGGCTATATTACCCGGCCGATTTATCCCATGCGATGGTAGTGGACCAACATCAACGTTAATTACTGTAAATCTCTGTCCTACGTGCTTGCAAGAAATGTCTGAATACTTGCGGGATAAATATATATTGAATGATGTTGATTATGCAGGAATCCAAATTAGTAAAATGCCACCGAAAGAGGAAAATTAATGACTAAGTTTTGTAATTAAGGTAAAAAGAGAGAAAACATGGAGGCAACAATATGACCCAATACGCAGATGCAGACAAGCTACTTTCACTATTTTCATTTGATGATGATGATGAACTAAAACATCTCAATGAACATGGCCGTGTTCCTATACCTTTAATAAAAGATAGTATAAAGACATATATCGTAAAAGACGTTGTCCCAATTAAACACGGTCATTGGGTTAATCCGCATTGGAAAAATAATAATTTTGCTTACGATTGTTCTAAATGTAAACAGGAAGCAATGCATGAAAAGTACCAGTGGGCTAAAGAAGGAATATATCCCATTTGTCCTAATTGCGGAGCGAGGATGTATGAGGAAGATGCGTAAGAGTACAAAATGTGTAGATATACTTATGGGATTTGCGGCAAGTCGATTGGAACTTCTTAACGAAAAGACAAAAGATTCGTAAAAGTCATTTTTAAACAATAAAATTAAGATTATTTTCTCTTTAAAATAGAAAGAAAAAACGTTTTTGATTTTTTTAAAAAAATATTATATAATATATATACAAAATAAAGAAAGGAAAAAAATAAAAACTTTTTTCCAATGGGGATGTAGCTCAGCTGGTCTAAGAGCGCTACTCTGATAAAGTAGAGGTTTTCGTTGGTTCGATCCCAACCATCCCTACCACTTAATATTGGGGAGTAGTTTAATGGTAGAACTTTCGGCTTTGACCCGAAGAGCGAAGGATCGTAACCTTCCTTCCCAGCCAGCTTCAAGGCGCTTGCAGCCAATATTTATATTCTTAATTTTTTCTATTGAATTTAATGCGTCTTGTATTTTTGCCATTGTAACTCAGTTGGCCAGAGTTCCGCTCTTGTAAAGCGGGAGTCGTCAGTTCGAATCTGACCAATGGCTCGACCGCATAAGCAAGCCTTCTCGTGGCGCGGTTGTTTTTAACTAATTGCTTATCCAAAAGAAAAGAAAAAATAAATGAAAGGATTTGCGAGCAAAGCTCGCAAAAAGAAAATGAAGAACTATCCTCTTTCTAAGTATCGTTTTTACCATGCAACGCGCGGAGGTCAGAAGCAGGTAATTGCTGTTTCTACTTATGCAGGAAAGACAGTGCGCGGTCGTGCGACTTGCGCTCCTGAAGATTCTTATGATGAACAGGCAGGTCGTGAGATTGCGGCAGCTCGTTGTAATCAGGAAATTGCGCGACGTCGTTATTTGAGAGCTTGTGCTCGTTATAATGAAGCGCAGCGGAAATATGAAGAAGCCATGGTATTTCTCAATCGTATGGGCGAATATCTTGATGATTCTCAGGCGGCATTTGTCGATGCTAAGATTTTGATGGATAATCTTCTTAACAAGTATTAAAAATTGATTTTTTAAAAAATTTATTATATAATATATATATAAAGTAAAGAAAAGATAAAAACAAATTGCGCAATGAGCGTTTGCGCGCATAAAGACGATCACAGCAAATTATGAAGCATTTAATTAGGGATTAAAAAAGCAAATATCGTCTTGTCGTTTAAATGTGCGGTTGCACATTTAAACTTCGTGCTCCGGTATTCCAACGGCAGAGAAAGTTGACTTAAAATCAACCAAGTGTGGGTTCGAATCCCACCCGGAGTACCAGGCCTTTCGGCCAACAGAGACAGTATAAATTAAACATTAAGGCTTAACATTTTATGTTAAGTCTTTTTTTTTAATATTTGATTTTTAATAAAAAATATTTTATAATATATATAGTAAATAGAAGCGAAACTTCTACTTAACAGAGTGTGGCGCAGTTTGGTAGCGCGCTCGGTTTGGGTCCGAGAGGATTTCGTGAGTTCGAGTCTCACCACTCTGAGTCTTTCATGATATAAGCCTCCACGCGGCGAAAGATGGGTAATACTAATTATATCAATTATTTGATTTTTTTATAAAAATATAATATAATATATTTATAGAAAGTAAGGAGGTTAAAAGTAATGGCACGTTCATACAAAAAACATCCTTATTGCGGCGCTCGCAAAAGCCGCTTCTATAAAAATTATGCAAACCGACGTCTTAGACGACTTCCAGTAGAAGAAGAAATCCCAAGTGGCAAAGAGTATAAAAGATATAATTACAGTTGGAAGATTTGCGACTATTGGAGTTATCACCCTGGGCCTTTTCTTTATTTGCGCTGGCGCACTGAAGAAGAGGATGAAGAAATTGCATTTTGGCGTTGGTATAAAAATTGTAAAATGAAATAATTTTTGACTTTTTAAAAATTATTTGTTATAATATATATAAAGAAAAGGTAAAAAACCTTTCTTTAAAAGACGTCCCCGAAGATTGTTTTGCAAGGTATTCAACTTTATAAAGAAACTCTTGCTTTAACTTGTTGGGGATAGGGTCGGCCCCTATTACTAACTCCGGATTTAATTATAAAGGCATAATCAGCAAATTCTTATATAATAGCACATTTTTGTGGAGAAAAAATCATTTATGCCTTGTATCTTTTAATAAGAGCCATACAGCAAATTATTAATTAATAAGAATTATTAATCAGGCTCTTGAAATATTCATTTTTTTTTATTTTTAAAAGCGCGTCAACTGCAAATTTTTTTTATGATTTACATTTAATTGGAGAGATTAATAATTATCAAAATCGTCATAGCACATCGCGTTTTGTTTTTCCTTGATTTAATTATGTTAAATCGAGGATTTTTTTATAGGAGTAAAAATATGCCAATTAATAAAGGTTACTTATAGGCAAAAACAAATAAAGCATCAGATGAAGTTTATACTCCAGCTTATGCTATTGAACCTTTAGTAAAATATATTAAATAGTTTGAAAGCAGATTGAATAAAAAAATTACTATTTGGTGTCCTTTTGATTTAAAAAATTCTTGGTATGTAAAACTTTTTACAAGAGAAGGTTTTAATGTATTACATTCTCATATTGATGAAGGAAAAAATTTCTTTTTTTATGAACCTTCTGAGAATTACGATATAATTATATCTAATCCACCTTTTTCACAAAAAGATGATGTTTTAAAAAGATTATATGAATTAAATAAACCTTATGCAATGCTATTACCAATTCCTGCCCTTTAGGGCCAAGCAAGATTTCCTTATATAAAGGATAATCTGCAATATTTGGGATTTGATAAACGCATTAATTATTATACAAATCAAGATTTAACTCAGGTACAAAAGGGTGTTTCTTTCGGCTCTTGCTATCTTTGTAAAGGCTTTTTGCCCAAAGATTTAATTATTGAAGAACTGTTAATTTGATTTTTATTTAAAAATATATTATAATATATATATAAAATATTTCTTCTGTCCAGAAGAAATCAAAGAGAAAAAGGAGATTAAAATATTATGAGTAATGCTTTCATAAATGGCCTGCGCGAAATGAGCAATTATACCTATACTGAGAATGGCGCTGTAAGCTTGCGGAGTACTCTTGATGCAGTTTACGATCTGTTTGCACTGGGTGCGGCGTATCGTCAGCGTAGCGAAGAAGATATTATAAATCTTTTTAAGAAAGCTTATAGGGAAAATGCGGAACTGGCTATGAAGTGCCTGTTCTATATTCGTGATGCGCGTGAAGGTCAGGGCGAGAGGCGCTTCTTCCGTGTATGCATGAATTGGCTGGCTAAGTCTGATGACCGTGAAGCTGCAAAGCGCAATCTTCAGTATGTATCTGAATTTGGCCGATACGATGATTTGTATTGTTTCATTGATACTCCTCTTCAGAATGATGCTCTTGAAATAATGCGTCAGCAGATAGCTCTGGATATGTCTTGTAAGACTCCTTCTTTGCTTGCAAAGTGGTTAAAGTCTATTAATACTTCCAGCGCAGAATCCCGTAAACTTGCTAACATTACTCGTGAATATTTTGGTATGACTCATAAGCAGTATCGCCGCACTCTGTCTATACTGCGTGAGCGTATTAACGTACTTGAAAAACTTATGTCTGCCGGTGAGTGGGATAAGATTGAATTTGATAAAATACCTTCTCGCGCGGGACTTATATATCGCAATGCTTTTGCTCATCGAGATGTATTGCGTGAACGCTATGAAAAGTTTATAATGGATAAGAATACTAAGGTTAATGCTAAGGTGCTTTATCCTTATGAATGTGTTAAGAGCGCGCTCGATCATATAGACCACAAAATTTATGGTTGTGCAGATAAGCTTGAACGCGCCGCAATTAATAAGTATTGGGATAATCTCAGAGATTATTTCGATGGCGCCGCGTTTAATGGTATGGCTTTGGTTGATACGTCCGGTTCAATGACTATAAAGCGCAATTCCATAGCTCCTATCAATATTTCTATTGCTCTTGGACTTTATTGTGCTGAAAAGTGTTCTGGACCTTATGCTGGACATTTTATTACCTTTGAGTCCAATCCTCATTTTATCGAAGTGGAAGGTAAGGATTTTGTTGAAAAGGTTGAAAATATAAGCAATGCACCTTGGGGCAACAGCACCAATGTTGAAAAGGCTTTCGACTTGATGCTTGAAACAGCAATAAGGAATAATCTTTCTCAGAAAGATATACCTGAAAATCTTATCGTTATTTCTGATCAAGAATTTGATCAAACGGGCTACAATAATCGTATTTTTAATACTTTATGTGATGGTATCAAAAATAGGTGGAAGGCTGTTGGATATGAGATGCCGCATTTGGTATTTTGGAATTGTAATGCTCGACATGATCTGATTCCTATGAAAGATGATGGTAATGTTACTTTTGTTTCTGGTGCAAGCCCCGTTATCTTTGAAATGATTATGTCTGGTAAAAAGGGCATTGAAGTAATGAAAGAGACGCTTGAATGCGAGCGTTACTCTTGCATTCATTGACAAAAATAAAAATTTTTGTTATAATATATATGTTAAATAAATGGGAATGAAAAATTCCCATTTTGATGCGGGCTGGTGAAATGGTAGCCACAGCGCTCTCTAAAAGCGCCTTTTTCTGAGTTCAAGTCTCAGGCCCGCCGCGGTATCATGTAGGGGCCTTTTCGTGGCGATACTATTTAAACTAATTCTACTAAACTCTCAGTATTTTGCTGAGAGTTTTTTTTTATTAAAAATTTATGATATAATATTTATAGAAAATGAAAAAGGAGTTATATAAAAATATGGCCGTTAATTCTACTCTTGCAAAAGAAACTATAATTAAGGTTCTTACTCACTATCCTGTTTGTACGACTAAAGAAATTGCAAAATTTGCTTGGCAGGCATATGGCGTTGATATGACTCCCGCTTCAGTCAGTAGTCAATTGCGCTCGATGCGTAGCACTGCAAAAATTGGTAGCTCTAAAAACGAATATGGCGCAACAGTTTATTGGCTTAATTAAGGAGAATTAAAAATGTCCAAGAGAAAACACAACGTAATAACTGTTTGTCCTCTATGTCATAAAAGTTTTGTTTACAGTAAATCTGAGATTGAAATAATTGATGGATTTCATCTTATAAAGTGTCCTCATTGCGGCGAACATTTGGAGGTAAACCATGACTGAAAAACATTTAAATATAATGACTGGTTTGGTAGGCCATTATAAAGATGCGCTTGAACATTTTTCAGAAAATCAGATTATTGGCTTATGGCTTCAAGGAAGTCAGAATTACGGTCTTGATGATGAAGCTTCAGATATAGACACCAAACTTTTGGTAACTCCCTCTTTTGCAGACTTGGCTTATGATAATGCGCCTATTAGTCGCACTCATGTGCGTAAAAACAATGAACATATAGATTTTAAAGATATTCGTCTTTATATGGATATGTTCCGTAAACAGAATATAAATTTTGTAGAAATTTTGTTTACTGATTATTATATTATCAATCCTAAATATAAGCATTATTGGCAACAGCTTATTGATAATCGTGAAGCGATAGGGCGATATAATCCTTATGTAGCAATAATGTGTATGGCAGGTCATGCTCTGGAGAAGTACAAACGACTTTCTTGGGCTTATCCCAGCAGGGCGGAAATTGTTCAGAAATATGGATATGATCCAAAACAGCTTACTCATTTACTGCGGATTGAAGATTTTCTTGAAAGATATATTGCGGAAGAACCTTATGAAGATTGTATAATACCTGAAAACCTTAATGTATTGCGTGAAGTTAAAAAGGGCATTTATTCTCTTGATGAAGCTACTAAAGTAGCTGATGCGGCATTCATGCATATAACTAAAATGCGTGATGATTATTGTTTGACACATAAAAACAAATATAATCCCTTGGTTGAAGATTTGTTTCGATCAGTACAATATGAAATAATAAAGATAGCAATAAAGGAGGAGTTGGATTAATGATAAAGAAGTATATGATTACAGGTGACACTCATGCTAATTTTTCTCGTTTCTATCCCCTTTTTAATAATGATTGGGGCATACAAGCTGATTATCCGCCTGATGAGACTGGTATTATTGTTCTTGGAGATGCCGCACTTAATTATTTACTTAATGAAAATGATAAATTTCTAAAAAGGAAGCTCCAAGATAGCGGATACACTTGGTATCTTGTGCGTGGCAATCATGAAGAGCGTCCACAAAATGTAAGTGGAGTTATCCAAGAGTATGATAATGAAACTGATGGACTTATTTGGGTAGAAAAGGACTATCCTAAAATAAAGTATTTTCAAGATGGTGGCACGTATAATCTTGGTCCTTGGCGCACTCTTGTAATTGGTGGAGCATATTCTGTTGATAAATATTACCGACTTGCGCGCGCAGGTTTTGATGCTCAATCTGTTACCCCTGAGAATCGTAATTTTATTCAAACCCTTGCTCATTGGTTTTATGATGAGCAGCTCAGTACTCAGGAACAGCATGAAATTTTTAATGCGGTAAAGGGTGAGGATTTTGATATTGTACTATCTCATACCTGTCCTGTGCAATGGGAGCCTACTGATTTGTTTTTGCCAAATGTTAATCAGGCTACAGTAGATAAAACCATGGAAATTTTCCTAAGCGAAATTGAGGCAAACATTAGTTATCGTATGTGGTTTTGCGGCCACTATCATGCCGAACGTCGGTTAAGTTCCAACGCACAAATGATATATGAGGACATATATGATTTGGCTGATTTTATGGAGGATGACTCCTAAGTATTGTCCTAATTGTGGAGCTAAAGTTGAAGTAACTTATGGCTTTAGAATTAGAAAACGAAGTTGACTTTAATACCTTTTTATGCTATAATAATTTCTGAACGGAAAAAAGCATAAAGAGGTATTTTTTTTGAATATTTTTGATATAATAGCAAAGGAAGAATAGCATCAAAAAGATACCATTGAGCTTATTGCTAGCGAAAATTTTGTTAGTGACAATGTAAAGAAAGCTCTTGGCTCTTGTTTGACAAATAAATATTGTGAAGGTTATCCAGCAGAGAGACATGATGGTTGCGGCCTTAGCGGACGTTATTATGGCGGTTGTAATAATTATGATGAAATAGAAGAATATTGTTGTGACATTTATCGTAAAGTATTTAATACTAATTATCATGTAAATGTTCAACCTCATTCCGGTTCTCATGCTAACATGTGCGCTTATTATGCTTTCTTACAACCGGGCGATACACTTCTCTCAATGTCACTTGATGCTGGAGGTCATCTCACTCACAGCTCAGCCGTATCATTTGTAAGCCGATTTTATAATGTAAAACAATATGGGCTGGACAAAAATGGTTATATTGATTATAATGAAATTGAATCAATGCTTCTTGCTCATATGCCTAAATTAATTGTAGTTGGCGCAAGTGCCTATTCGCGCGAAATAGATTTCAAACGCATTGCTGACATTATTGCAGAAGTTTCAGACCATCTTTTGGCTCGTGATAATATTCATTATGAACCTATTTATATGGTTGATATGGCTCATATCGCAGGACTTATTGCGGCAGGTGATCATCAGTCTCCCTTTGGTATAGCTGATGTGATTACAACAACTAGCCAAAAAACTCTTAGGGGCCCAAGGGGTGGTATCATTTTCTGCAGACCTGAATATGCAAAGTTCATTGATAGGGCCGTATTCCCAGGTAATTCTGGCGGTCCACATATGAATACAATCGCCGCAAAAGCAGTTGCAGGGGAAGAAGCTTTAACTGATGAATATCGTAATTATATTCATCAAGTGGTTAAAAATTCTAAAGCAATGGCGAATGAATTTATTAAAATGGGATATGAAATTATCAGCGGTGGTACAGATAATCATATGTTCTTACTTTCTTTAGCTATAGCTAATTGCAGTGGAGCACAGTTACAAGAAAAACTGGAAGAGGAAGCCCATATTATTGTAAATAAGAACATGATTCCAGGAGACAAGCGTAAACCTAAAGAGACAAGTGGCGTGCGCATAGGCACTGCGGCAATGACTACTAAAGGCTATACAGAAGATGATTTCATAGATATTGCACATACAATTGATTATTATATAAAATCTTTTAATTAATATAAAATAAAGGTTGCATATAAAAATGCAACCTTTATTTTTATTAAAATTTATAGTATAATATTTATAGAAAATAGAAGTAGGTGATTAATAAATGAAATATTTCATAGACTTTGAAGCAACGCAATTTACAAATGAAATTATAGAAATAGGTTGTATTAATGAATATGGCGATACGTTTCATAGTTATATAAAAGCTAAAAAGAAACTCACTTCTTTTATTACTGGTTTAACGGGTATTACCCAAGATATTATTAGTGAGGCGCCCTCAACTGATGAGGTTTTTGAAAATTTTTTTGAATGGCTTAACAAATTTAATAATGAAGAAGAAATGTGCTTCTTTTGTTATGGCGATACTGATTTAACTTTTATAAAGAAAAATCTTCAAAACACTAAGAGCTATAAGGCTCGCACCGCACTTAGCCTTCTTGGTATGAATCTCTTTAATTACGCCGCAAAAGTACAAGAAGAATTGGAGTTGTCAAAGCCTATAAGCTTAATTAAACTTTATCGATATTATATAGATGCTGAAGCAGAACAAAAGCATTGCGCACTTGATGATGCCATCTATCTTAGAGAGGTTTTCTTAGCTATTGGAAATGATGACCATAAAGAACGTATATTCAATAATTATCCAGAGTATCAAATTGGGTATGATTCCTCTAATAAAAATCATAAACTTACCAATGATGATGTTGATAAACTAATAGGTGTTTATTATAATAAAAAAATTAAATCTGGAAAGCAAAGGTTTGATAATTTCCTTGTAGCAGTTGATTATATTTATGCGGACTGTTTTCCGCCAATGCAACGTTCGCAAACTAATAAAATAACAGTAGCTAAGCATTTGCGCACCGCACTTAATTTAGATAAGAATTATTTTGGAAGAAAATGGAGGTATATCGATTAAAATGAGTAATGAATATAGAGATTGGTTGTATGATAGTGCAGAAGAAGAAAAGATATATCCCTATTTTAAAATTTCTTCTGATGGTAGCTCTTGGATGGATCTTATACCAATAGGATGGCAAGATAGGGTTTATAAGCTTTTTGATGATATAAACATAATACTTGGAGATAGAATTAATCATTTTCATATTCTTGATGTTATAGGGAAATGTGGTGAGTTTAGACTTTATTGGACGATTGATGATGGTATAGCCACTAATGCTGAAAAAGCAAAAATTGAAGAGCTTGCACAACAAACGTATCTTGATTTATTTTCAATTTGTATACTTTGTGGCAACCATGCGAAGGGGTTTTCACTTTGTGAAGACTGTGCAAATAGTTTTTTAAAAGTTTGATTAAAAAAAATCAAATTTTTTCTCTACTTATAATTGAATAAAATAAAGAAAAAAAATTATGGCATTGATAGATATAACAAATCAAAAATTTGGACGACTTGTTGTTTTGTATAGAGATAGAGAAGCAGAAATAAAAAGAAAAAGTAGAAACGCAATGTGGCGATGTCGTTGTGAATGTGGTAATGAAGTGAGTGTTGTGGGTAAGGATTTACGCTCAGGAAAAACTTTATCTTGTGGATGTTTACAAAAAGAAAGAGCTTCACAAGCAAATAGTAGTAATTTAATTGGACAACGTTTTGGTAAATTAGTAGTAATAAAACAAGTTGTTTCTGAAAAGCATCGCTCAAGATGGTTATGTAAGTGTGATTGTGGTAATATGGTTGAAGTAAAAGCCCGCGAATTATAGAGGGGGGATACTCAATCTTGTGGATGTTTGTTTTCTGCTGGAGAAGCAAAGATATCTCAAATATTGGCAGAACTACAATTGGAATATAAAAAAGAATATATTTTTAAAGATTATCCAACTGCCAGATTTGATTTTGCTCTATTAAAAAATAAACAGGTATATTGTCTTATTGAATATGACGGTCCTCAACACTTTATTAATACTGCTAATTCTGGTGGATGGAATACTATTGAAAGATATAAAACAATTACCCATCCTAAAGATTTAGAAAAAAATAAGTATTGTCAAGATAACAATATCCCTCTTATTAGAATTCCTTATAATGACTATAACAATTTAACGAAAGAATGGCTTGAAAGGAAAATAAATAATGTATAAAGCTTATATAACTTATGTAAAAAATATTCGTCCTGCGGAAAACTCTGATTTTCTTAATGCTTGTGAAGTATTTGGTAATACAACTATTATTGATAAAACCATCACTGAAGATACTCTTGTTCTTTATTTTCCTTCAGATGGTCAAATTTCTATAGAATTTGGTGAGAAAAATAATCTTTTTAGAAAGAAAGATGATGCTGGTAACAATATTGGTGGTTTTGTTGACCCCGTTAAAAGAAATATTACCGCAATTCGTTTAAGGGGTAATCGTTCAGATGGTTTAGTATTACCCATTTCGTGTTTAAATTATTGCTATACTCATGATAATGCTTCTGCTGAATTACATGCTGGCGATATAATTAATGGAACTCTTAATGGCCATGAAATATGCTGTAAGTATATTCCGGTTGTAAAAAATAAAGCTTCCAATAAAGCTAAGAAGTGTAATAAAGTGCGCAAGCACATAGCTCCTATTGCTCCCTTGTTTATAGAACATGCAGATACTGAACAGTTGAATTATAACCTTGATGCGTTTAAGTCTGGCGATCAAATAGAGATAACTCTCAAGATGCATGGCACTTCAAATCGAGTGGCATATGTTCCAGTTCTTAAGAGATTTAAGCGAACTCTGTTTGACCGTATATTTGGTCGCGAAGGCAAACCTATATATGAATATGACTATATAAGCGGAACTCGTAGAACTGTACTTGATAACTTTGATGGTGGCTTTTATGGAAGTAATGCTTTCCGCAAGCAGTTTGAAGATCGACTGCGCGGCAAGCTCTATAAAGGCGAAGAGGTTTACTTTGAAATCGTGGGGTTCACTGATGCGGGCATACCGATTATGCCAATAGGGGATAATAATAAGGTCGGTAAGGATTTTGTAAAACAGTATGGTGAAAAAACTGTATTTAGTTACGGTTGTGAAGTGCCGCAGTCTGAAATGTATGTCTATCGCATGACTATGACTAATGAGGATGGCGATGTAGTAGAATATTCTCCTGACTTTATGCGCTATCGCTGCGAGCAAATAGGTGTAAAGACTGTGCCAGTTTTTTACAAGGGCTATATACCGGAAGAATATACTGAAATAAATACTCGACTCGATAATCATATTGTAAAAATAGCTAATTATATTACTCCTGGCGAATGGGTAAAAGATTTAGCTGAGGAATATTATAACGGCCCCGATCCGATAGGTAAGACTCATGTGCGCGAAGGTGTGGTAGTTCGTATCGTCAATAGGCCTAAGTTCTGCGCGTATAAAACTAAGAATTTCTCATTTAAGCTGGTCGAAGGAATCGTGAAGGAGAGTGCACAAGCGCCAGATATGGAAGAAGCGCAAGATTTATTGATTGAAAATGAGGAGGAAATACAAAATGACGAGTGATGATTTGATTGAACGCCTTAAGCTTGACCTTGAATGGGCTGAGGCAAATGAATGGGAGACTCCAATATGTCTTTCAGATGATTTGCTTGAGGCAATTGAATATATTAAATGGGCTAATGATGTAATTAAGGGAATATAAAATAAACTGGGATAAAAAATCCCAGTTTATTTTTTTATAAAAATGTAATATAATATATATAAAGAAAAGGAAAAAGGAGAAAAGAAAAATGGATAGTCGTTATAATACTTTGGTTCTTACCCCTGAAGGTCTTGATAAAGACGAAACTCTTGAAGCTCTTCTTGGCAAACAGCTTGCAATTCTTGCAAAAATGGGCTACATATGCACCGTTGAACGAGAATGTGATTTCTATGTAATTCATTATAATTATAGAGATCAGAGTTATGGAACTCCTTATCCCTATTGGCTCACTGAAGATGAATATATGAGTGCAACTCTTGAAGGGGAGGATAATGATAGTGATGAAGAATGAAGATTTTTTCCATCCAATAACTACTGATTTTCTAACTTGGATACTTGATGATGAGCCAGTTGGTCGCACAATAACTATACAGACTGAGGAAAATACCATTATCGGAACCTTGGGCGGATACTTGGAAGTAGGAGATACTATTTTTCTCCAGCTATTTAATAAAGCTATGGATGAGATGACTTTTGTAAATACTAAGAATATTATTTCTTTTACGGTTTATTAAAAAATAAAAAGCTGGAGCAAAAAAGCTCCAGCCTTTCTAAGAGGGGGATAAAATGTCAGATTTTTTTAGTGACCTGACTGAAGCTGAAGAACTTATTTGGGAAATCTATGGAATAGTACCGCAAGCTTTATGGGATTATTGCAAAGACATGAACAAAAATGCTAATGCTCGACAGCTTGTCCTTGATTCTGTAACTGAATTGGTTAAAACTTGGGAAGGTAAATATGGTTAGTCTTTAGAATACATTCCAGGCCATTTTCAGAAAAAGGGTCAAGAAAATATTTGTTGCAAACGAAACCATTAATCATTAAAGGCGGAGGAATTTTTCTCTGCCTTTTATTTTTATATAAAAATATTGTATAATATATATAGAAAAAAGAAAGGGGAATAAAAACGTGGCAGATTTTTAGAATAATAAAAATGATTTCCAAGAATTTTTATGGGAAGCCTATTGTGTTATCCCAACACTATTATGGAAAAAATATAAAGGTTCCCCAACGCAAAAAATAATCGCTTGTTTAGAATTTTTAGTAGAAAAATATAAAAAAAATCCGAAAGGTAAAGAACATGGATATAGACTATAATGATAATCGCTCCTCTAGCAATCAGCAACGAGATATAATTCTTTCCCCTAATGAATTTGTGTTTGTGCAAAATAGCACCAATGGTATTATACGCACTTATACTGGCCCTATGACTCTTACTATTAGTGCGCAGGATTATCTTGTGCGTTTTGATGTAAAGACTAAGCAGTTTTATAGTGTTAAGAACCCGCAGGAGGCTAAGCAGCTTTTTGTTTCTCCTCCTGAAAATTGGTACGTTGTATTGAAGAATCCGACAACCAACGCATCTTTCCCTGAAATTGGTAAGGCTAGTATATCTCCTGAATTGCGCACTGGCCGCAAAATTAATATAAATGGCCCCACCTCTTTTGCGCTCTATCCTGGCCAGATGGCAAAAGTAATAAAAGGCCACTCTTTGCGTTCAAATCAATATTTACTTGCGCGCGTTTATGAAGCTGAGAGCGCAAATAACTCAGAAGGTGAAATGCTTGATGCAGAAGGAAATAAGATTACTTCTGAAAAGAATTATGTGAATGGACAAATTCTTGTAATAAAAGGTACTGAAGTTTCTTTTTACATTCCTCCCACTGGTATTGAAATACTTCCTATCAATAATGACACTTTTAATGGCTATATTCGTGAGGCTGTAACTCTTGAACGGCTTGAGTATTGCATTCTCAAGGATGAAGATGGTAATAAGCGTTATGTGCATGGCCCCGAAGTGGTATTTCCTGAGCCTACTGAACAGTTTGTCTCCAGCCCTAAGGGCGGACTTATCTTTAAAGCCATAGAGCTTTCCCCTATTTCTGGTATTTATGTTAAGGTAATAGCAGAGTATACTGAAGATGATGTAGTTCATCCGGTTGGAGAAGAGCTTTTTATTACCGGTAAAGATTGTATGATTTATTATCCGCGTCCTGAACATGCTATTATAAACTATGATGGTAAGATTGTTCATCATGCAATAGCAATACCTGAAGGCGAAGGCCGCTATATAATGAATCGTTTGACTGGTAAGATTGATACTGTGCGTGGTCCCGCAATGTACCTTCCTGATCCCAGAACTCAAGTGGTGGTAAAACGCAAGCTCACAGCCAGTCAATGCGCTTTGTGGTATCCTGGCAATAATGATGCTTTGGCTTATAATAATAGTCTTAATGAAAAAGCTACAGAAAAGAATGTTTCTAAAGCAATAACTATGTCATTGACTAATGGTACTATGGCTTCAAATTCTGTAACTGATTCGCTTGCTTTCCTTGAAGCTAATGCAAACATTAGTCGTGGTACTTCATACACTAAACCCCGCACTATTACTCTTGATAATAAATATGATGGTGTAGTATCCATTGATGTATGGACTGGATATGCTGTTGATGTAGTATCTAAAAATGGCAATCGTAAAGTCGTAGTAGGCCCTTGTACTATACTCTTGGATTATGATCAGACTCTTGAGGTTCTTGAGCTTAGTACTGGTAAGCCCAAGTCTACAGACGATGTAATTAAAACTGTTTTTTTGCGCCATGAAAACAATAAAATTAGTGATATTATTAAGATAGAAACTAAAGATTTTGTGCATGGTGCAATAAAGCTTAGTTACTGTGTTAATTTTGATAATTCATATAGTGATAAATGGTTTAATATTGACAATTACGTCAAATACCTCTGTGATAGAGAGCGTTCACTTATTAAACGTTTGGCTAAGAATTATACCATTGAAGAGTTTTATCAGAATTATGTAGATTTGGTAAGAAATCTTGCTATTGATAAAGAGAACGGCTCTGAGGGACGTTTCTTTGAAGAAAATGGTATGCGCGTTTATGACTGTGAAGTTCTTGGTCTTGATATTGAGAATGAATATGAAGAAATGCTTAATGACCATCAGACAGAAATAATACGCAAGGGCCTTCAGCTTTCTAATGCAACTGCTCAGATTAAACTTACAGAAGAACTTTCTCGTGTTGAAAAGCTTGAGCATGAGTTGGAAAGCCAGAAACTTATTCATCGTATGAATCTGCAAGAGGTTGAAGCCAAAAGGAAGCTTGAGATTCAGAATGAGGTTAATCGCTTAAAAGAGGCTGAGACTCTTGCTGAGAAGCAAGCTGAAGCTGATATGCAGGTTCTCATTGATGAAGTCCATGCAGCTCAAATGTTGCGCGAAAAGAAAACTAAGGATGCTAAGCTTAATTATGAGACTCGCATGGCCAATATTGAAAAGGCAAAGCAAATGGCTTATGCAGAAGCTGCGGTTAAGATTATTGAGGCTATATCTCCTGATCTGACTGCTGCAATGAACTCTAAGACTAACACTGAAACTGTTGCTGCAATAGCTAAGGCAATTTCTCCTTATGCGCTGGCTGGCGATAATGAGACTCTTAGCGATGTTATTAATAAGATTACTCGCGGCACTCCTCTTGAGGAAGCTTTGAGTAATATAAAGAAGGCATAAAAAATAGGCGGGAGTAAAAACTCCCGCTTTATTTTTTTATAAAAATATAATATAATATATATAGAAAATAAAAAGGGTGTGATTTATATGAATTATTCTTACTTGGTAAAAGGCTATATTCTTAATCCTCAATGGAAAAAAGGCAGCCTTAATGAAAAAACGCAAACAGATAAACTTCCATTTGGAATTTATTTTTCATCAGCTTGGCCTTCAATAAAAACTGATTTGCAATATCAACACGTTTCTACTTTTATAAAAACTGAAATTCTTTATCGTTCAAAAATTTATCCTGATTTGGATGATTTTTCTAATTATGTATTTACTATATATGATGGGGTGGAAACTGATGGCCAGAAATAATTTTATTATAAACAGTTTTTATTGTATGAGTTGTGGTCAAAAAGGTTTTGACTTGCCTCGTAAGAAAAGTCATCAGCATGATAAATTTCATAGAAAGGTTTTATATTGCCCTTGGTGTAAAAAAGAAGTCAATCATATAGAATGTCGAACTCCAGAAGAAGTAGAAGAATTTAAGAAAAATTTTGAAGAAGGAGTATATAAAGATGAAGCAGAAGCCAGTTTGGATTTTGTGCGGAGCTCCAGGTTGCGGTAAGTCCACTTTCGCGCGCAATTATCTTAAAACCCATGCCGGAGTATTGATTTCCCGTGACAAAATACGTTTAGCTCTTTTAAATGATAGTGATGATTATTTTGCTAATGAAGATCAAGTATTTATAGAGTATATACGTTGGGCGCAAGATAAGCTAAACGATGAAAAATGTGTAGGCCCTGTTATTATGGATGCTACTCAAATTAACGAGCGCAGCCGCAAAAAAGTTTATAATAAACTTAATAAAAATAATATAAGCGAAATACATTATTTTTATTTTACCACTCCTTTTAACACTTGCTGGGAGCGCAATTCAAAGCGTCAAGGCCGCGAATTTGTACCTAAATCATCCATCCGCCGTATGTATTTGTCTATGACTGACCCAATAAATGATTCAAAAATAAATACTCCAGTAATAATACATTATATAGATGAATATGGAAATGAGGTAAAACGAACATGGATACACCAATAATATATGTAACTTCAGACACTCATTTTAATCATCCGCGCGATTTTCTTTTTGCCCCTCGTGGTTTTAGTTCATGTTTTGAACATGATATGCAAATAATTAAAAATTGGAACTCAGTGGTTAAACCCAATGATATTGTTTATCATCTTGGCGATTTGGGAATGGGCACTGATTATGATTATCTTATTAATTGTATCAATCAATTGAACGGTACAATTTATTGGATTCGAGGCAATCATGATGGAGACAAAAAAGTAGATGCACTTACTACTCGTTGTTCCAATCTTGTTTGCGTAGGATACGCGACCATGGTAAAATTCCACAAATATCATTTTTATCTTTCACATTTTCCGACTGCGGTCGGCAATTATGATGATGAAGAAAAACATTCAAAATTTTATTGTCTTTGTGGCCATAGTCATTGTCAAGATAAATGGAAAGATTTTCACACTATGAAGTCTTACCATGTGGAGCTAGATGCTGCAAATAATTTTCCTATTCCTCTTGAACAAATAAGAGAAGAAATATCCAAAAGAAGAAAAAATGAAGAAGCTTGAGTAAAAATGCTCAGGCTTCTTTTTTATATTCAGTCAAAAATCATTAATGTAATTGTTTAATTTTTTGTATTTTAATAGAAGAAATTGTGAAAGGAGGAACTTCTACATATGGTAAATGTAGTTGCGCAAAATGGCAAATATGTTTATAATTTAAAACGTTTTATTTGTGACACTGAAAATGATTTAAAAACAATTATAACATATTATTGTGCTGCTGGCAGTGACGCTCTTGTGGTTGAAACTGGAAATGTTTATGTTTTAAATGGTGATCATGAGTGGAAATTAATGCCTAATAATACAACTGATAATGATACAGAAGAACTTACTCAATAGTTAACTTAGGCTAAAAATACAATTGCCGAGCAAGAACAAACAATTCTTCAATTAAAAGAACAAATCAAACGATTGACGACACCTGTCATAGATGAACAAAATGGAACAATAGAAATTCCTACGTCTGATATAGATGAAGTTAATGGTGTTTGGATAATTCCTGATGCCATAGTTCAAGGCAATACATTAATTTTAGGAGAGTGAAATAAAAATGGGTATTTCAAAAATTAAAGTTGGCTCTTAGATTTATGATATTAAAGATAATGATATATTATAGAAAACAACCGCTGATAATGCAAATGTTTTCTTTAAAATAAATGAAGAGGGCAAATTAGATACTTCTGCAATATTAAATTTATTTTCTGCGGAAGTTATTATGAATAATAAATTATATCAAACCTTTGAAGAAGCGCTTGCAGAAGCCGTGGTTTCTACAATTAAATTAGTACATGATGTTGTTTTAGAACAGCAAGCAGTAATTAAAGATGGTCAAACAATTACCATTGATTTAAATGGTCATAATATAATTGCGGCAGAAAGCATGGTTTTAACTTCTGGCCTTTTAGCTGTACATCATGGCGGTTCATTAACTATAAAAGGTCAAGGTACTATTTATGGTTGCGCCCCTGGCGGTTTGGTTTATGCGGGCATAGTTTTAACTGTAGATAAAACTGATAATGACAGTAGTAAACCCGCACGTTTAACTATTAATGGCGGTCATATTATTGGCGAATGTTATGGTATTAGTGGTAATGGTACTGATGCTACTCGCGGCAATACTGAGCTTATTGTTAATGGTGGCACTATTGAAGCTATTGGTAATATTACAACTGAAGGTAATGCCGGTATTTATTAGCCGCAATATAATAGTAAAACCACTATCAATGGTGGCACTGTTATCGGCCATACTGCTATTGAAGTGCGTAGTGGTAATTTAAATATTAATAATGGCACATTTATTGGAAATGGTTATTCTTACAATCTAATTCATGAAAATAAGGGTGGCCCTGCTTCAAATGGTGCGGCTATTGCTATTGTACAACATATAACAAAACAGCCCATTAATGTAAAGATTAAAAACGGTTTATTTAAAGGTCAAATCGCTTTCATTGAAGCCAATCATAGCAATGACTTTGTTTATGGTAATAATATAACTCTTTCTATTGATGGTGGCTCTTATGGCGTCACTGGCGATAATGTTGAAGTTATACATAGTGATAACATTTCTCAATTTGTCCATGGTGGCGATTTTACTCATGCGGCAGTAGCTAAAAAGTGCATTGATCCTGAAAAATTTGATGTAGACAATTGGAGTTCTCTTTACAATTAATGGTCAGCGTTAACGGCCGGAATTTCAATTGATTTCGCCTATAGGAATTTTTTAATCAAATTGTCCATTAAATTGCAAAACCTTAAATTTTATGATATAATTTATTTGTAAAGTATAATTAAGAAAGGACAAAATTAATGGACAATTTTGATTCCAATACTTCTTATAACAAAGAAACCGGTGAAGCAATTTATACCATTACTGATGGTATTTTTAATTTTGTTGGTCGAGCTAAATGTCATGAAAATGATAAAGACTTGGGAAATGAATTGACTGGTATGCAAATTGCTGCACTTCGTGCGTATATAAAAGCTTTTCAATATGAACGAGAAATGGCCATTGTTCAAGTAAATACACTTAAACATTGCATTTCCACTATGTCAATGAGTCCTCGTTATAATGAAAAGTCCTATGAAGCCAAAAAGATTCGTAGAGAACTTTATTTAGCTGAAAATGATTTAAAATCTATACGCAGTAATATTGCTATGGCACGACAGGCTCTTAAAAAATATATAGATGATAAAGATGCTGCTTATAAGCATATTCGTAAATTAAGGGCCAAAAATAATTAAAAAAGATTAATTATTTTTTATATTCATATGAACGGAAATACAAATCCTTGATAAGGAGAGTGGACTTCATAGAAGCATTACTTTGGTTTATTCTAGGAATATTTTTCGATGCGTGGATTCGTCCAATAATGGATTCATTAGTGAATTTAATTAATTCAATAGTTGATAGCCATACCGCCAAAAGCCAAATTGAAATTGCAAAAGCTAATGAACAAATTCAAAGTTTCCAAGAACCAATAGGCAATTCAAATGTAATTGGTTTTTAGACTCCCGATACAGTGGAATATTATGATTATGATGAGGACGATGATGAATGATCTATAATTTTTATGATACTTGTAGTTTATTAATGCGCGCAGCGAACTTATTCGACGATATTAATGAGAAAATTATAATATCTTCTGTAACCTTACAAGAATTAGAAAATATTAAAACTTCTCTTAATAAAGATGCGGAAATTAAATACAATGCTCGAAAGTTACTTCGCACTTTAGATGAAAATTCTAATAAATATGAGGTAGTAATTTTCAAGGAATCAATGCTAGAGCCAATTCAACAAGCTGATTTACCCATTAATGATGATATGCGAATTTTAGCTTGCGCAATTTGGCAAAATAATCACTCGCCCGCAATGGATGATTTACATTTTATTACTAATGATTTAGCTTTTAAACAAATAGCTAATCTTTTTTTTGGGAACGGAATGATTCATTCTGTTTCTGAAGAAGATACTGAAGAATATTTAGGCTATAAAGAAATATAGTTAAATGATTAGGAACTTGCTAATTTATACTCTAATATTACTTTAAATAAATATAATTTATTAGAAAATTAGTATCTTATAATTCGTGATTAGAATAATAAAATTGTTGATACATTAAAGTGGAAAAATGGTGAACATCATCATTTAGCTTTTGGAAATTTAAATTCTCGTTATTTTGGTGAAATAAAACCAATGAAAGGAGACGTTTATTAGGCTTGTTTAATTGACAGTTTAATAAATAATCAATTAACTTTGGTTAAAGGGCCGGCAGGCTCAGGCAAAACACTCCTGTCTCTGGCTTATCTTTTTTCACAAATGGAACGAGGAAAAATTGATAAGATAATTGTATTTTGTAATACTGTAGCAACAAAAAATTCTGCACGACTTGGGTGATACTGCTCAAGTAAAATCTTGTGAACTGCTGGAACATCCTTAGAGCTTCTATACCACGGCAGAAAGATGAAATAAACTTAAATGTTAATGGTTTAAAAAGTTAGAAGATTGGACAATCAGCAACCAAGCTCCGAATAGGAGAAGGCTCATCGACTATCGAAA